CTACACGAAGGCACGATCGCAGAGCCAGGCGTCTACATCGGCAGCGGCCCATACAACCGCAAGCTGGCTGGCCTCGCCGTAACCGGCGTGGATCATCCGAAGCTCTACGCAGCCAGCAACGACGGCGAGGACGTGTTCTACATCAAGGACATCTAGAGGGAGGAAACATGAGCGCAATGAGTGAGCTCTACCTCGAGGTCTGCGAGATAGCAGACCTGGACATGGACGAAGACGAGGCGTGCATGGACACCGTCAGCGACGCCATCAGGCGCGTCGACGTCGAGTCCATCGTCGGCCTCAACCTGCTGCCGCAGTCCTGCCGCATCCGCATCCTCGCGGAGCTGACAGCGGCACAGATACCACACTGACGAGCGCCGGGTGACACCCGGGCGAAACGGGGGGCAAATGCCCCCGTCTGTGGTAGTCAACCAAAGGAGGGAGCATGGGACACTGGATTCAACTGATAGACCCGGACACGGGCGAGACCCTTGAGATGGATGAGCGTTTCGTGGACGGCGGTACCTACCCGAGCGACGGCACGAACGAGTGCGAGCTGAGTGTGACCTACAACTACGGTCGCATCTACGCCAAGGTCCTGCCACACGACGGGAGCGAGACCAATGGGGCCATCTCCTGGCTCTATGGCAAGACGGGGGCCGAGACGCTGCCTGCACTGCTTGCGGCAGTGGCAGAGCTCGGAACCTTGCGGGACGCAGACTACTGGAAGACGACTGAAGGCAACGCAGGTGCGGCACTTGCCCGCCTCACTGCCTTCGCTGCCGCTCATCCAGAAGGCATCTGGGAAGGCGACTGAGGAGAGGGAACATGAGAGCCCGTAAGAAGCGCGACCTGTACGTCAACCTCAAGACTCTTACCATCACCGACAAGGTCGGTAACATCATCACGAGGTTCGGCACGTTGTACGACCTAGAGCGATGGCTATACAGGCAGGGAAAGATCCTCGTGCCGATTGGGGAACCGCACTGAAGAGTCCCGGGTGGCACCCGGGCGAAACGCCTCCCCACTCCCTCCGGGGAGGCGTCTGCGGAAGCCTACACACCAAGGTTACTCTGCCCGGGTGGCTACAGCCTCGGGCATACCCCGAAGGGAGGGTACCATGCAGCGAGTGGCAGAACGTCGGGAGACAGTGCGTACCACTTCGCGTATCACCCCGGGGCAAACGCGCCCATCGGCTGACTGGACCACCAGGGGCCAGCATGCCCGTCATTCGACGCAGCGTCACGCCCATCAAACAGGGGAATCCCCGGCTAAGAATCTGGCCGGGCAAACAGGGGAGAAAAGCACATGATGAGAATGCGGGACAGCCAGCGTCAGAAACTCTACAACTGGGAGGCTAGGTTTGCTCCCGAGGGGGAACACCTATCGCTGGATGAGTGTGCCGCGCTCGTCAAGAAAGTGGTGCGTCACTACGGAGTTCCGATGCCAGAGGTGAAGGACGGACGCGGTACGCGCTGGGCAAGGGGCGGAAAGCGCTACATCAGCCTGCCAACCTGGGCACGATCGGAGGAAGTCGTCATCCACGAGGCGTCGCACTGCGTAGTCGACCACTACATTGGCTACTGCGGGGTGGCCAGTCACGGTCCTGAGTACGTATGGCTCTACACCAACACACTTGCGTGGCACTTCGGCGCGCGAGTCAGTGAACTCCGCAGCTCGGCTCGGTACGTCGGCAAGCTGAAGATCAGGAAGCCGGAGCGTTACGAAGCACTCCGAAAGAAGTTCCGCGCTATGCAAAAGATGCGCAAGATGGTATGAGTTCAGACCCGTACTGAAGATGGCTGGGTGGCTCCCAGCCGAAACGCCCGGTCGACCCGGTAACTTCCCTCCTCCGGACCACCGGCCGGGCGTATACGGAAGCCATAAGACCCCGATGAAGTAAAGCAGGGCAGGCCCGGCCAAGAATCTACGGAGGGAAGAATGGACTACAACGACAAGTACAAAGTGAAGGTGCCGGAAGGCGAACAAGGCAGCTGGCGGGTCGAACACTTCGAAGTCCCGTCGAACTCCTGGCAAGCGTTCAAGTATGGTGCACGCGCGCCAAATCCCGGCACGTACACCCGGCTCATTCACGTCAACGGTTTTGGCCCCGTGATGAGCGACACGTCAGCCGAAGTTAGGGACCATTGGGAGGTCATCGCAAAGCTGAAGAGCGCCAAGCCTGACAGCCGAGTGCTCGTTCACGGACTGGGCATCGGCATGGTGCTACAAGTGGCACTGCGCAACGAGAACATCCAGCACGTCGACGTTGTCGAGCTGGAGCAGGACGTCATCGACCTAGTCGCTCCGCACTACCTGGAGCGCACCGAGAGCGGAAGGCTGACCGTCCACCACGGTGACGCGTTCACGTTCAAGTTCCCCGTCGGCACGCGCTGGAGCATCGCATGGCACGACATCTGGCCGACGATGTGCACTGACGACCTCGCTGAGCACGCCAAGCTGAACCGGCGCTACGCGAAGGCGGCAGACTGGCAGGGCTGCTGGGCCCACGAGCTGCTGCTCGACATAAGGAGAAGAGGTGGGTGACGATGGCAAAAGTGAAGGTGTTTCAGCACGGCAACCGCTACATCTGCCAATGTCGCTACGAAGAGAAAGAGATCCCAAAGTCACGCGGGTTCCGCTGGGATAAGAGCATCGGCTGTTGGTGGACAGACGACATCAGCAAAGCTGCGAAGCTGATCCACTACTCCGACAAGAAACTGCGCCCACAGCTCGAGGCCGTCCTCGCGCAAGAGCAGGCCAACATCGAGGCCTCCCGCGCCGCGACATTCGACGGCGAGCTGCCGGTGCCGGAAGGGCTAGCGTACCTGCCCTACCAGAAGGCCGGTATCGCTGCCATGCTCAATCGCCCCTCCACTTTGCTGGCGGATGAGATGGGGCTGGGCAAGACCGTGGAAGCCATCGGGGTCATCAATACTGACCCAAGCATCAAGCGTGTGCTCGTGATCTGCCCAGCCACACTCAAATTGAACTGGGTGCGGGAGATGGAGAAATGGTTGGTGGAGCCCCGCTCCATTGCCATCGCCAAGGGCTCAAGACCCAAGGAGTTGCCCGACGCGGACATCATCGTCATCAACTGGGACATCCTGTCGCCTTGGCGGCCACTGCTCGAGAAAGTGCAGTGGGACCTCCTCATCGGCGACGAGGCTCACTACGTCAAGTCCCGTAACTCAGCACGTACCCGCGCCTTGGTGGGCGACGAGCGCAGCGATATGGAGCCCCTGAAAGCAAAACGCAAGCTGTTGCTCACGGGCACGCCCATCCTGAACCGGCCGGTCGAAGCGTGGACGATCATCAATTACCTCGACCCGCAAACGTGGTCGGAGTTCTTCCGCTACGCCCTGCGCTACTGCGGCGCCAGGAAGGGCGGCTACGGCTGGGACATGGGCGGCTCCAGTAACCTTCCGGAGCTGCAAGAAAAGCTGCGTAGCACCATCATGATAAGACGTGCTAAGGCCGACGTCCTGACCGAACTGCCACCCAAGCGCAGGCAGATAATCGAGGTCAGCCAGAACGGCTACGCAAAGCTCGTCAAGGCCGAGACTGCGGCCTGGGATTCGCAGGAAGACACGGTTGAACGCCTGCGCGCTGAGGCGGCAGAGGCCAAGCGAGCGGGCGACGAGAGCTACGAAGACGCCGTGCGCCGCCTCCAGGAAGCGGCCTCTGTAGCCTTCGCGCAGGTCAGTGAAGCTCGACATGAGCTGGCGCTGGCCAAGACGAAGTCTGTCATCGAGCACATCAGCGACATGCTGGATTCGCAGGACAAGATAGTTGTGTTCGCGCACCACCACGACGTCACCGACGCCATCGTCGCAGCCTTCCCGGGTTGCGTACGCCTTGACGGCCGTGACTCACCCGAAGCCCGGCAGAAAGCCGTGGATCGCTTCCAGAACGAGCCCGAGTGCCACATCTTTGTGGGCGGCATCCAGGCGGCTGGTGTTGGCATCACGCTGACGGCAGCCGCCGTGTGCATATTCGCGGAGCTGGACTGGGTGCCGGCCAACATCTCGCAGGCCGAGGACCGGCTGCACCGCATCGGTCAGACCGGCTCCGTGCTCGTGCAGCACCTCGTGGTAGACGGCTCACTTGATGCGCGCATGGCGAAGACCCTGCTCGCGAAGCAGTCCGTCATCGACCTAGCGCTCAACGACGAGTTCGACACCCCCACGCCTGAGGAGGCCGCATCTCACGACGCAATCGTCGAGAAGCGGGCCGATCAAGTGGAAGCACAGAACAAGGAGTGGACGGAGCACGCGGAGGCACAGCGTAACACGCCCACGGTGCCCACTGTCAGCGACAACGTGGTGTACCCGCACGTGCCGGACGGCCGTTACGCCGTCAAGACCAACGATGGCCAACTGGCCTTCTATCGGGTCACGAGCCCGGAGGAAGGCCGCTGGGCAGGCTTCACGTTCGTGGAGCAGCAGCTCTCGGACGACTTCCACGCCGTGCGCAACCCGCAGGTCAAGCTTGGCATCCTCCACAAGATAGCTGAGGATCCCAAGACAGCCATGCTTGAGTATGGTCGGGCCATCGGGCGCTGTGGACACTGTGGCCGCACACTGACCAATGAGGAGTCCCGTGCCGCTGGTATCGGCCCCGTCTGCCGGTCCCGCTGGACATGGGCATAAGAAGGAGGACGACGACGTGAACGCAGTAGAGGTATACAAGTGGAGGCGCGATACGGGTTGGTATCAAAGTGCCATACCTCTCGCCGATGCGGCTATCGCCGAGCTGGAGGCCGACAGAGAAGCCGCCTTCGAGCGCATCGAGGCCAAGGACGCCCGCATCGCCGCGCTGGAACAGATAGTCATGGGCCTCATCGCCACCCACGAGGAAATGTGGGAGACTGTCACCGAGGACTCGTGCCCGCACCGGTGCGTCGCAGAATGGGACGCACTGGTCGTTGAGGCCGAGGGGGCGACGCCGTGAAAGGAGGGAGCGAATCCATGGGCGACTGTAGACGTTGCGGAGACTGTTGCCGCGCCTATCCGTGCGCGATCTCATGGGTGCTGTTCAACCCGCATTCACCCGAAGACTTCAACGCTCCCGTACATAGGTGCCCAGCACTCACGGAAGAGGCGGACGAGACGACAACGTGCGGGGTGTTCACCAACCCGGAAGACTTCATCGACTTGTCTGAGCCGATGATTGAACTGTTTCAGTTCCTCATCCACGAGCACCTCGCCATAGGCGAAGGGTGTGGGGCGCAGTCCCCGCGCGGGCGACGACTGGTAGAAACGATGCGGAAGAAGGTGAAAACAAGTGAAACCTAACGTCGAGAAGAAGCTCGCCCGGGCAACGAAGGCCGAGCTGACCGGAGCACTCCTGAGCGCATGCCAGGAACTGGCCGAGCAACTAAGCGGCTACGACATGTACATCGGTGACAAGCTTGGCTACGTCGCGGCCGGATCCCTCAACAACCAGGTCCTGAAGCACCTTGGCTTCCCGGACACTATCATCGAGGGGTGACATGACCAAGTTCTGCACGCGATGCAACAAGCGCATCAAGTTCAACGCAGTGAACTGGCTCGAGCTCAACTGGCGAGAGAACAAGTTCTACCCCGAAGGGGCGGTGGACCGCAAAGATTCGCTGGGCTCCTTCCCCTTCGGACCCGAGTGTGTAAAGAAGCCAAACGAACCGATCAAAGGAGCCTAAAAGATGGCCGCAAAAGCCAAGCGACGCAAGAAGAAGGAGCGCATGACAGCCTACGAAGCACTTCTGGAACTGCTCACACAGGCTCCAGAAGGGAAGCGCGTCACCAGCACAGATGTCAACGAGCTGGTGGGCGAGAAGCTCAGCAGGCAAGCCACTCGCAAGGCATCCATGCGCCTACAGCGGCAAGGTTACATCGTTACCGGCAACAGCGGGCGCAGGGGCGGCTACGAGCTGCTTGGGAAGAACGATGAGTAAAGGCGTACCGGGTCGCGAAGTGCGCTTACTGTATCGCATAGAGAGGTCTGCTCGCACAGTAGCTGGTGGCAAACGCGGTCACAGGCATCCGAATGGCACTACGTCATTCGACCAGCACTGTGGCACGTGCCGCCTACTGTCTGCGATTGACGACCTAGACGCCTACCGTGAGCTGAAGAAGAGAATCGAGGAGGAAGAACATGGCATGGGCAATCACTGAGGCAGTGCTCTTCACGTCTGCGTCCCTCACGACCTTCCTTTTCGGGGTCAAGTGGGGCGTCTCGTTGGAGCGCATCAGGCAAGAGACACGAAGGGAGAAGTCGTGAAGAACGGCACCGGAGTCAAGCTCATCGAGGTCCGCGACAGTGGCACCACGATGCCCTGCATGGTCACGGCGATCTGCACCAACGACGCCGAGCACGAACCCGACCGCTGGCTTATCCACCGTGGCGGCTGGGACAAGGATCAGGTCGGACTCTACTTCGCGTCCCTGTGCCCGGAAAACAACGAATACGCAGTCGGCGTGGCTGGCTATCCGTACATCCACACGTGGAGCCGGACGCAGCACAGCCGCACGCTGAAGATCGCGTGGGAATGGGTCCAGGCACACTGGGATGAGGTCAGCTCAGGCGACGTCATCGACGTGCAGTACATCATGGGCGAGACAACCGCTCCCAAGCTGAGTGACCGACTGTACGGAACGCCGGAGTACGAAGCGGCTTACGACCAAGAGGCATAGTCGAAACGCGGGGCGACCCGCGTCTGCCGAGCTCGGCCTATCGGCACTGATGAGACAGGCTAACTGAGGAGGAAGAATGAAGAACGGACCAACCCACGAGGACCGGCTCATCGAGCTGCTGAACGACGGGCACTGGCACTCAGGCCGTGAGATGGCCATCAAGGTGTCTCACCGCTTCGGTGGCTACCTGTTCACGATGAAGCAACACGGCTACAAGTGGGAAAAGCGGCTTGACCCCGAACGCCCGACAGGGCAATCGTGGTGGCAGTACCGCCTGACCGGCGTCCCCGGCGCTTGCATCCACATCGATGAAGAGACAGGCCAGACGCGCCTGGAGTCGTCATGAGCGACACACCGAAGAGGTCGCCCGCGCTGGATTGCCGATGGCTCGGAATCCGGCGCTCTGAGAAAGAATCCGCCACGTCGTTCTACTACTGCGGCAACTTCCTAGAGCGCATTGGCTTATTCGGCATCACCTGCTGCGGGTGCACAGGGCATGACAAGCGGTTCATGATGAACAGGTCATGAGCAAGTATGAGCTCGGCCAGGTCAACATGGCCAAGGAGATCATCGCATGGGTTAGCTGTGAACACGAGCATCACGGCACACTCGACGAAGAATGGTTCAACACGATAATCATGGAGGTTCCGGACGGCGATAACGATCCACCCTACCCGGGCTGCCAAGACGGCGGCTACCCCTACGTCAACTCGCTATCCCTGGAGCGCCACCTGCTTCACCGCATCAGGGTGCTATCAGTGAGAGCGAACCAGAAGGCGGGTGAGGAATGACCCTCCACAAGAACACCACCAGCAAGAAGGCGCTGGAAGAGGCGCTGTCGCGTATGGATTTCTTCACCGCGTGGTTCACCGACTCCACCAAGCCGAACGACATGGAAGCCTGTAACGCTGCGTGGAAGGAGAGCCAAGAGCATGAGAGCCAGAGAGGGCATGAGGCAGGCAGGCAATACACAAGATAAGCGTATCTCTGCGCCAGAAGGGCTGGGCTTGCCGGACCTGAGCCGCCTGGAGGTTCTGCGAGCAATCGACAATGGGGAATGCCCCTTCTGCGGAAACGGTCCCCTTCATTCCGTGGGCAGGCACCTCAGCAAACACGGACTCAGGGCAAACGATGTACGACGTCTGTATGGCATCACCAAGCAGCATGCGTTCGTCAGCACCGAAGTGTCTGCCAAGCTGAGTGAGGGCAACAACAGACGCCTGCTGGACCCGCTGTACAAGGAGGAGATCACAACCCGTATCATCAAGGCACCACAGCCAAGCGGCGGTCCCCGGCACGGTGAGGCGGTGGACCACATACGAGAATCAAAGCGGGCGCACCGCTTCATGAGTGTTTGTGTTGCCTGCGGGTCCAAGTTTTGGAGCGCAAATGGTCGCCGCACGTGCAGTCCGCCTTGCGAACAGCAGGCGCGTCATGACAACGCAGCTCACGGGCTCATGAAGTGGAAATCCGAGCACCCAGAACAGGTCATTGAAAACGCCCGGAAGATGGGGAAGGCACAGAAAGGCCGTAAGTTAGGGCCAAAGTCAGCATCCCACAAGGCAGCGCTCTCGGCCTCCTGGACAGAAGAACGCCGCGAAGCCCTTCGCGAGCGCAACAGAAGCCACCGACATAAACCCTGGACCGAGGAGCGCCGCGAAGCTCTCCGTGAGCGCAACAGAAGCCGCCGCAAAAACAGGGGCGAGCCCGGCCAAGAATTGAGGTGAGATGGCAATCGTAACGATCGGCTTCACCGGCACACAGAAGGGCATGTCGCCCGAACAGAAGCAGCAGCTCGAGGACTTGCTCTGGGCGCTGACTTCCTGCGGTACGCAGGTCGAACTTCACCACGGCGACTGTATCGGCGCTGACGCCGAAGCGCACGACATCGCAAGGCGATGCCAGGCCATAGTGCACATCCACCCATCAAGGTCACCACTCAAGCGGGCGTACCGCGAGGGTGACGTCATGTACGTCGAGAAGGAGAACCTCACGCGGAACCGAGACATCGTAGACGCCGGCAACCTGCTCATCGCAGCACCTGACAGCGACGTCGAACGCCTGCGGTCCGGTACGTGGGCAACCGTGCGCTACGCTCGCAAGTCTGGCAAGGTGGTACTCACCCTGGCCCGTTAGCGAGCACACGAAAGGAGGAAAATCATGGAAGCGGGCGTCTTCACACTCAACGTCGACACCGAACTCAACGACGATGGTAACATCACCGTTGCTGTGGAAGACAAGACGGTATTCCACGGCAACATGGTAGAGGCCGTCGCGGCTTGCGACGCCATTCAAAGGGTACTGGCTGCGGGCGGCTTCGCCGGGTTTAGCCAGGACCACAACCAGGGGTGAGGTTGGCCTACTGCCTGATGACAGGCGGATGCCGCGTCGGACGACGTGGCCGATCTCCGGCTAGGGGCTAGGCCAACCATTCGTAATACCAGCTGGCGCTGGAAGAAGCAGCGAAACGGGGTTACGTTTCGACCAAAGCGGGCAGGTTTAGCTCATGAAGGAGCAGCTGGTATGAACAAGAAACTCAAGCAAGCATTGGCCGAGATCCACGACAAAGCGCGATCGAATAAGCAACGGCTCGCGCTGCTGGACGCCGTGGACATGGCCATTGAAGAGGCCAGGGACACAGGTTACCTGGAAACCGCGAGCTGTCTCCAGACTGTTCGCGGGATTCTTGTGCTCTACAACGCAGGAATCATCACCATAAGTTCGCAACAGGCAGAGAAGAGGTGAGTAATATGCCGCGTAGAATTGACGAAGACCCACAGAAGCGGGGCTTCTCCATCGTGGACAGCCGTAGAGTCAAGAAGCTGTTTGTACACGTCAGGCCCTCCCGCCTCCACGTAAAGGGGGAGGACGAGGACCATGTTGTCTACACACTGACGGTAGAGGTCACGATCGGCACGCACGATCGTTCCGCAATCGTCTCAGCATTCCGCAGACTGGGCGTCTGGTTCGAAGAGGAAACCCGTCCGAGCAAACAGGGCGAGCAGGAGAGGGTAAACGACAAGACCCGGAATGTCGCCTAACCGAACCATCCCGCATTGGGGGTGAGCGCAAGAGTTTACATACGCTTGCCCCCGATGCAACGTAACCCCTCAAACGTGCAATCCCAGAAGGGAGACATTGTGGTTGACATAGCAAAACTGGTGTACGCGCAGCTCAAGGAACGTCCTGAGTTTGCGTGGCTCGGCATTCTCGAAGCCGTGAGCGAGCAACTCGAGAAGGAACTGACGACCCGTGACGAAGCCATCACAGGGCAACTCCACGACATCCAGGAGCAGCTCACGCAAATGCGGGAGCTCGTGACGGCCGCTCCCGCTGTCACCTCGCAAGAGGCTGAGAACATCGCGCCCACCTCCGCAGCCAGGTTCGACGTCGAGATCCAGGACCGCCACAAGCGGGGAGTCAGGGTGATCACCGCCCCGCAGCCCGCCATAGGAGGCTACCGGGCGGTCCTCGACCACTTCCTCGCTTCGGTCGAGAAGCGGGTGGTCGTGGACATGCTGAAGGACGGCCGGCACAGCATCACGGTCTACGACGGCTTCAAGCGACACATCAACTCAGAGGACCACATCGGCGTTCGCGTGCGTCGGGGTGACGTCATCTTGGAGAAGGAGGCCCCGGACCCTCAACCAGCCGCTCCAGCACGTAAAGCAATCCTAGATCGCGCGCAGCTGGAGCGGCTACCCGAAGACAAGCGCACACACGCCAACGGCCGGTTCTGTCAACTGCCGGGCTGCGGCATGCCACTGATTGACCATCAGCGCAAATACTGCTCGTTCAAGCACGTCACCGGGCACCGCGAGTACATGCGGGCTCGTGGCATCGACCGACAGACGGTGGAGCCCTTCTCATGCGTGCCGGAAGACATCGGCATACGCGGCGTCACCGTTGTTTGCGGCGAGGCCATACGTGCTTCACGGCAGAGCGACGGTGGTCCTGGCAGCGACCATGAGCTGGCCGCTGTCGGCAGCAATAGCGTGGGTGCCCCGTAACAGGGGCACCCACCAACTCAACAAGGAGGAACCATGAAACACCCGAAGCGAGGCGGCGTCGCACTCATCGCGGCGCTCGCGCTCGCCCTCGGCGTCATCGCATGCGGCTCGGGGCAACCGGTGCCGGCTGTGACGGTCACCGAACCGGCCATTGCCACGCCCGTGGCCACGCCCACACTCACCAATGACGAGTTCCACGTCGCCGAGTGGGCGCAAGCGCACCTACCAGCAATGAGGAGCGTACTGAATGACGAGGAGGCATCCATAGACCACGGCTTGAACTTCCAATTCAGCAGCGCCGCCGGCCATATCACCCGCTACACCGACAACCTTGTCGCCTCATGGAAGAGCTGGAACCGCTTCGACCTTGTGGGTGGCAGGGTGACCACGCTCGAAGCCTACATCAACCGCACACTTCGAGGCTTGAGGACTTCGGGGTTAGTCATCGCGAATGCGCTCTCCCTCAGCAATGTCAGTGACTCCGACATGGTGCGCGCAGCCAACGGCATGCGTCAAGCCAAGGATGGCATTGTTCACATCCAAGCGCAACTCGACAATCTCGCGACCCAAGTCTACTGATCTTAGGGGCAGTCGGCATCGAGTGGGTCAAGCCATGGAATGTAGACTGCGGACAGTACCTCTAACCCGCTTGTCTGCACATCGACATAGATGCCGCTCTCATCCACGAACGAGTGCATTGTCAGGACGATGGTGGGCACCTATCTCTATCAGCCATCGCTGGCTTGGTCTAATACGTGCCGCAGCACGGCCGCGAGGTTCGCAGAGCTATCGTCCACCAGTTCATAGGTCACGACGATGGTCTTCCCGCATGCACCGTTGTAGCCCCGCTCGGCGAACACCCACTCGCCATTACTGTTCCGCCACACATCTAGGCCCATGTCTTCAGCTACAGATTCTGCCTTGTCGTTGATCGCGGTCATATTTCCCCCTCTGGCTAGAATTCCCGTTTCCGCCGCTTGACCGCATTCGCTATCATGCCGCCTTGCTTGGCTTGACAGCGGTAGCAGTGGACCCTCATAGGGCCATCCTCTTCCCCGCCAAGGGCGACCGGGTTGATGTGGTCTGCTGTTAGCCTGACCGGGCTTCCATCTCTGAATGTGTCTTTGTGGTGGCAAAGAGGGCAGTAATCACCCCAAATATCGCGCCACTCAGCCACGGCCTTTCGGCGCAGCGCCCGGCAGGCATCATACCTTGGCCTCCGCTGCTTGCGTGGCTTGCTCTTTGCAAACGGTTTGGGAATATCCCGGGGGTGGCAAACGCAAGTTCGCCTGCGACAACGCGGACAAGGCTTATTCCTAGCCGACCATGCCATTGCCACCCCCGGACTTGCGCCTTGTTGCACCCCTAGCCTCAAGCTCCGCCACCAAGCCAACATCACCACGCCCTAGCGCCAGACGGATGCGCAGGTGCTCAGACTTCGTTAGCGATATGAGGTTGTAGAGATCGTTGTTAGAACGATCGCCGTCGCGATGGTGAATATCATAGGCTTGGCCGTTGGTGTAGCGCGGAACAGGCCCCCACGCGGCCTCGTAAATGCTGCGGCACAGTTGCTTATGTTGTCCTGACATCAATGAGCCGTAGTTTGGCCCTCGCAACTTGAGACTACGCTTCAGCTTGGTCTCTTCGGTTTGCTGAAAGCCAAGACTGTTGCCATTTCCGACCTTCCCGCGACTCTGTGCTGCTATGTGTTCTGCACTGAGCTTGACGCCCTTGTGTGACGCAGACATTTTGGCCCGCGACCCGGGAGACATAGTCTCACCCTTACGCAGTGCCAACCTCCGTCACAAAATGCATGAGGTTCTTCGCCTCATAAGCCGAATCCGGCAGATACGTCAGCGCCTCGAATATCTCCAGGAACAGACCGCCCCGCGCTTCAACATCTCTCCTGCGCTCCAACCACGCGTCATGTCGGCGCTGGTTGATCTTCTCGAGTTCCGCCCTCTCCCAGCGTGTCAGCAGCGTTTTCTTGGCGCTGCGGGGGTAGTCTCGTTCTCCCACCCCCATGTAGCTCAGCCATACGGCGAGGTGATGATCTTCACGAGCTTCCCGCCGGGCGGCCCTCTCGTAGCTGGGCAAACCTCCTGAGCGCACAACTTGCTGATCTGGCCGCATACGCTTACGTGGCTTTCGTTGTTTCTTTTCCAGTAGGTTCCCCCCCTTCGTTTCACAGAGTTCCGAAGTCACCACCCGCTGCTTCGGATTTCGCAGCACCACTTAGCACTTTATGAAAAGTCGCTGCGTCCGCGGGGAAAATACCCCCTGACCTTATAGGCACGTCCACGCGCGCATATTTGCAGCGATTATTGGAAAAACACCTGCAAATCGGCATGAAAATTTCCCCTCACGGTGAGCGCCTGACAAGCGCACGGTTTCCGCCTACTCTCCCCGACAGCGTCCATCTCAGATGCAAGGTCCCAGTCGCCACGCCTCAATGCATTCCCAAGCGTCCTGTGCTCGGAATTGGTGAGGGCAATCAAGTTCTCCGGATCGTCGTTCTGGCGATTGCCATCACGATGGTGAATGTCGTACGCATGCCCGTTGTCCTCGCGTGGTATCTGACCCCAGGCAGCTTCATAGACCCTGGCGCAATAGCCGCTATCGGCGCGGTAGTTCGGACCCCTGAGAGCGGCGCTCATCTTCGCCTTCGTCCCAGCCGTATGGTGGCTACCCTTCCGCATCCACCCCTTCCACGCCTTCTTCAAGAAGCGCGAGCGCCTGGTGATAGACACGTCTCACTGTACTGTCCGAACAGCCTATGCCGCGAGCGATGGCGCGAAGACTCCAGTCTCCGTCGAATCGCAGCTGTAAAATCATGAGCTGGCGTTCGGTGAGAAGTGGCTCTAGTGGCTGTCGCTTCGCACATACAACAGGAGCATCGCCATCTGGTTCCTTCCGACCCGTAACGTAGTCGACCTGCTCCTCCGGAAGCCCCAGCTTGTCGGCAATGAACTCACTAGATGCACCAGCTGCTGCCATCCGACGGACAAGGAGAAGTGTTATCTCGTTCAGACGCTCAGCCCAACCGGATTTCGGTAGCGGTAGCACTGTCTCGTGCGATCCATCGCGACACCGACCACCGAATGCCGGCCGCTCCGGGGGCAGAACCTTCTCGAGCTTGATCACGCCGCCCGTTGCGGGCAGCCGCCCTTTACTTGTCATCGTCGGGTCTTCACCCCCCTGCCGTCTGGAAGCTCGGCCTCAAGCTGCGCTTCTGTGTGCCACACGCCATGGGGGTCGCCATCATGAGTCACATACCACCAGCGCAGCCCTAGGTCCCAGCGCGGCCCCTGCGAAATGAGGCCAACGCCGTCGGCCTTGCCATCACGCCTGCCTTCCCAGTAGCGCACGCGCTGGCGCATCATCGGGCTCAATACTCCCCCTTCTCCTCGGCTCGGTCACGCGCCAAATCTGCCCGGTCCTCGAGTGTCAGCGGCTCAGCCTCCTCTTCGTGGTTGGCGGGATCGTCATTCCCGAAATTTCCGGTTATCCAACAATCAAGGGCTTCACCGATGTCACGCCCGTTGTGGTCGTAGAACGCCATCAGAACGGGATGTCGGCGTCGGAAACCTCGGCGGAATCACCGCCAGCCGAAGCAGAGCCTTCGGAGCCACCCCCACCCTTACCCCTGGGCGTCAGGAACACCACGCTATCGGCGACGATCTCCACCTTCGTGCGTCGCTGCCCCTCATCGCTCTGCCACTCACTCCAGCGCAACCGACCGTCGATGCCGACCTGCTTACCCTTCGCCAGCCACTCGGCGCAGCTCTCTGCCTGCTTGCCGAACACAACGACGTCGAAGAAGTTGGCGTAGTCAACCCACTCGCCGTCCTTCTTGATGCGGTCGTTGACAGCGACCCTCATCTTGGTGAGCGACGAACCACTGTGCGTGGCGCGCATCTCCGGGTCTCTGGTGAGGTTCCCCACAATCACTACACGGTTGATTGCCGCCATCTACTCCTCATCTCCTTCTGTACCTTCTGTACCTTCTGTACCTTCTGTCGACAGATAGTCTTCAATAGCAGTATCACTCATGAAAACGTCTTCCATCGACATCTGCTGCTCGCCCTTAGTCTTCTTCCTCCCAACGGTAAGCGGTTTGACCGGCTGGCCGAGGATGCGAGCACGGGCCTCCTCAACCTGCAAGAGCAAGAAGACGGCACGAATGATCAGCCGCTCACCCGCATCCTGCTTGTCCATCCACTGTATCAGCTTGCCATCAACCAGGTCAAGACGATAGAGCTGTAGGTTGCGAAGCGTTTCCTCGTCATCGGCCTCAGAACGAGCACGTGCTGCTGCCAGCTTCCCAAGGCGTCGTGCTTCCTCCTCTGAAATGCCCATACCTTGCGCGATAACCTGATAGCTAATGCCGCGCGCACGCCAAGTCAGAACCTTCTCGAGCGCAGCGGGATCCTCTAGCGAAGTTGCCATGTGCCATCCTCATGAATCGTAGACCGCAGGTCAAAGACAGTTGTGCGGGCCAGTTGCGGGCGCATCTTGACCTCCCAGAAGTCACCTTGACTGCGACCCTTCTTGTTCAGCGTGACGTAGCCCGGGTAGCGACGCACTAGCTCAACCGCATCCTCATTGTTCCGCTCCACGTTGCGGTAGGTGACTTTATCCCCCTCCACATACGGAGCGGCGTTGTGACCGCCCTTCGCGTTGTAGTACTTCGTCTTGAGGCCAACGAAGTTGTAGCGACAGATGGCCCGGTCATCCACAAACCGCATGATCGTGCGTTGGACCTCCTCCTTGTCCCGGGAGTCGACGATATCGTCGTATCGGTTCCGGAAGCCCATGAACGCCCCCACGATAACACGAAGACCGAACGTCACCGTCGGCTGCATGAACATCGGGTTCGGAGACCCCGTGGGATAGATACCCCACAGACTGGCCCCGCCGTCCATCATGACGCCAAACGCCTCGACCGCCAGCTTGTGAACGCTGGGCAACGGAATGATCTTCTTCTCGTTGAGGCGCAGGGCCAGATCTTGGAGGTCGTCGTCGAAGCTCAGCACCAGCTGTCCCTCGGGGTAGTGGCGCACGATCTTGTTGCGCGCCGCCGTGATAGTCGTGGGCACCACCACCATATCGCGGTACATATGGCGCGGCACGGCATCCCGGTAGGCGTCCAGTTCCTCCGCGTCCACGAACAGGGTGATCCGCTCCGGGTCGATACCCCGTGCGATGACAAGCGGTAACGTCTTTGACAGCAGGGTATCGACACGCTTGTAGCTCGGGATCGCTACCTCGTAGTTCTCAGGCGTAGATCGGGTCGTACTCATAGATTACGTCTCCATTCTCATCGAGGCCAACCGGCTTCAAGATGCCACCGTGCTGCCTGTACGGGGATGCAGCGGTGTTCGGGTGGTTCCAGTCGTGGTGCATCTCGTCAAACAACGTGAGGTCAAAGAACTTCGCACGGCCCTCGCTGGAGTTCGTATTGTACCCGCACGCCCGTTGGTAGATGACATCGCCAACGATCCCTTGGAGGTCGGGAGCAATGTCCCCGGACCACGTCACGCGCCCCACGCCTGTCTCCTCGTAACGCTTTCTGGCACGCACCAATGCTTCGCCTATCTGGCCCCGTGAGTAGTTCCACGACTCGTCAAGGCCACAGCAGGAACCGTTGTGGCAACGCTCCTTGAAGTGCGCGTCGCTGACGTAGAAGCGAATGCCGTGCATCTCGCAAACCGCCTGCATCTGGTTGACCAACGGCCGCTTGTAGTCACGGTTCAGGCGCAGGTAGCCAGACGAGTTGCTGCGCTCGCGGTAGAACTGAACGATGTCGAAGCCCACTGTCTTGCTGAGAAGCGGGTAGCGCCACTTCTTGCCCGAGGGGCTACGCTGCTCGAGACAGAAGAACTCGGTGCTCAGGGCGGTCGCGCCGGCATCAGCGGCACGCTCGATGAGGCGCACATGGCCAGGGGTGCCATCTTTCACGGGCAGGTCGCTCATGCCCGGGACGAAGGGCCGCAGGCGCAGGGTCACGCCGCCCGCCGCGAACTGCGCGGCACGGGCCATGCCCTCGAACCGCTCGGTCGTGGTTGGAACACCGCGCTCGACCGACCGCACCATATCTTCGTTGTTGGAGATGATGCTGAACTTCACGTTCCAGGGCATGCCCTTGAACAACTCGACGTAGCGTTCGTCCTCCGTCCACCAAGCAAACTTGGTCGAGAAGCAAAGTGGGTACTCGATCTCGCGGAAGAACTTGAGCAGCTCGAGCGTCACGCCATGCTTTCTCTCAAAGAGGTCGAACTGATCAGAGAGACCCCCCCACTGCATGGGCCTACGGGCTGCCACGTAGTGCTTGAATTGGCTATCACCGCCGGTGAAGATCTTCTTGACAGACTCAACGTCCACTGGGCGAATGTTCTTGGTGGCGAAGTTCTTCTTTGCGACCCCCACATCACGCTGGTTGACACTGAAGCAGTTGCGGCTATGGAATCCTTGGCCGATGTAATTGCCAGACGTGGTCTTGAGGCTGATCACTTCGTGCTCACCCAGTTCATCCTGAATCGACACAATGGGATCCCACTCCACGGCACACTCGCGACCGGACATCTGCCGCTTCTGCGTACTAGCCGAGTCGAAGTGAGCAAAGAATCGTGCGGCGGAGTTCATGCCGCCGTTCAGGCCGATGCCCTTCCACATCTCAGACAGATCGTTGAACCCGGCAGCCCGCAGAGCATCCAGAACGCGCTCGTAAGTCAGGGGTTCCTCCCCCGCCTCAATGGCGAAGGCGAGGCTGCCCTGCTGCGACCAAGCGCCTACACCATCGAAGATTCCTGCGATCCAGCCGCGCCAGTACTCTGGATCCTGACAATGCTGGCGCGTCTTGAGCAACTCGACAACAGCCTTCTGCGCGATCCTCACGCCCTGGGGATGAGTACCACTCCGCGCGAAGGAGTTCAAGACGACATCAAGATCGGCCGCGTATTCCTCGAAGCGGGCGAAGGCAACACGATCCTTACGATACATGCGGAAACTGCACACGTGGGACTTCCGGTCGGAGTAGTCATAGGACTTGTCAATGAACGTCGCGCTACACTCCGCCAGGCCATGCATGTAGCCCCACTTGTAGTCCCGAGTCGCCTCCCTTGGATCCACCGCCTCTGCCACGCTGTGGAACTCCATGCCATAGCCCGCCCGGCAATAACCAGTCATCTCAGACTCGTTGGACCGCAAGAACCAATGGTGATCGGGAGTGCAGCGGACAGTCTTGCCACTGGCGGTCTCGATGGACATCAGCGGGGCCGTGCGCTTGAACACCTCGACAACGACGTTATCCACGCCCTCCCAGCCTTCCCCGTTCGTCACAAGCCCGGCCAGCTTGTCGCCAATCACCAGGGTCCCAACCGGAGCCCAGCTGCCGTCGGCCAACATTACCAAGGCCTCCGGGGGCTGGCAGTAAAGACAATCCGCCGAGCACCGCGAGTACGTGTCAAACGTCATCGGCATGCTACAGTCAGGTAGTTCAGCACTCCAGCGCGGGCTCGCATAGTATTCCGTCATCCAGGGTTCCTCTCGCTGTCCTCTTTCTTCCCGTGGTCCACAATGAGCACCCCATTCAGATGGTCAACCTCGTGCTGGACGACACGCGCCTTGAGCCCCTTGGCGACAAACCCTATCGGTGCGCCGTAAGCGTCCTTGGCGTGTACGCGCACACTGAGCGAACGCTCGATCAATATGGTCAGGCCAGGGACGCTCAGGCAGCCCTCCTCGCCCTCCTCGGTCTCTTCCGAGAAGTCGTCCAATATCGGGTTCACGAGAATGTGCGGGCCTTTGCCGGCGTCGTAGACCAGCACCCGCTCCCGCTCCCCGATCTGCGGTGCCGCCAGCCCCAACCCCCCAGCCTCTTGCATGATGCTGACCATACGCTGGGCGAGCTTGCGTATCCTGCGGTTGAACGTATCCACTTCCGCTGCCCGCTCCCGCAGCACCGGATCCCCGAACACCCGAATCTCCTTCATCGCCAAAGATCCCTTCTCCACACCCGCCAGTTCAGAATCCACCCCACAAGCACGGCGAACAGAACGAGAGCGATGCCGCACACCCAGAAGGACAAAACCAGAAGTCCTATCCAGTACACAATGGTCTGGGGAATATTCATCCGCACCACTCCGGTTCCCTGCCGTTTATACGTGGGCTAGCCGCATTGGTCTCCTTGATGAGTTGCTCGTCCGCCTCCGTGGAGGGCTCTTGCTTCGGGATGAGCCCCACCCTCGGACCGCTCGGGTGGTCGCAACGGCAGCAAGGTGCCATTGGGCGACGCCTCTCAAAGAGAACACGACGAGCAGCCTGCCACTTTTCTGAGTACCAAATGTCCGGCAGGGCTTCAGTCGTGACGTTGCCCACGATGTACTCGCGCCCATAGTCCATGCAGCAAATCGGCACAGCGCCGTCATACTGCACCGAAACCTCGCGGAACGGATTGGTGCAGATCTTGTTGAGCGGCCTATCGAGCTTCTTGCCCATAAGGCCGTTGCCGGCGTGGTTGAAGATAGTGCGCTGACTCTTCTCCCCACTCCTCTCCTGAATGTCATCCATGAGCACGACCGTATGACCCTTGGGGCCGTGGTTGTGCCAAGGGTTGAAGCTCCCGTCCTTGTAGAAGTCCACGAGCCGCCAACCATCGGGATCCATCTCTATCTCCTTGCGGAGCTTGGGACCATACGGTGCGTACAGATCGACGACGATGACATTGAGCCCAGCGGCTTTGGCACGCTGCGACACATCCTTCCAGTGCAAGCGCATCTTCAGGCCATTTGTCGTCAGCATGAGCTGGGTATGCGGCAGAGCGTCGCGGAACTGCTCAATACAGGCGTACCAGTACGGATGCAAGAGCGGCTCACCGCGCATGGCGAACTCAATGCGGGCCTTCGGGGTGAAGGCAGCAATCTGTCGCGCCACCCCCCTCGCCACACCAACATCCATGTTCTCATGAACGCGGGGCAAACTACTCAGCCCGCACATCTCACACGAGAGCTGACAGCCATGGTGTAGCTCTATCTGATAGCTCCACGGCTTATTTAGCACTCTTCTGCCCCCTAAAGACCGGATGCGCACGTTCAACCTTGTTGGCCCGTGTACTCGCCCACTTGCCGTGCGCCTTATCCCAAGGTGTCTTGCCAGAGCGGCGGATGGAGCCAGTGACCCCATGGTCATGGGTATGGTTCCAGTGCTCTTTCTCTGTCCAGCCATTCGGTGTACTCATCGGCCCCGGCATCAGACGCCCTCCTTCACTTTCTCCATCATGAACTTCAGCAAGCTGCCCCCCGTAAAGAGGTAGCCCTGCATACCAAACCGCTTGGCAGCCTCCATATCGCTTCCCTTGTCTCCCAAAAGAAAGGTTCGCTCGTAGCCACCCCAGTCCCGCACGACCTGCTCCAGCATGCCCGTCTCTGGCTTTCGACAATGACAGCCATACTCAGGCGTATGCGGGCAATGGTAGACACCAGCGATAGTACCCCCGTCGAGCTCCGCCTCCAGCAGCATGACTTTCGTCAGCGCACAGAAGTCGTGCCGCGTGTAGAGGCCACGTCCAATACCGCTCTGGTTCGTAGCGACCACGACGGTGTAGCCCTTCTCGTTCAGCCAGCGCACAGCCAGCTTGGCATCCTGCTGCCACTCGAAGTCGGCGTACCTATGGACATGGCCCTTGTCGACGTTGAGTACTCCGTCACGGTCCAGAATGGCCAGCAGTGGTACTTTCACGCGCATAGGTGTAGTTCCACCGCCTCGCAGATAGTGTGTACCAGAAACTCGTGCGCTTCCTGGATGCGAGCGGTTTCCACCGAGGGCACCGACAACGTCAGGTCCGCTAACCCTTCCAGGGCGCGGCTCCCAGAACCTGTTAGCGCCACAACAGTCACGCCCAACTCGCGAGCCGCAGTTGCAGCCTCCAGCACGTTGGGGCTGAAGCCGCTCGTGGAGATGGCCACAAGCACATCCCCACGCCGACCCAAGCCACGCACCTGCCGGGAGAACACCTCATCGTAGCCGTAGTCGTTCCCGATAGCGGTCAACACCGAAGTGTCGGTTGTAAGGGCGAGCGCGGCTAAAGATTTCCGCTCCATCTTGAACCTTCCGGCCAGCTCGGCAGCCATGTGCTGGGCATCCGCCGCCGAGCCCCCGTTCCCACAGATCAGCACCTTCCCGCCATCCTGCAGGGCGCAAGCGATAATGCGGATAACCTCACCCGCCGCCCGCCACATGCCGGTCATACAGGCCGTCACCCGCAAGTGCTCGGTGAGCGCATCCTGGAAGAGGTCATAGTGATTCACGCCCGCCATGACCTGACCCCCTCGTGGGTGAATGAAAACTTCATCGGCTTCGCCCCTGCCGCCTTCAGTGCTTCCTGTACCGCGAACCGCTTCTCGGTCTCGCAGATGAAGTACATGAAGCCACCGCCGCCAGCCCCCATCACTTTGCCACCCAGCGCACCTGCCTCGCGGGCCACCGTGTAGAAGCCGTCAAGGCGATCGTTTGTGATGCCATCGGCCATGAGCTTCTTACACTCCCAGGCCCGATGAAGCAGGTCCCCAAGCAGGGAGATCTTGTCGGTCAAGAGTGCGTTCTTCATCTCGTAGGCGATGTCACGCAGCTCATGCGTGGCGCTCAATGCCCGCTTGTCCCCCTTCGCAATGTTGCCGGCCTGCTTGTCAATGATGTGAGACGAGAAGTGGCTACCGCCCGCGTAGGCAAAGATTGACCTGTACTCAAGCTCACACATGGTCGAGGGCCGAACACGCAGGGGATTCACAACGACATCCCCTGCGTCAGGCGCTATCTCGATGAGATTGAAGCCCCCAAACGTACAGGCGTACTGGTCTTGAAAACCCCCACTGATCTGAGCCAGACAACGCTCCACATACCACGCCTCTGAAGCAATGTCGTAGTAGTCGGCCTTCATGCGGAGATGATCGCGTATCGCAGCTATGAGGGCCACGGTTATGGCAGAAGAAGACCCCAGCCCAGAACCAGGCGGGGCGTCATTGTGCAGTATAGCTTCCATGCCGTCCCCGACCGCCAGATTCCCACGATAGCGCCCCATGACATGCCCGGCCAGATTGAGCTGGCCGTCGAAGACAATCTCCTTGTCAACCAGCGAGGATGCCTGACAGCCATAGTCCAAGCTCTCAACGCGCAGAACCTCGGGCACCCATCGCACGCTGGCATACGCGTAACAGTCGATGGTGGCGCTCAACACAGTGCCACCGTACTCCGTGACGTAAGGCGGCACATCGCTGCCGCCGCCGCCAAAGCTAACCCGAAGGGGGGCTCTTGCGCGAGTGAGCATCAACGCCAACAGTAGACTAGGCTGAACCAGTTATGCATAGGCGGGTCAGGGTTGAACCGCGTATGCGGGAAGTGGTCAGCTAGCAGCTTGACCATCTCACGGTAGTTACTGTGGTCACGATCTCGACAGGCGTTGAAGTGATACTCCATCGCCAACGCCCGCAAAGAGCCGAGAGGCAGGCTCGGGATGATCTCCCTCTCCGCCCCTTCAATGTCCAACTTGAGACAGTTGACGCCGTACTGCTCAATGAGGTCGACAATGTTCCGTGCCGGAACCTTGAGGCCCGGACGTCCGCGCTTCACGTAAAGGCTGTGACTGCCGGTGTTGCCTGTGACGTTCTGGTAGAGCGTGACGCTCTGGGTGTCGTCCGCAACCAAAGCGGCCCGAATAACCACAACGTTCTGGCAATCGTTCAGGTGAAGATTGCGCTTGAGCAGGTCGAAGTTGGTCGGCTCGGGCTCGACTGCAACTACCCTATCGCACTGACCGGAAGCGATCACGGAGAACGCCCCGATGTTTGCTCCGCCATCGAGCCAAACGTCATCGGGCTCAATGGAGCGGTGACGTTCGTAGATGCGACGCTTGGCTATGTCGGTGAGGGTCGCAAAGTCGCAACAGTGCGGGCGATACATGAACTCCCTACCAGCGTAGCTGATGATCTCGAGCTGACGCTCGGGTCCACCATCCCAAACGGAAGTCACGGCCTTTGCCCCGAAGGCGGTAGGCTCGGTGTAGAGCGGATCCTTGTGGCGCTTGTCGCTCATTAGGAGGCTTCCTGCTGTTCCGCTATCTCCTCACCGGCCCCAGCCAGGTCAGAGTAGCGCCAGAGAATCTTGTTTGTGTCTGGTTCTCTTCCGAAACGCTGATAGAAGTCCGCCAGCTCACTTTCTTCCTCGAAGACAACAATGCAACGCAGCCGTTCTGTGCTCACGCCCTCGATGTCAAGAAACGGCAAAGAATCTGGCTTGTTGTCCAGATCAACATCCGTCACGCCCGCTTCGCTACTAAGCTGCTCAAGCAGCTTGCGCGTGTTCAGATCTTGGGCCTGAACATCCACCAGAATGTCATCGAGCTTCTCGCGGTCCGGGACTGCGAGGTCGCCGACCGTGTCAAAGGTGGCGAGAACGAGCTTCTCCTCGTCCGGGTTGAGGTCCACGTAGACCGCCGGTATGGTGGGCTCCTTCTTCTCCACGGCCAGCGCCACACGCATATGGCCGTCGAGAAGCACCTTGTGATTCTGCTGCCCCCCCCACGCCGGGTCGGTGCGCAGATTGACAATCACGTCCTGGACGAAGCCAACCTCATCAAGGATGCCCGTCATAGCACCGGCCTGACCAGCCGGATGAATGCGCCAGTTGTCTTGGTGGGCCATCAGCTTCGCCGGGTCGGTCTCCTGCCGACCCACGATCCTGTTGCGCCAACTTCCTTCGGCCTGCTCCACTACTGTCTCCTCTCCCATGCTAGAACTCCACCCTTTCGATTGCGTCCACTATTGCGTCGGTCCCACGCTCAGCATGTTCCATAAAATCAAACAAGCGCTCCGAGAGCCCGTAGAGCTGAGTGATCTTCGTAGAAAGGAACTGCGACGTGCCGTATCCCGTCAGGTCAATAGAGTATGCCCAAGGATCACACGACAGGCGACGACGGTAATCCTTCAGCCCGTCCATCGCAGGCGTGCCCCGCGTGTAGTCCCCCACCCACGCCTGCTCATCGGTGAGAATGATGATGCGATCGTAAGGCTTCGTCAGGTTCGAGAAGATGAGCCGGAAATCGGTGTTGCCGTTCTGACTCTCGTTCTCAATCTGCTTGGCGAGGTCCAGCACGGGGGCCAGTGGATTGAGCGTCACCCAACCGCAATAGGCCGTCTCGGGCGTCATTCTCCCAAAGCCATAGTTGTGCCCGCCGCTGAACCACAGCACATCCGCGTCGTTACGCTTGTAGAGCGCCGCCGCAAAGATAGCCGCCGTACGCAGCGGCGACTTCGTGCCGGGCACCCTGCTGGTAAGCCAGCCACCAGGCCGCATACTACCAGAGGCATCAACGGCAACCAGCGTCTTGCCCTCAAACTGCGGCAGGTTCCCGAGCGCCGTGTCGAACGCCTGGCTGAGCGCGATGCGTACAGCCCTCGGGGCATCCGACTCCAGAGCGTCCCAGGCCGTGAGGTACTGGAACGGGAAGATGCGGCTCTTACGAATCACCTTCTCGTCGGTCAGCAGCTCACAGAGCATCGGGACTGCGTCCGGGGCCTGCTCAACCACATTCCTCACGTTACGGAGCGCCGCCAAGGCCCCTAGCTTGCCGTTGATGAGCAGGTCGCTCCAGACCTGCGCCTTGGCCTCTGCCTTGTTCTCGGACTGCCCCGCCTTCGTGAGATTGACCTCCCACGTGTCGGGAGCCGCCAGCGTACCAGCCAGAAGTGCACCCTTCGCGTCCGTCTTGCGCGGGCGCAGGAGGTTGATGGCGTCCACCATCGAGACGCCCTTGTCGGATGCCTTGTACTTCCCGAGCTGATAGGGGCCGAAGCGGCAAAGAGCGTCCCCGAGACCGCGCTGCATGGCCTTGGACAGAGCACGCGGACGCTTGCCCTTGCCCTTGGTGCTGTCGCGCATCTCCGTGCGGTTGGTCAGGTAGTAACTCAGGATTTCTGTGACGTCATCGGGGCGCATGACGACCGTGCTGTAGAAGCGCCGCAGCCACAACGCCCCACTGGCGTACTGCGCCAGCTCGCCGGCAACGACATGTGTCACCGAGCGCATGCCGAAGGTGTTGCGAGCGAAGATCGCAGCCTTGGCCGCGAAGAGCGGGTCGACCATGCCCACCAGCTCCACCAGGCGCTCCTGCGTCTGGCTCCCGGAGCGGTAGAACTGATTCTCCAGGAAACTCGTCAAGAGGATGCCGGCCAGCTCTGACTTGGCCTCGCGACCGTAGGCAGGCTTACCGTGGAAGTTGACGGTATCCGGGGCCGGGGCGGTCTTGACAGCGTTGAACTTGCTCATAGCATCCCCTCTCTAGGATGGAGAGCCGCCAGAAAGTAAGTGGCTGTGGCGGGTTTCATTCCAATATGAAGTAGCCATTAGCCTCATCACTGGCGGCAACTTGGCGGCTCGGTGGAGCTGGGAAGCGGTCGCGGGACTTGAACCCGCATCTATCGTCTTGCGACGATTCGTCAGCCAGTTGCGAAGAAACGCTTTCCCTCAACACGAACCGATGATACCTAAAGCGTCCGGTGGAAGTGAGGTCGGTAAAAGAGCTCTACCAGCTGAGCTACCTTCCCGAAGGAAGGGTTGGACTCGAACCAACGACCGCTCGCTTACGAGGCGAAGTAACCGGGTCCTCTCAACACGGACAAACCTCATTATACTCCGTTCTCAGGAAAAGTAAAGGCCTCTTGAAAGGAAACTTCTTGATTGCCCTGAGGGTTCTGCGGAATCCACAACTGCCCCTCGAACATCAAGTCACGAGCTGTCCACTTCTGTCCTTCTGGAGTTTCTCGCAGCAAACGCTGATAACCTCCAATTCTGGAGCTCACCATGTCTGCGAGATGCACCAACCATGCCTCCATCGTGCGCGGCGCAACGGGGGAACCCCACTCACGGCGACCGTGGTGGGCGATGATGCAGTGCCTGATGTTGTCCATGCGCTCACCAGACCTGAGTGTCGGGATCATCTCCATCCCCACGCGAAACAGCTCACAGGCCGTCTGGTAGGACAAAGTCGTGTTACCGACCAGCTTGCTAATGTCCGTCTGCTCGCGGCTGATGCCCTCGTACTCAATCGGCTTGCCAATGTCGTGCAGAAGGCCAGCAACAACCAGAACGGTGCCGTCAAGCCCGGGGCACCAATGCGCGTTGGTGAAGGCGATGTCGGCCACCTGAACGCTATGCTCGGCCAGCCCCCCGGCATAGGCTTGATGCAGATTGTGCGCCGCAGGGGCCGTCCAGAAGTCACCAGACTTGTCACCCTCTTGGTCAAGCATCAACCGGAGGAACTCGGCGTAGACCGGGTCAATCGTCTCCAACAGGTCCTCGAAGCAACGGCCGACCTCCTCCATATCGTTGGGGCACTGCGCCGCGAAGTCGACCTCGTTGAAGGTGTCGAGCGGGTGGCTGATCTCCTTGATGACAATCTGCGGCCCGTAAGCGGCGTCGACGCTGTACTTGCCCTTCACCGGAACAACCACCCCCACCTGCAACGCGCAACGCTCGGGCGTGGGGGACCAGTCGACGCCCGAAACAGAGCCGGTGACGTCAGCGAAGGTGAATCGCATGTAGTTTTTGTCGGCCCGGGTCTTGGCGCTCTCGGCCTTCGTGATGAGAAAGGTCGAATCGACGGGACCGGGCTTGAGATCTTGGACGGTCGTGCGCATATCTTCTACTCCTCCCAGCAAAACATAACAAGGTACTTCCCAAGGCACTCGTCCAGAGTGCCCCACCACTTCAGTCTGCGCGAGAAGCTACGCGCATGGTCGGCGTCGATGATGCGAATGCGGCTACACGGCCGGGACACGAGTTCGTCGTACTCTTTCGCACCCAGCCACCGCACTGTGTTTGGCTTGCGACCGGACTCCTCAAGACCATACCACTTGACACGACTGCCAAACACAACCATGTCCCGGTCAATTTTCATTGTCCTCCCCGTACAGGTTCTTTATGATCGGGTACTGCATCAGTTCATCGGCGCACATCGTGCAAAACCGCCAATGGTAGCTGTCGTAGATGCTGTCCACGTACTCCCCGTAACCACCCACCAGGTGGAGGTGAAGGCAGCCCTCCCACTGGTCGTCGTCGTAGCGCCTGCTCCTATCAGGGAGGACGGGGATCAACTCCGCACCGCAATTGTCACATACTCTGTTCATTCTTCGAGCCTCCACTTCCCATCGACAACCACATCAACTCTGAGGTTGTGTTCCATCTCATAGGCGACCCTACGCTCAACCTCAGCATCGTTCCCAAGCAGTCGCGACACTTCCCGCTTGTGCCAAGTCTTGAACTCTGATGTTCCGGCCATACGCCGAAACGCCGACTCGCGATTACTGCGCTGGCCGCGTGAGTCTTCAGCGTAGCCATGAGCACCACTAGCACGGTGCGTACAGTGAACGGCGGACGAGGTCTTGTTGCGCTTCTGGCCCCCCTTGCCGGTTCCGCGTGTGTATGACCAATCACAGTCAGAAGCCGTAACTGAGAAGAGCAGCTCCTTCACGCCAGGTCCATCAGCGTTTCAACTTCTTCCACCAACGTTCGGCAAGCCGCTGTAAGCGCCCCTTATCAGCAGCCCGGCGCTTACAAGTCTCCTCCGAGAGAACGCCACCAGTCCTAGCGTCAATCCAGTCATGGCAAGACACACAGAGCGGCACCCACTCCAGGGGATCCCAACCAGCCTTGCCGCCCCCCATGCCCCGGTGAGTGGGCCAGTGGGCCGGCACGCATCCCTCACGGTCACACAGGAGGCAATGCTGACTCCTTGCCGCCTTCGTGGCACTTCGGTGCGCGGCTTCGCGTTCAAGCTTGCGACTGTTATGCCTGGGGCCAACACTGCGCTTCTTCAATCACTCATCACTTTATACGGGAAGGGACGGTCGACGGGCCACAAGCGCACTAGCTCCCTGAAGCGCCGATGTATCTTGTCGCGGCTGGCCACAGAAAGCACTTCCTCGAGAATGACCGTGCCCTCCCTGTGAAGACGCTCACGCGCCATCCCGACCAAGTCAAAATCACTCCACGACAGTTGCTCGGCAGACATTGCCAACGATACGCCGGCAACCTTCGCCCTTGAATACTCAGACACCCACTCCTGGCGTTCGTTGTCCCACTCTTTGATATCGAGGCGAATGGAAAGCTCTAGGCGCTTGTCTCCGTCCATACAGCAGTTCATACCTGCCCCCCTTTCAGTTGCTCATCGTAGCGGCGGCCGAGGTCGGCGAAGACCTTCCACACGAGCTTCCGAGTCGTCGGTGAGAACGATGGCAGAACTCGCAATACGCCGTACTCAGCATCACTCAGCGCCCGGTCCCGCTGCCGCTTGTACTTGTCTCGCTCTTCCTCGAACACAGCGGCGTCCTCGGATCGCATGTCGGCAGCGTCTTTCCACTTGGCCACGAGGCGGGCGATGCGAGCCAACGCGCACTGTGGGCAGTCGTCGCGCTTATCGACAATCCGGTGCGGGATGAGTCCCGCGCTAACGAGGTCGAAGTCCGCGACATCCACGCCCGCCACCCTGAGGACTTCCCTGGGATCGTCGGTCACGTCATCCTCCCAATCATGAACCCAATAACACCCGCACAGAGCAACGCACAAGCACAGGCGATGAGGATTGTGCTGGTAACTTGAATCACTTCACGCCTCCCTGCAGTAGGGGCAGTTGCAGCCGGGCGGACCTGACCGCACCACCGTGCCATCCACGGCGATCTTCTCCACGTGCCCGTCGCGCCACATGCAGACCCGAACAAAAGTGTCATGGCGCAACCGAGGATGGACGATGCCCCACACGAGTGCGCGGCTCAAATCAGGACAAGCATCAAACATCCGCGATCCGAGTTGTGCAAGTCGCTCATACCACCCCGCTTCCCGCACCTGCTCAAGCGTCAGGTCGGGCATCGTGCTCCCTCCAGCGGTGGTTACCGGGGAGGCGAGGGCGGTGTCGGTCAACGGGGAGGTCGGCCAGCCATTCATCAAAGGACATGATGTAAAGAAAGTCAGTCTCATAAGCCAACTGCAGCAACCGCTGCTTCTCCGCAACGAGCCGGGCGAGGGCGAGGATGGTGGCGTCAGCGAGTTCGAACCCGTAGGACGCCTTGTAGTGCTTGTCGCTCCAGGCCCCGTAGTCCTTCATCTCCGCACACTCCGACTTCAGGACTTCTCTCGGATCGTCAGGCATAATGCACCCACGCATCGGCCCGAAACCGGCAGTCGCACTGCGGGCAAATGAACTGCGTGTACCCGTCGGAATCGTACCAGTTCTCAAGCTGCGAGCCGTCGAAGGGGCAGACGACGCCGGGAATTGGCGACAACGGCGTCCCCATGCGTAGTTCGTCAGTCATCTCGGCTCCCTCGGTTCATCGTATGAGCAGAACTCGCAGTCGCAGCCGAACTGATGGTGCCAACGCTTCTTCGGCGGATACTTGATTGGGGTCCGCAAGCCATTGGACGCGACTCCGAAGACCAGTTTCGTCTCAGGGCTCCAGAAGTAGTGCGTGAACAGCGGCGACTCACTGCCGTGAGACGCAGGACACCCCACCTCCTGTACCTGCCCCAACGTCAAGCTCTTCACAACCCCCTCGCAAGGCTGAGCAGCCACCTACGTTGGTCCGCCTCCGGGTCAAAGAAGGTAGTATTCGGATCGACAGTGTTGAGCAGTCGCAGGACGAAGCGGGCCTGAGCGATCGTGTCTTTGATGTTCCCGCTCCACACTCCACCGCGGTTGCCGATGACATCACCCCACGGCACCACATCCGACCCATACGGCTGCGCCGACCATAGCGCCTCCGCCACCATCTCCTCTGTCAGCGGGCCATACGTGAGCTTGGCGCAGTTGGGACATTCGGTGTTTGGCGGGGTCTGCATCAGCATGTCGCCATCCCGCGCTCGCACCCAAGACGATACGAACACTTCGTGTCCGCACTTCTCACATGTGAACGTGACCTTCATGGATTCTCCCTCTTCTGGTGGAACTCGTGACAGGCGTTCGGCGTGACGGGATCGGGAAGCAGGCGAACGCCAGAGAGGCACTGACTCTCAATGTCGAGATACGCGGTGCAGTCCAGACAGGAGTGAGGAAGGGCCTTCACTTCTCCACCCAGCCGCACTCCCCGCACGCCAACGTGGCCCTCATGCGCATCCCCTGCGGATCAACTCCAGCAAGTCCTTCTTCGAGACGACATAGATACGATTGTCCGTCATGATACCCCCCACGAGCCCCTTGGACGTCACGTCATAGTGCGGGTGGCTTGGGTGGTCCTGGAACCATTCGCGCTTCAGACCGCGCTCCTGCGCCACCTTGTGCAGCTCCTTGATGTTCGTCCCGGCCAAGTGAACGCCGTCGAAGTAGACGGTCATATCACACCGAAAGCCCGGAGCAGGTACAGGACGACGCCAACGACTACTCCGACCACCAGAGCCACTGCCACAAGGTAGATAACCACAACGATCAAGAAGGCGCTGACGCCCACGGTAATATCCTCGGTTGATCGCTTCATACCCGCTTCACCCCGTCCTGGACCTCGTTCCACGGATTCACGCCTGGGTCAACGACCGTTCCGTTGTTGTGAATGTTGGCCCATGACCAGCCCTCGGCCCCATCCACTTGCAGGTGGAACCGGATCTCGCCCTCAGGAAGCTCGGGGTGTCCGGTCTCGCGCAGGATGGCCTGCACCTTGTCTGCGATCTCACGCTTCTGTCTGACTGAGAACATGTTACCTCGCTTTCGAGTCGTACTCCCTCAATGGGGAGTCTTCATTGAGATGATTGAGAACCAGGTTGTAGACAACATCTCCCCGCAGTTTGCTCCAGTGCAGCCGCACCGCGATGCCTTGCACTATCTCCGCTCCCACGATAGCGTGGTCGATGTAGTTCTTCTGCATGACCTCGACACCATCCCGCAGAAACGTCTTGTTTTTTTCGCGGGCTACGAAGGGCTTGCCGACGTCATGGAGCAGGGCTGCCCATCTCAGCTCCGGAGATCCGTGAGTGGCCGCCGCCTCCACCACCGCCATGGTGTGCCCCCACAGCGTCTTGCTGTGATACGGAGTTTGCTGATCGTACCCAGCCTGAATCGAGACCTCGGGCAGGATGAACTTGAGAATACCGATGGACTGCGCCATCATCAGGCCGATGCTCGGTTGATCGCACATCAGAATGGCGTCAAGCTCGGGCACCCAGCGGTTGCGACTCACGTTGACGATGCTTGGCGCGCAACGCGCCGCTGCCGCTGTCGTCTCACCGTGGACGTTGAAGTCCAGCTTGGCAGCGAAGCGACAAAGCCGCAACAGCCGCAACGGATCCTCCTTGAACCGCTGGCGCGCATTGCCTACCGCCCGAAGCACCCCGTCCATGAGGTCGTCAATTCCACCCTGGGGGTCATGCACGGCCAGCGTGTCGGCGTCCATCGCCATCGCGTTGATGGTGAAGTCACGACGCGCAAGATCGTCCTCGAGGGTCGCTGCAAAGCTCACCTCTGGATGACGTGAACCCGGGGTATACTTCTCGGTCCGAAAGGTGGTGATCTCTACCTGCTGGCCATCAACGCGCATACCCAACGTACCATGCTTGTCGCCGACATGATACACCTTTCGGCCAGCGGACTCAATGAGCGCCTCCACCTCAGGGGGGAGCAGTGGCGTACAGAAGTCATAGTCCTTCGGGGTGACCCCCTGCGTGATGTCGCGCACGGCACCACCGACCAGATAGGACGGGTAGATCACCGACCTGACTTCCTTTACGATTTCAACCCAGTCAGCCATGCCTTCTCAGTTCATTCTCCGAATCGCCAACAAAACGCTGTTGATGGTATCGTAGTCCGGTTCGTCCGGCAGAGAAGTCTTACAACTATCAATCCTGCGAATATGCCGGTCTACGTAGCTCTCGATGAATTCTAACTCTTCATGGCCCATGTTGTAAATAGCATCTTTCTCACTTTCCGGCACAACGGGGTCAAGCACGCCAGTCGTCAAGAGCTGCTCGCACTGAAACAGCAGGCGAACAATGTGCCGGGCGTGCTTCATGTAGCGGTTCTTTACTTTCGACTCGAAGTAGTCGCCTTCGTGCGATCGAAGCTTGCGAATCTGCTGGTGAACATAGCCGCCGTAAGTCTGGCGCACACGCGTCGAGAGGAAGGCGTCTCGCGCCTCAAGAATCATGACCCCCTCTAGCGTCAATGTCCCGTACTTTGGAATGAACAGCAACTCCAAGATACTCGGGTTAGCCTGCGCGGCGAGCCGCATGTATTTTTCCACCTCGTAGGTGGTACCCTCCTTGTTGCCCTCAGACCAGACGATTTGCTCCTTGGGCTTCTTCAATGAAAGAACCTGAGCGGTGGGGGCCACGTAAACCCCCTTGTAGTCGAAATCGCTCGCATCCGTGGCGAACCCATATAGCCTACTCCCCACGAGGCCGTTGAGGATCACGCGCATAGCCGCCTGCCCTCCCCAATAGCATCTACCTCCGCTGCCAAGTCCCAGTCCCCGCGCCTCAGAGCGCTCTCAAGAACTGCATGCTCTGAAGTTGTCAGGGCAATAAGGTTCTCCGGGGAGTCATTATGCTTGTTGCCGTCCCTGTGGTGAATGTTGTACTTGCGGCCACTCTCCTCAATCGGAACCTGACCCCAAGCAGCTTCGTAGACCCTGGCGCAATAGCGTTGGTTGGCGCGCCAGTCCGGGCCGTGCAGTTTTTCCCTCGTCTCCGGACTGAGTTTCCTTCCAAGGCTGGCGGTACTTATCTTCGCCCGCATCTCCTGGCTCAGCTCGCGCCCAAGGCAATTCTGATTACCCGTCATAGCGACACGCAGTTTCGCCCGAGACGCATCCGTGTGGTGACTGCCCTTCCTCACAGAGACCTCGAGACCATGAACATCTCATCCACCATGATGGCCCTCACCCTGCGGAACCGCACATACAATCGGCCGCCCATACCATTAGTTCGTCGTCAAGTCCAAGGCGCTGGGCCAAAGCGAACGCTCCTGCCTCGATGAACACGACGCCCTGCATACCCTCTGCAAACCCCAGACCACGCACAGTTACGAATCGAACCCGCCCCATGTCAAGCCCGGCGGTTGTCAGCTGCCGCTTCCTGTAATCTGCTCGTTCTCGCGTGAGGCAAACAAAGATGATGTCCATTTATCTCGCTCCCATTGCCCTCGCGGCCCCAAACATCTCCTCCACCGTGCCCTGTATCGGGATGCGTATGGGGCTGGTGCTGGAGGGGCCGAATTGATACTGTACCAGGTCAATATACATAGAGTACTGCCCGTCAGCACCCATATACATCTCACCCCAGTTCTCGGCGCTGAAGAAGCGCCGCACATCGAGCTGTTCTAGCGCGAGGTTGTCGAACGCGATGGTGGTGCGGCTGACGTACTTCCCTATGCACATCTCCCATTCGCGCAGCCGGAACTCGACGTCCTTGCTGTAGTGCGCCAGACCGCGCCCCTTCTTCTTGTATCCCATCACCAAGAGGCGAGGGAAATCCAGACAACGCTCCATGTCATCAAGGCTATGCACCCCGGCGATCAGATGGACGACACAGTTGTCGCGCTTCTCCATGAAGCTCCGGATCTCATCGTGCAACTCCGGCACATAGGAGATTCCGATGGCGGTGGGCCGAAGGTAGTCGGGGAAGTCAGGCAGATGCCGTGCGTTCACAGTCAGATTGCAGATGAGGTGCGGTAGCAATGCGGAAAGGTCGCTCAACTCCCGAGAGACCAGGAGGGGGTTGCCACCGCCGATGGCAAGCTCCACGCCGGGCGGTAGCTCACGGAACAGTACGATAGCATCCCTAAGGCGAAACGATGCTCCGTCTGGATGCGAATCCTCGTGGCAGAAGGGACAAGCGGCGTCACAGGCGTTCGTCACCTTGACGTCAATGCTCTCGGGGTACTGCGGAACGAACACATCACCGAAGCGATGCTTGGTGCCATCGTCCTCAATCAGAACCTCGTATGTGCCATTCTGATAGCACCACATTTCAGTGGTTGTCGTTGTCGATGATGACGAAGTTCCCGCGTCCGAAGATGAACGCCTTGAGGTTCTCTTTGCTGTCGAAGACGTCCGCGTCGGTGATGACCCCCACCGACTGATGGTCGATGTACCCCGCCTTGTCCCACCCAGACACCTCGACAACGAACCGCACAGGCACCTTGGTGTACTCCTCGATGACCTTGCGGAGCATCTCAAGCTGCCAATCTTGCCCGTAGTTGGCGGCGTGCGTGTAGGCATACGACGCCTTCTCGCCCCACGAGTGCAGCTCTTCGTAGCCCCAGCCGTATTCACCCGGCTCAATGGCGATTTCTGTGCCAGGTTGAACAGCCACCGGCTCGAAGTCGGTCGTTGACCCAGTGATAACCGAGTGCGACGACGATGAGTTGGTCTCAAACATGCTCCTTCGAATGGGCATCGCGATCCTCCTGTGGTGGTATTTTGTCATGAGCTTCCTCTCGCTGCAAGCGCGCACGGTTGGCGCCTGCTCTCACCGACGGCATCCACCTCAGAAGCCAAGTCCCAGTCTCCGTGCTCCAAAGCGCGCCCAAGTATGGCGTGCTCTGAACGGGTCAAGGCGATGAGATTCCCTGGATCATCGTTTTGACGATCCCCGTCGCGGTGATGTATGTCGTACACACGACCGCTGTCCTCGAGCGGTATCTGACCCCAGGCACCTTCGTATGCCCCAGCGTAGTGGCACCTATGAGTGTGGTAGTCCGGACCCCTATTGGCGGCACTTATTTTCGCCCGCGCCTCCGAACCGAGCTCGTGCCCGAGGGCATTCTGGTTCCCCATTCGGGCGGCGCGCAGATTCGCCCTTGTCTCCTCCGTTGGGTTAGCAGCGTTCTGATTGCCCATCCGGGCGATGCTCATCTTCGCCCGCGTCTCGGCCGTATGGTGACTACCCTGCTTCACTACCGCAGCACCCGCCTGAGCTCGTCGACATAGCGCATCATCTTCCGCTCGGGCTCGCCTTCGGGCCAGGGCTCGGTCGTCAACACCAACTTGTCAGGGTCGTCCCCGGCGAAATAGCGCGTCACGAGCTCAGTGGTGACGCAGTCCATCGCGAAGCCCCACTCCTCCTCCGTCGCTCCCGTGGGGAAGGGATAGCAGATGGTGTGCCGAAAGAACGACTCGGCCAGCGCCCGGTGCCGCAAGTTCAGCTTGGCAATCTTTTCACGCAATTCACGCACGACCTCGTCCTGGTCTGCCACTACTTCGCTCCCTTCTTCTTCCTTCTCTTCTCGCGGCTGATGACGAGCTTCAAGACCTCGTTGAGTGTTTCCTCCCACGGTTTACGATTGTGAAACGAGAGCCGCTCCGCCAACGCCTTGGCAACCTCTTGCCACTTTTCGGCCTCAGTCATCGAAACCCCGCCTCCAGAGGTGACCGCAGTGCTTGAGGGCCCTCATTATCGCAATCACTCTCTTAGGCCAGCCCGGCAGGGGTTCCGCGAGCACGTCCTCGGCGCGGGCGCGGTAGTCGTTGAGTGCGTTGGCCGCGTCTCGAATACCGCGACGGTATGCGTCCCGTTCCCGTTCCCGCTCCCGCCCCTCCGGCGTAGCCTCGGCCTGCCTAAGTGAAGCCTCCAGCTCCTCGATGCGAGCGAGGAGCTCCTGGACTACGCCCAACCCGAGAAGGAGCCACGACTCGCGCTTCTTCTCGTACCATGCTTGGTGGTTGCCGCAGGCCATACCGCCCCGCCATGTTATGCGGTTGATAAGGAACGCAGTGCGCTCCAGCCCCATCTCCTGCAACTCCTCAGGCTTCTTCACAAAAAACCTCCACGACCCGACACATAGCGTTGGGAGAATTGGTGTGCTCGTTCACTTCTGGTCCGAGAATCGCGGCCTTGCGCCACACCGACTTGTATGGATCGCCCCAATCGTCTTCCGTATATTCCCACTCAAAGCGCACGGCATCGGCTGGCGCGAAGTCAACGTGCGCCTCGCACCAGACCATGAACTCACTGCGCCGATAGGCGAAGTCGGCTATGTGAAACGGGACACCGTCGCCGCAGCCCGCGATACAACAAGGATGGTTGTAGCAGTCACACATGTTTCATCTCCTTGCCCCCTTCCTCGGTCTCAACCAGTTCGTTGATAATCCGAAGAACGGCCGTGAGGCATTCATATTCGCGCTCGTTGTTGTAAAGAGCAGCCTCATGTTTGTGGTGGACGACGGATTGGCGGATGCGCTCGATGGTGGCCTCGGCCTGCTCGGCGCGGTGTAGCGCATCTCCCGCCTCCAGCAGTGGGCCGAGCGCCTTGACCGCCTCAGCTTCCGTCTCAGTCAGTGGTGCGACTACGTGATTTAGCTCCTCAATCCGTGCCGTCAGCTCGGCGATGGCGGCGTCGGCCTTGTCTTGACATCGCTCCGTTCCTCTTCTGTACGCCGCAGACCTAAACTGTGCGGGAGACTCCGTGAACCGCCGGTACTCCTCAACTGCGCTCACGGCGTGCTCCTCTCGGCAACGGGGGCCGTCGTGGTGGTGAGTATGTAGCTTGGTGGCGGGAACGCCGCCGTAACCGCGAAGTACGCACGACAGTTGGCGCAGTAGTAGGAGTCGGCAATGACCGACTCTTGGGCAATGCCAATTGTCCGGGCTCCGCAAAGTGGACAGCAGACGGCAACGGCCTTCTGACTGACTTGGTACATCACTTCTCCTCCGTCGTGATATTCTGTGTCAATGTCCACCCCCAGCGCCTCGGCGATCTCCCGCGCCGCCTCGCCCGAGCGAATCATTTCGAGACTGGCGCGGCGGCTAGGCTCGGTGGAGTGTGTCACAAAGTGTGTCACGGCTTCTTTCCGTTGTTGTGCTTCTCCCAGAACTCACGCGAAGGCACGCCGTCGATGTAGCCCGTGTGCTTGCGCTTGTAATCTCCGCACCAGCAGTACATCGCCGTCTGCGGGAACCTGTGCTTGTGCTTGGTGGCGTCCGGGGCATAGCGGCGGCACTGGCCTTGGTTGGCGTGCCAGAACTGACACGTCTTGCAGTAGCCTCGCAGGGTGACCGCGTTCCTGTGCCCGGCGGTCACAACGTCCCCATCCCGTCCTTGAGGCAGTTGCGGGTTTCGGCCAACCACAATGCGAACTTGCCCTCAACCTCTTCCACGCCCGCCACTCCGATTGATGTGTCCCAAACCCACCTCAGCATCGCCTGTGTGGTGGCAAGTTCGGCCTCCAGCTTGGCGATGGTTTTCCTCTGCCCCCCCAGCACCAGTTCTGACATTCGCTCATCCGCCTCCAGTTTGGCGATACGCTCTTTCTGTTCCTCCAGCCCCTCGCTGTATGCGTAGATTTGTTCGCCTAGTTCTACGATGCGGACGGCCTGGAGGTCTTCCACCACCACTGTATCTGGGTGACGGAACTGCCAGCAGGTACAGCTATGTCCGGTCCACGCACCGCAACTTGTCAGGTGTTCGCTTAGGCTCACGACGTGGTCCTCTCGGCCCAGCAGGACGGGGTGAAGTGACAGGGAGAATGCATGTGGCACGGCGACAGGTCGAGGCAGCAGTCCTGCTTGTATCCGTTGAAGTTGGCGCAGTTGCATCCCCGCTTCAGCCGCTCGTTCTCCGCCCCCAGCTCGGCGATGCGCCTCATCAACTCGTTCTCCGGTCGCTTCTCGCACCCTTTGGCGTGCTCCAACATAACGTTGAGGTCCTTGTCCATCGTCGTTCCACAGAAAATGCAGATGGACGTATTTCGTTCGGCCTCCAGCGCGGCGATGCGAGCACAGCAGGCATCTACCATCTGCTGCGTTGGATGCGCGTCGAAGCGCATCTCCTGATAGTTAGTCTTGTCGCTCACGCCGTCACTTTTCCTTCGTTTCCTCGCAGATGACCTCGCGAACGGCTGTCGCGCCCATCGTGTCTGCGTCGACCGTGACCATGCACCCGCAGTCATAGCGCGCAACCTCTATCCGCATCGGGGATACGGTCATCTCAACGACCGAGTACCAAATGGGCAACGCGCCGTGCTCCGGGCAACGATCCCGCAGGACGCGCATCCCGCGGACGATCCTTGACCCTCGGCAGGTCCATTGGTTCATCATGCCCCCTTTCGGTGGTCTTCATTATGGCACTGCGGTTCGCGAGGGCAGATGGTGTCATACTCGTACTGGTAACAACGACCGCCCTTGAACACATACTCGTCACAGTCGACAGTCAGATAGGGGCCAGGAGGAGCCGGTGGCGCCGGCCATGGCTGCTCGGGCTCGATCTTGCCCTTGAACTTCGGCGCTCGCATATCGGCAACGGGGATGAAGATGACAAACCACACGACGAGGCCGACGATGACGATTGCTGCGAGGGTCAGGAAGGCAGTCATGGTCAACGCACTTCGTCCACGACTCCGAGGCGGAGACTTTCGTCCGAGTCTAGCCACCAGTCCTTGCGGCGCCACCTGTTCGCGAACTGCCTGACGGTCAAACCGGTCTTGGGCTGGGCCTCCAGTGACCTCTTACTGAAGATGTTGAGAACGCGATCCTGGATTTTTCTGACGAAGGCTACCTCGTCCTCCACCTCGCCGATCTTGCCGCCCGCACCGAAGCTAACTTCATGGATCAGGACGTAAGCCTCGCGTCCCATCACGCGCGTGTCGCCGGCTTGCAGCAGTATCCCGGCCATGCTCGCCGCGTAGCCGATAGCGACCGTCGTGATCTTGTGGCCCTTGCCACGCAGGAACATCAGGTAATCGAACAGCGCCATGCCCGCGATGACCTCGCCGCCGGGGCTATTTAGGATGATCTCGATGTCGCACTTCGGCGCGTCTCTGTTCCAAAACGACAGCTCCCTGACGCATGTCGCAACGGACGACTCGCTGACCCTGCCGAGGAACTGATAGACATGGTGGTAGCTGTCCTCGGCCAACTCGCGCTTGTGCAACTCCCGTAACCGCTGCACGTGGATGGCTTCACACTGGGCGTCATACTCGGCCTTCAGCGCCTCGGCTGACATCTTGCGCGCCTCGGCATCGTTCTTCGCCGCCGCAGAAAGTGCCGCAACGGCCTCAGCCTGCGCCTTGGCAACGTTGGCCTCGATTTCTTCGGGGCTGAGCTCCCTTTCTTTGTCTGCCATGTGTCATTCCTCCGGTTTGGGTGAAAAGGTCAGCGCAGCCAGGTGCGCGAGTGCCTCGTCGGCCTGCGTGATGCGCTTTTGCCAGTAGATGTACTGGCCGGCGTCGGACGGCCCATACTTGGTGAGCATGTGCGCCCGGTGCCCTCGCTCCTCTATGACGAACTTGGCCACGATGGCGAGGCGTTCGCTGGGCGTCGGTGGGAAGAGGGCATTGTCGGCCATCACAAACCCCCCTCTCCGGCGTCAGCGCCCTGTCGCGCCCACACTGCATGCTGCAGCTCGTAGAGCAGGTCGTTCGCCTCGTCGGGCGTGAGGACGTGCACGACGCCCTTGTGGGAGCCGGGCAACGCGAGCTCAAAGCAATCGCGCCCGCGTTGGTAGACGCAGCAAGCCGGAAGCTTCATCAGGAGCCGCCCTTCGGCAGCACGCTCAGCGCGAGGGCGTAGTAGTTCATCGCGGCAACGATGTGGTACCGGATGTCAGGATCGTCTCCCCTGCCGTAGCGAACGGATGCGGCGTGGCATTCGGCCGCGTCGAGACATACGTCAAATGTCCAGCCGTCCATCGTCTTTGTGTCGTCGTGCCTCGCAGCCTGTGCCTTCATCTGCGACACAGCTGCGTCGATCTCTGGGTTGATGGTGGTCATGGCGTCACCCCCCGCGCCGATTCACGCGCTGCATCCGGGCGGCAGTACGGGCACGGCAACTCGCCCTCTTCGTGCCGGATGGTGCCGGCGTCGTGGCAGGCGCGGCAGTGGCAGGCGGCGTCCAATGCGCGCCACCTCGCGAGGGCGGCGTTGAAGCGAACGCGATTCTCATGGCGCTTGCGGATAACGTCGGTCATGGGAGCATCGCCAAAAGTTCAAAGAGCGGGTTCGTCTTCGCATCCAGGAGATTGTCCTCAGGGTTGTCAGAGAACCCGTCGCACGTCAGGAGCCACGTCGGATCGAAGTTGAGCGGCCACCTGAACCAACCGTTGCGAATCCCGTGCTCGTTGCCTGTGACGTGAGCCGCCTTCATGTTGTTGCAACGCGTGTGACAGTCACCAGGAATCATCCGGCGATGGACACACTTGTAGCAGTTTGGTTTGGTTACGTCAGTCGTGACGGTCTTCATAGCGCGCACTGGTCGGCTGCCGTGGGGAAACCCACGATGGTTACCATCGCGTACTCGGGTCGCGGCTGGCGGTCGGGATGCTCGCCGCACCAGTCCCCGGAGTAAGTTACAGGCCACCACGAGGATGAGTCCTCTGGCGACGGTATCGGAGCATTCCTCCGGCATTCGCCCTTGTCGTGCTTCACGTAGAATGTCGCCTGTGCGAGAATCTCCACTGTCTGTACCCACCACGGACACGTCTTGCAGGTTGCGTCGCTCCTGTTACACGGGTCACGCCACTCCCCTTCGTCGTAAAACGCGCCGCACGAACACATGTTGCTATACCCGTGGTTCCTGAGCGGGTCGCGGCTATGTTTGTGGTCAGTCATCGGCCTAGCTCCTCAAAGCAACTCATGCCTCACGCCTCCAGCAGAAGCTGCACGGCGCGAGTTTTGATGGCAGCCGGCATGGAGGCCCGCTCGAAGGCGGCGTTCTCCAGGCTCCGGTTGGGCGTCTTGCGTATTGTGGTGTGGTGGTCGTGGAAGGCGCAGACGGCCTGCAGGGCACCCCAGCGCGTGTTGCGGATGTTCTCGAGGTTGTCTGTCGTCCTCCAGACATCGGTGAGCTTCTCGCGCCGGTTGTGCGCCATGGTCAGCGCCCGGCCACCCTTGCTCTCGTCCTCCACCGCGTAGTTCGGCAGCGGGATGAGGCGCTCCAGGAATCGCTCCCAGTAGTGATCGTCAACGCGCATCGTCACGAGCTTGTCTCCGATCTCGGGGAGCCGCTTGTAGTAGTGAGTGATGAGGTTCACGGACTTGCTGATGTCGGCGATCTTGTCCTGGATACCGGAGGTGTGCCGCACCTTCCAAGCGTAGGTGTAGTCGGCGACCGGCACGCGCATGCCGTTGACACACACGAACCGCAGAGGCGTCACCTCGACGACAACCGAGAGGCCGCCGTCGTGCCCCTGGCGGAACTGCACCAGCGGCCAGATCTCCTCATCCTTGTCGCCGCCGATTTTGATCTCCTTGTCCAGTTCCATCAGGGCATGGACCGACCTGCCGTTGCGCCCAAGGCCAAGCCCGACCCAGTTCATGTCGCCCGCCTTGATGAGTTGGTTCGCCAGTTCGACGTGCTGCTCGTTCTGCACGGGGGTCCAGCTATTCCCGGTGATGCCGAGAACTTCCCCTGTATCAGACCGCACGTTGGCCTTGAAGTCCTCTGCCTCGACCGTGCTGCCGTCCGACTGCGGGACAAGAACAGGGCGACGTTCCACCTTCCAGTTGAGGCCCGCATCCCGCAACGCTTGGTCGATATCGACGCCATCGCCGCCCACCGGAGTGAACGCCGTGCCCCACCGCTTCTGGAGCTCCACGTAGTTGCGCTTCGTGCTTTCCCTGTTCGCCATTTCTCTCCCCTTGTGCCAAAGTACGTTTCCTAGCAGATTGCGCACGTCAATCTTACGCCCTAATGCCCCAATAGTAAAGGTCCTCATGTTTGGCGCCTACTCTCCCCAATAGCGTCTATCTCAGACGCCAGGTCCCAGTCCCCGCGCCTCAGTGCGCGCTCAAGCTTGGAATGCTCGGAATTGGTCAAAGCGATGAGGTTCTCCGGATCATCGTTCTGGCGGTTACCGTCACGGTGGTGGATGTTGTACCCATGCCCGTTTTCCTCGCGTGGTATCTGGCCCCAGGCGTTTTCATAGACCTTGGCGCAGTAGCGTTTATTGGCGCGGTAGTTCGGGCCTCTCCTGGCGGTGCGTATTTTCGCGCGCGTCTCCGGGCTATGCTCGTGTCCAAGGCTGTTCGTATTCCCCATCAGCGCGGCGCTCGTTTTCGCCCGCGCCTCCGAGCTGGGTTTCCTTCCGAGGCTGGCGGCGCTCATCTTCGCCAGCGTCTCGGGGCTGGGATCCTTTTTAGCGGCGCTTATTTTCGCCTTGGTCTCAGCCGTGTGGTGGCTACCTATTCTCATGGCTGGCCAGACGCGGTGTGGACCCTTACCCCCGGTGGGGAATAGCGCCGCAGAAGCTCCACAATGTTCTGCCACCCTACCGGGTTCCTACTGTGGACATAGATGTCTTTCGGCCAATTCGGCATTGGCGGCGGACCGTCCGGAAGAATACCGACCATCCACTTCGCAATGTCGTACCCACTCTGTCCTTCTCCAAGGTCGTGATCGAGAGACAGGACATCGACGTCACCTCCATACAACCAAAGAGTGGCCTCGAAGAAACACGTGGCTAGCACCCACGTGTCGTCAGGTTTCGGGCGCATGTCATCGACCCACAGCTTCACCCTGCCTCCAATACTCTCACTATTTCCCTCGCCGCTTCCCCGGATTGTATCACGGACGATGGGTAGCGCAGGACTTTCCATCCAAGAATTGCGGCCCGATTGTACTTCGCGCAGTCTTCAGAGAATCCCGAAGGCGTCAAATGACGACTCTTGCGCACCTTGCCGTCCCCTCCCCGCTGCCCATGCCCCTCAGTGCCGCCCTCGCACTCTACGGCCAACATGCGGTCTGGCCACGAGAAGTCAAATCTCCACTGACGGTCCGGCGTGGCGAATCTGTGCTCACGGATGGGCATGGGGCACCCCCACCCCGCTAAGTCGCCGGCAAGTTTGTTCTCCAGCTTCTCACGCTTCGCCTTCGCTACGGCTCGCTTGACTTGTTCCGGGGTCAGGGGCGCTTGCTTACAAGAGCGCAAGCGACCTGTCATCTTACCCGCCAATCACTTCTTCTTCAGAAGCTTGACGCACCTGGGGCCGATCCGAACCTTAGCCCCGGGAGTGACCGCCATCTTCTTGTCGGGCTCGAAGGTCACTGTCGTGCCACAGGCATACTCGCCCGTAGCACGCTCGACCCAAACGCCCGTCTTGAGATCGCGCTCCCGCTCAGAGCCCTCCTTGACCAGCGGCGCGAAACATAGGTGACAACGTGATGCAACCAACTTGTGCTCCATTCCGGGGACCAAATACCCCCTGAAGTCGACTTCCGGGTATGAACCAACGCCAACGCTCATGTTCACCTCACGCAGAGATACGACCATGTTATCAATACCACCGAACAACAGGCCGTTTGTGTCAAGGATCAAGTCTGATCCTGGTCTTTGTCGACAACAGCCCCGACGTCGGTCAAGTTGGTGACGTTCTGATCCGTCCAGTCCGCACCAGTCTGGCGAGCCGCGACCGTCGACACAGAGACAGCCCCATAGGACTGGCCATACGTAGTGCCTTGCGTGTTGAAGGCTATAGTGCCAAGCTGACTGCCCTGCTGCATGGCCTCCTCAGCGGCGGCCAGGAAGATGAACTCCCAGCCTTCTAGTTTGCGCTCGGCGATAAGCGACTTGGTGCGAGCGAGATCCCACTCGCGGGAAGAGTTCTCGAAGCCGTCCGTGACGATGGCGACCACCGTCTTGCCCTTGTAGCTCTGCTTCTTCTGCCGCTCTGAGACGGTCGTGACCGTCTTACCGATCGCGTCATAGAGGGCCGTCATGCCACGGGGGACAAGGGTGTAGCTGGGCACCGTCTTGACATCAATGCCATCGTGGATGAGGTCGTACTCGCTGTCGAACTGCGCCAGTGTGATGGTGCCCGAGGCCTCAACCTTGCGCTGCTCTTTGAGAAAGGTGTTGAGGCCACCCTCGGCATCATCCCTGCAGGAGCCCATCGACCCAGAGCGGTCTACAATCACCACAATCTCGATTGGCTCGACTGTCTCCTTCTTGGACTTCGCCTTCTTTTTCATCTTCCCCTCCGGATTGCTTTTGATCATCATTTCCCCTCTTCCCTCCCTTTCCAGATTCTTGACCATATAAGGCCAAGAACCCCCGTCAACGGGTAACCGCTCGCGCCGCCGCCCATAGGACCGACAATAGCCAGCATGGGACGTGACGCAGCCCTTGGGCCCATCGTCACCTATCCGCCCACCATATCAGTACTTCGACGAACGTCATCAGGAGCACAGCTACCCCCAGAATGACTGGTATAATGAAGTACACGTCTCCTACCTTTCGTCTGTCAGCTCGATCACTTGCATCTGATCGCCTTTGAACAACACTGGAATGATGCGGCCCGAAGGGCCGTCGGCGTTCTTGGCTATGATGAATGAACCCTCCTTCATTGGATGGGTGGCAATGGTTCGCCCAGTATCGTCCTTCTTGGTCTCCCACTTGCGGTGCATCAACACAAGGTTGGTAGCCCGCTCCTCAACAGCGCCCGAGCCCCGCGTGTCAGAGGCAGAGGGAATGAGATGCTCCTTACCCGGTATGGGCCGCCGCAGTTGTGAGACGAGAATGAGCGGCACGTTGAGGTCGATGACGATATCTTGCACTTCGTTGACGATGCGCGTGATGGCAGCGTACTCGTTCTCGGTCTCATACGCCAACCGCTGTAGGTAATCGATGATGATACAGTCCGGCTCCACGATCTCCGCTTCACGGCAGATCTCCTTGACGTTGCGGCTCTCGAAGTCGTACCAGACGTCCCAGTGTGACTGCCGCTCCACGTACTTTCCGATAGCCTGCTGGTCAGACGCTTCCACATCGCCCCTACGGAGTCTCGCCATGTCGCCACCCTCACGTACAACGTGCCGCCGCCCCAGCCGTTCGGCCGTCAGCTCCCGGGTCACGAAAAGAACACGGTAGCCCTTGTCACCGAGATGTGCCTGCAATTGCTGGGCGAACAGGGTCTTTCCTACGGATGGGCGAGCCGCAATAATGGTGAATGAACCAGACTCAATCGGGCCAAGGTCATGCGCCAGCTGCCCCCACTCTCTCGGCCACGGCAAGCCCTTGACCTCACCACGCGCCCGGCGATCGATGTCAGCAAGAACACGCTGCGTCAGTTCGGCCGAGGAAAGACTGTGAGGCTTGGGCTTATCAGCATCTAGCAACACCTGCACTTCGTCCGTCAACGCCTTGCAGATAACCTCGGCGGAGGAATTCTTGAACCCTGCGTCAATGACGTCTGAGATATCGCTCTTCTCGGGCATCCCCCGCAGCTCCAGAATGTAGCACTTGATGTCCGCCGCCTTCAGCGCCTCCTGCGCCTTCTCCATGTGTTTGCGCCCAGGGAGGTCGTTGTCGGGGATGCAGACAACAACCGCGCCCTTGAGCGCCTCCGTGTACTGCGGCAACCACTTCGCCGCCGCACCGCCAGGGGTGGAGGTAGCGAGGCAGCCGATCTTATCGAGGGAGTGGACGTCCTTCTCGCCCTCCACCAGGAAGACGAGTTTGCCCGCATTAGCGGCCGGCAGCACCTTGTCCAGCCAGTACAACACCCGCTCCGTCTTGCCCAAGCTCCAGTGTTCCGTTACCGGGTTCCAGACGGGGAAGTTCTTATCCTCGGTGCGGCAGACGACGTAGAGCGGCTTGCCCTTGGCGTCCACATAGGCGTACCGCTCTGTGACAAGGTGACGCTGCCGCTTGTCGCCGTCCACCCAGTAGTCAGGCGTTGGCGCAAGGGGCTTGACCTTCGTCGGGAGGGGCTCTTCCTTCGACGGGAAGAGATCGTTCACGGTGAGTCCTAGAGCAGCCACAACGTCACTGGTCTCGCAGTTGGCAAGACACTTCAGCAACGCCCGGTCCCCCTCACCGATTGATACCATCAACGATTGATGCTTGTCGTCGTGAGCAGGGCAACGGGCGATCCACTGATGGTCGCCACCGTTGCGCACGCCCTCGAGCTTCTCGAGAATCAGGTCTATTGGCTGCAAGGATGCCTCCCGGCGATAACGTCAGCACGACTCAAGCGGCCTTCTTCAACAGCGTCCCTCAGACCCTTGTCCTCTTCTTCGGTCATCCCGCGACACCATTGCGCATGCCAGCCGCCTTCATCAAACCATGCCAGGCAGTAACGTTGCCAGGGCTTCAAGTCCGACTCCGCCTTGAGGTCAAGCGCAGACTTGATTGGGGCACTGCCGCGCTTGTACCAATTGCTACCAGCAGGCGGCGGGCCATCGGCCCACTCTTCGTAATAGGACTTCTGGCCGCCGATGAAGTTCTCAGCGCGGACCGTGAAGTTCAACACCCCTCCAGAGTCAGCGGTTATGTAGTGTTTTTCTGCCGTTAGGATTCTTTGCCTCTCCTTGGCTGACGCCGCTAAGAAGCGCTGCCTGGCAAGCTTCTTGGCACCGCTAGTGGGCCACTGGGGCCAAAAGACCTCTTCGAAAACTGCCGCTGCGGAATGCTTACTAGCGCTAACGTGCACCTTTTCTACATCTGTGCTGGACTCCGGTCCAGCCAAAGCACTTAAAGAAGGTGAAAGAGAAAGAGAAAGAGAAGCGGCGTTTCGCGGCGTTTCGCGGCGTTTAGCGGCGTTTCGCGGCGTTTCGCGCTGCTCTTGAAAATGAGCGCTATTATCGACGCGCTTAGCCTCCTGGATGTATGATTGATGGCGGTAGAAGGATTGGCTGTCGAAGTAGACTATCTCTCCATCCCAAGCAATTAGCCCAAGATTATCCATGCCACGAAGTGCATCTACAACATCGCCCTCTGTGCGGTGCCTCATGCCTGGGCAGACCATCATGAGCAATTCTTCTGGATCACCCGTCAGAAATGCTGCATCATCTGCGTGGGGAATCATCCACGTGTAGAGAAGTGCTGCAAAATCCCCATATTCTCGAGCGAGTTGGTTGATGATCTTGTCCGTCGATATAGTTGTGGAAATGTAACGGCGGCGACTCATGAGAGCCGCCTTATCTGCAACAGGCTGGTACAGCAACAAAGCCCCTTAGCCAAAAGTCCACCTACAGCGCAATTCAACGTAGCCCCACACTGACCGAACCCGGCGCAGCAACCGCGCCGTTGCGCCATTACGCCTCCTGTTTAGGTGCGGGCGGGTACAACCCTGAGGTGTCTTCCGGCGGCTCGGGGGGGTACGGCTCGCAACCATACTTGGCAAGAGCTCCCTCGATGATCTCCATCTTCAATTCGCTCAGATCGCCGCGTTCCTGGCCCCACTTCTTGAGGTACGCACGCTGGCCTGCTTCCTTCGGGATGCTCTCGTCGAGGATACGGTTGTCACGTCCGATGACGTAGGCGGTCTCGAACGCCATGCAGGGATCATGCTCAGCCAGTGTCTCCCAGAACTCCACCTCATTGATGCCCAAATCACGGCATGTCTCATGAGGTGGGTAGTCAAGTGCCATCAGGTGGATCACCGCTCCGAGCTGTTGGGGGGTAAGTGTCATGCGTTCTCCTTCTCTACGCCTTGATTACAGCTAGCGGCCGCAGCCGCTTCTCTATCGCAACGAGGTCCGACTGGTTAGCCATGACCTCATCAATGTCCTTGTAGGCCTGCCGGCATTCCTCCGCCACATCCCCTCGCTTCGTCTTGAACAACGAGATGTCAGCAGCCTTCATCTCCGCCACCACCTGCTCGGCCGGGATGGTGCGCTGCGCCGCCTTTCGTCCCATAGTACGCCCCGCGCCATGGGAGCATGACATGAACGACTCGCGATTGCCTAGCCCCACGCCGATGTAGCTGGCGCTGCCCATACTGCCGGGGATGATGACCGTCTCGCCCTCACGCGCCCTGACGGCTCCCTTTCTGTGCACCATCACGTTCTTGCCGAAGTGGTTTTCCATGACGGCATAATTGTGGTGGATGTCGATCTCGTCGCCCCAGCCGATGCCCTCTCTGTGCAGGATACTCTGGATGGCGTGCATCATGTGCTCGCGGTTGAGGTAGGCGAAGTGCAGGCATGCGCTCATCTCGGCGAGATAGGTTTGCCCCTCGTCCGATTCAAGCGGCAGGAACGCCAACTCGTGCTCTTTCGGTACCGACGAATGCCAGCGATCATTCATCGCAATGGCGAGCGCGTTGTAGTGCTTGGCCACCTGAAAGCCGACGTTTCGGCTGCCGGAATGGAGCATGAACCACGCCATGCCGTCTTCGTCGGCCTGCGCCTCGATGAAGTGGTTGCCGCCGCCGAGAGTGCCGATCTGGGTAAGGGACTTCTGGTATTCGCGGTCCAGGACCGGAGTATCGTTCGAGGGGTCGAACCAGTCCGGCTGCTTCTCTTTGTGGTGATTGAACCCGGTCGGAATCACTCGCTGGATATCGTGCATGATGGCTTCGCGCTTCGCCATGAACTCGTCGCGGGTACATTCAAGCGGCCAGGCACGCATTCCGCAGCCAATGTCAAAGCCCACGGCGTGAGGGATGACGACGCCTTGCGTGGCTAGCACACCCCCGATGGGCATGCCGTAGCCCTGGTGGCAATCGGGCATGATGGCAACGTGCCGGAACGCGAACGGCAAGATGGCAAGGTTGGCGGCCTGCGCTAACGCGCCGTCCTCTGCGGTGTCTGTCCAGATCTTGAGCGGTACACGCCCCTCACTGATGACCTTCATGTATCCCTATCCTCTATCTCTTCCGTTGGGGGAGCCAAACGAGCATGGTGTTCGCTGATGCCCCACTCGTACATGGAGTAGCCATAACTGCTGGCGATTTCACGCGCCATCTCGATGAACTCCGCGCTACCGCTCACGCTGAACCCTTGCCCCGCCGCGCACTTCTCCGCAATACTCTCGCACCAGGAGGGGTCGAACAGCCAGGGGTGGTCTTTCTTCATAGCGATGTTGTACTCCTCCTCGACATCACAGAGAATCTCGAGCACGTCCTCACGCGTAAAGACTTCTATGGGACTGTGGTGTTCCGCAGTGGCCTTGCAGCTGCATGCGGTATGCATACGTAGCGGCTTGCGGCAACTCAGTGCGGCCAGCCGATCGCTGATCGTATCAAAAACGTTCATTCCTCTACCCCCAGTAGCGTTTGACGCGGTTGCCAAGCGCGCTCATGGCGCCACCTCATCCGGCGTCGGCATCATGTAGCCCTCAGCGTGGCAGCGGGTGACGGCGAAAGCGCCCGGTTCGTCGCGCTTGGCGATGCGCCAGCAGTCCCGCTCCGGGGCGTCGACGAAGTAGACCCACTGGACCTCCGCGGCGGTGATGGTGTAGGCTTCCGGGTAGCACATCATGCGGGTAACCCTAGTCGCGTTGAAGGCGAACCACTCCTTGTCCAAGTGTCCGAGGCCGAAGTACACCTCGCCGTCCTCATCGCACATGAACTCGTTGTCGGCGTTCCAATCGTAACCGTTGTGTTCGTTGCCGTGGCGGTCGGTCCACGGGTGTCTCTGAAAGCCGACGATCCTCACGATACCACCTCTGAGGACATGCCGGAACAACCGAAGAACTGGTTGTGCTTTTCTTGCGCCTCGACGGGGAATGTGTAGGAGTGCACGACACAGACGACGTCGCGGCCGCACTTCTCACAGACGATGGGGAACGTGAACTCCCAGAGGTCTTGCTCACGGAGCTTGCCCACCTGGAGCTGGTCGATATCCTCGACAAAGTCCCCGTCGTCCTCGCACTCGTCCGGCTCGGCGACGTGCTGCCGTGCTGCCTCTTCTGGCAACCACTTCCGATAGCAGGGGCCGCACAGGTAGCCGTCGTCCGTGGACCAGAGATGCACCTTCTCTTGCCGCTCGCGAATCTCGCGGTCGATGCGTTCCATGATGTCGCTCACAGCTCCTCCTCGTGGTAGTGGGCCTGCGGGTGCCAGCGCGGCTGCACGAATATCTCAAACGTCATGTAAGCTTTGCGTGGATACTGGCTGTTCATCGGCTCGGTCTCGGGCTTGGGCATGTTCAGGCCGTTCTCCATGAACCAGAGCTGGCCATTATGGAAGCCCAGCATGATAGCCCTGCCATAGGCATCCGCATGCCAACCGTCCGGACGGTACTTGCCGCTCGAAGCCTTGCAGCGGCAATAGCGCCTGCGGCCTGGGTGAATGGCCAGCATGTCTTTGCACTCGGGACAATAGATGAGTTTCATGGCCGCCTTACATATCATCTTCGTTAGCGGCACGCACTATGAACGCTATGATGCGGTCAAACCGTTCTTGAGACTCGCGGATAATGACCGCGAGGGTCTCGAGTTGGCGCGACAACTCCTTTACCTGCCCCGCGAGCTTAGCCATGGCCACGGCGTAGTTATCTTCCGGCGGCGGCTCTATTGACTCCGCGCTATCTGCGAAAATGCAGGTTCCCCGCTCTGGACACTCGTCGCACTCCATGTCGTAGCACCTTGCGTATGGTTTCTTCATAACCTCATACCCTCCAAAAGCCGGGCCAACGGAGCGTTAGGCACCCGACCCTCTCGAGCTAGTAGACCGTACAGCACAACAATCTTTCGGAACGAGCGTCCAAAGATGTGCTTACGCCGCTTCCGCACGCCCCAGAGCCAGTTCGGATCTTTGTGCCCCAGTGTGTTCGCAATCTGCCTCCACGTCATGCCGGCATCGTCATGCATGGCATCCAACAGCGGCAAGACGTGCCCTACCGCTACGTAGGGAGCCGTCATCACTGTGGCGTCGACTCCCAGGATGGCCTCGAGAGTCTCGGGCTTGATGCGCTTTCTCTGCCCGTCGGCAACCTTGCGCACCGTGCCAGCGTTGACACCACTGCGCCGAGCGATCTCCGGACACGTGAGGCCCACTCTCTTCGTGACGTATTTGATGGATAGCCGCGCTTCACGCGCATTCACGGTGTTGCAAGACCCATCTCGGCGTTTGGTGCGCATCCATTCGCGGTTATAGCGACGTCTCCCTTCCACGCAACGTTCACAACGGCATCCCTTGCTATAGCCAGAAGGGCCAAGGGCATAGCCGTATGGATGCTCCTGAGCGGCCACTGGGGATACGACAGCGTCCGCCGGGGGTGCTTCTGGTGTAACCGCCCTCACTCGCCTTCGGTTCTCGTCAGCGGTTCCGCATCTTCTGGGGCCTCGCTGACCGGATCGTGCTCCGGCGGGGCGGCAGCGATAGCTTCCTGGACACGGTTCTCGGAGGGTTGCGTCTTCTTGATGATGCGCGTCTTGTTCTGCGGCTGGTTCACCTTGGTGTCTTTAGCCAAATCGGGTGAACCGATGAACAGGATCTTCTTGCCGCTGCGAGACTTGCCGCTTGGGTCGGGCACGGGGGCAATTGTGATCTGATGGCTAACCCATCCGCCGGACTTCTTGCCCCACAACTCTCTCAACACCATGGCGTTAGTCTTGTTCAACACATACTCACGTTTCGTCTTCTCGAAGGAGAGGATGCCGCACCGATCGTTGGAACCATCCGGCAAGCGCAGCACCTCCTCATAGGCGGCGGAAATCGTGAGTGTCACGTTCATCCCCGCCAGATCCTCGGCGTGAAGCCACCGCTCCGGGAAGAGATCGTCGTAGTTGAACTCAGGCTTCTCGTCAGGCTCACGCTTTTCGTCAGGCATCAGCCCTCCGGTCGCAGGATGGTCTCGGGGCATGTCCACTCGTACACCGGCTCCTCGACCTCGATGGTCGGTACCTGCTTGAGCGCCTCAGGGTCGGGCTTCTCCACGGTCTTAGTGCCGGTCTGCACGCGCTCGCAGAATGTGTTGCGCGAGATGCTGAGATCTACTTGGTGCGGCCCGAAGCGACGGCTCATGGTGTACCAGCCATCCGACGCGACCTTCTTGGATGTGCCCAACAGGCGCGTCTTCTCGGCCATCTCTTCGGAGGTATAGGCGAAGATGTTGAAGGTCTCGCCACAGTGCTTGTCGAACAATTCCGGATGTTGCCCTGCAAAGTCGGCCAGTTCGTGTAGGCCCTTCGCATATTCCTGTCCGTCCCTCATTGTCCCTCCACCTTGAGCTTGATGGTCGGCTGCGTGCCTTCGACGCGTTCCCAGCGGATCGTACCGTCGGGCATCTTCACTTCACGCACCGGGAACGGGAACGCCGTCACGCGCAATTCTGAGTAGATGGGCGACAACGTACCGTCAGGGTTGGCCGCCATGATAATAGTAGCATTCGTGGTCTTGCTCGTGAACAGGCCGTTCGGTTCAGGCTGATCCACCGTTCCAGCCGCGCCATTGCTGCCCCACGATACCTGCGACGGATTGGTGAGCTCCGTATCCATCGGGATCGGGTAGCCCTGACTCGGGGTTGAAAAGCGGATGACACCGAAGTCGTCGGTGATGTAGGACCACGTAGACACGGCCGAATTCTGCGCCTTGTAGAACTGCGTCCACAGGTCTCGGGCAAGCGAGTAGTTGAAGAACGGGGCAGGTTGGTTCTTGTTGTACACGCTCTGCTGCTGGTCCACGACTTTCTGCTCGTTACGCACGGACTGGGTGTTATCGCCGCACCCAGAAGACCCCATGCTGATCTGCGCCGCGCCGATCAGAATGATGAGAAGGACGACTGCACTCAGTATACGCTTCTTCATGAAACCCCCCCTTTACTGTTGCCCCGCGATGAGCGCGGAGACTTCTGGTGGCACATACTGCGCGTCGATGGTGCGGGCGATGGTAGCCATCTGCCGCACGAGGACGGCCTTCTGCGCCTTGTACCCCTCTGTGATAGCGGGGTCATCTGTGGCCATGGCCTTGGTGTCAAGATCCAGCCATGCTTGGTACTTCTCGGACAGCTTGTCTTGCATCGTGATGACGTACTGGTTCGAGTTGTGAATCGCCCGGGTCTGCAGGTTCTGCCACGGAAGCTGAAGCCACCCGACCCAAAACACAAGACCTGTGACGATGACGAGCGCGGCAATGCCTGCCACGATCCATAGAAGGACTATCTTCACTCGCTACTCCTCAAATGCTATGTCGAGCTCTGTCAGATCGCTCTCTGACGGCAGCGCCCAGCTAGGTAGCCAGAGCTCCTCTTCCTCCGGGAAACGACCCGGCCATTCGTTCTTGTCGCGGCACTCTACAAGCTGCCGAAGTAGACGACGCACTTGGTCCTCGCCCACGGTGAGCATGTCCTCCGTGATGTCGAACACGCCGACGTCATAGGGCAGGGTCTTCTCGACGGCAAGCAGTTTCACGGGCCGGGCGTAATCCAGGGCTATCAGCCCCATGTTGTAAAACGCCAGCTGGCAGTGGTACTGGTAGCGTGCCACTGCGTTCCGGAAGTTGCGATAATCGAGGTCCGCTGTCGACTTGAGGTCCTGCAGGATCTCCGGTGTGAGCCAGTCCAGTCGGGCCTTGCAGCTCAATCCCGTCTCGGTATCTACCCACATGATGACCTGCTCGGCCTTGCCCTCGCTGAGATACTGCTTCGCCACGGGGTGGCGGTGCACGGCGTCGCGCATGGCCAATGCCTGCTCGTACTCAGGCGTCTTCAGAATGGTCTTGTCCGCATTTGCCTGCTTGAACGCCTTGAACGAGTTGGTGTTGCGGTTTTCGTCGTTGAGCACGTAGTCGACCATGAAGCGATCCGGCTCGAAGATGGCCGTATGGATAGCACGCCCCATCGCGAACACCGCGCTGTCGGTGCGCTCCGCCGTCAGTCTGTAGAGGTAGTGCGCTGGGGAGCGGCCCATTTCCTTGAGGGTGCTCCAGTTGACTGCCGGAATCTCACAGTAGTCGGCGAAAGGTACAGTTGTCACCCTTCGTCGTCCTCGTCCTTCAGTGAAGCCCAGCAGACGCCGCATAGCGGCACGCCCTCGTTGTCGTAGTGAATCGTGTCGGTGGTCCACTCTCCGCAGCCGCCCTCACAGGTCTCGGTGTCGAGGACGGCAATGTGCTCGCACAGTTCGTCGACGCGGCCCCCGAAGGCGTGCTCCAGAAGGGCGTCGAACGCCGCGAACGCATCGCCCTTGCACATCTTCAGCAGCGTGCGTGTGGCGAACTCTTCTTTGTTGAGGCGGTTGCTCTCTCCGCGCGCCGCTGACAACAGGTACTCCAGATGCTCAGCACGACGCTCCAGGCCCTTGATAGCGGTCCTGCGGTGCGTGGCCTTGAGATGGGCGTGCGCGGAGTCTACCCTGAGAGCCTCGACCCTCTCCTCCAACTCAAAGATGTATGTCTTGTCGGCGTTGAGAACCTGCCTGACTTGCGGGTCGTCCAGTACAGAAGTCATGATGGATGCCATTTCTATCTACCTCCTGATGCCGCAATCCTTAGTAATGAACTCGCACTTCTTGCGCCGCTGGAGCATGAGGCGCATATGCTCTGGTGCCTGTTCGATGGCCGCTTCTATGGCCCCCTTCCGATCATAGGCTTGGACTTGTTGGTTGAGAAGTCCCTTGACGATGACCTCCCATTCATGTATGGCGCGACGACGTGACATGCCAGGGCCCTCCTCTACCTGATCTCGTCCACGAGACCGTACTTCAGCGCCGTCTCGGAGTCAATCCACCAATCCTTGCGTTTCCAGTTCTTGATGAAGGAGGCCCTGGTGATCTTGCCTCTAGAGCGGTTGACAAAGATATCGGTGATGTGCTTCTGGATTTGCTCCACCCAAGCCACGGTATCTTTGACGTCGCCCATCTTACCCTCTGTTTCGAAGCTTGCTTCATGAATCAAAAGCGAGGCCTGCCGCCCCATGACCCGCGTGGAGCCCGCCTGCAAAAGAATGGCCGCCATCGAGGCAGCCCAGCCGCGTGCTACGGTCGTGACCTCATGCCCGTTGTCAACGAGCGAGCTGACGTAGTCGTACAGAGCCATGCCGGCCACAATGTGGCCACCACCGCTCATGATCTCCAGTTCTATGTCGCATCCCGGGTCAGAACGCGACCACAATGTCAACATGGCAACACATTGCTCCACGGATTCGTCAGTGACATTACCCATGAAGCGGTAGACTTTGAAGTGGTGGTCTGAGAAGGTGAATGCCTTGTGACACTCCTCGTACTCGGCTAGCCCCATCTCAGCCTGACGGGCGGTGCAGCGGGCCGTCCGGGCATTCGCTTTTGCCTCTGCGCCCTCAGCAGCCAGCTTGCGAGCCAACACCCTCTCCCTTAGGGCCTCAGCGCGACTCTTCTCCGCTTTGGCCATCTTCGTCTGGAATTCGGCTTCGATCAAGCGCGGGTCGGTCGGGGTGACTGGAACATCAGACAATATGGCCCTCCTTGAGTTGTGGTCATGCTAACGCCAAGCGCAAAGCCGAACAACTGATGGATCCCCGTGAACCACAGGGCAACCGTGGCCCCCACTGGGCCGCCGGTCACATCCATAATGTTACTCCCACCGACGGTCTGTGTAAAGGGGCAATTCTCACCATCCTCTGTGAAACCTCCTAGTTCCCGTTCTAGAAGCGCGGTGCTGTGGTTCATCTTACACCATTGTCGTCCCAATGTAAATGGCCCGGACACGAAAAACGGGCCGGACCAACCAAAAGGTCAGTCCGGCCCGTTTCAATGATCAGGCAGTTATGTTAGAACTTGGTGTCTGGCCAGATGGCCTTCTTGATACCATAGAGCACGCCGCCGCCGATCAAGGCGATGGTCGCGTTCTCCACGCCGACGCTCTCGAGATTGCCGGGGTTCGCCAACCAAGCTACGCCTGCCCCGATGAGGGGAAAGACGATCGTCCAAAAGGCGCGGATGAGTGCAGCCTGAAGGAGTTTCCAGTTCATTGTCACCTCCTTCTACGGTTACGAATAAACAGGACGCCGTAGAACACAAGGCCCACGCCGATGACGAATGGAGCGACTATGAGGGCGTTCTGTGTCTCTTGCCACCAGAGGTTGAAGTCGAAGCTCATTGTGCCCCTGATTCGAACGCTTGCTCCGCGAGCTTCTCCTTGTACCATTCCGGCAGGCCAAACGTCGCACGGCGCATCAGCTCAGGGCTGAACTCTTGCCAGAGGAACTTGAGGATCGCGTCACGCTCTTCCTCAGCGATGTCACGCTTGGCCTCGGCTATGAGCTTACCAATGTCCCTTGGTGAATTCTCGAGCTCCCCGTTGTCCCTGAGGTGCTGGACCGCCTTCTCGAAGCGGGCATCAGTGCGGAATCCATCTTTGAAAGCGTCCCACTTCCCCTTGGAAGTGTTCTCCTTGCTCCAGCCGCTGATGTGCTTTTCCTTGAACGCCTCACTGACAAACTTGCCGCACATGAGGGGGATAGGCTGGCCACCTAGGAGGAAGGGGCGAGCATAGTTCTTGACGACTACGCCCTCTACCTTCGTCCCACCAAGGTAGCTGTCAGTCTCGAGCATGGCCTTCAGCTCATCGGCTGACTTTATCAGCCCCTGATAAATCAGAGGTACAGCCTCAAGGTCGATACTGCCGGCCAGTTCCGCAAGCTCCTCGTACTCCGAAACGAAGGTGTCACCGGGCGTGGAGGCACCGAAGATGACGATGTGGTTCCGGGGGATGCGCTGGTAGCAGAGCGTGTTGTGCTTGGGCTTCCTCAGGTACTCGCCGTAGAACAAGATGTCGTTAGGCAGGTCGACGCTGTGGACATAGTCCCAGGCATCCATGAACATTTTATCAACAGCACCCTCGTACTGCTCCTTGCCCTTGGAGCGACACTTCGCTTCGCCGTTCACGCGGCCAAACACGAATTGGCTTCCGTCAATTTTCTCGGTGATTTCTACTTCGTCCAGAAACAAATCGGCGATATAGTCTTGGCCCACTGCAAATATTTTAGGAAAGGCGTGCATGATTCAGTCCCAGAGGCTGCCGTAGTTGTTGATGAAGAGCAGGAAGCCGTCATGGTGCATACGCTCAAGCTCGCGTTCTGCTTCACTCTCCCCGTGCCAGCCATACTCGTTGAGCAGCGCCCACGCCGCAAACCCATCGGCCATGCGATTCAGCGCGTCACGCCACGCCACCATACCGTCTCCGCCCTCCTCTGTCTCTTCGGAAGTCTCAGGGTCGTAGTCCATCGAGTAAATGGCCCTGCCATCGGGTCCGAGAATCTGAGCGGGATGGCCATGCTCCTTCTCGGCAAGGTGACGCAACGCGTCTGGAAGCCACCCGGCAAGATAATGATCCAGGCCCCACCAATCCTGCTGACCCCAACCATGGAGGCCACGAAGGTAGAAGTTCTTCAGCGCACCCCACCAATAGAGATGAACGACCTGATCGCGCACAAATCGATAGACAGTCCAATACCTGTCGTGAAGCCAATCATACCAATGCTTCTCATCGTTGTCGGCAAAGATTCGGTCAAGGCCATCCGACCTTCCCGCCGCAATGCGCGCACGAGACTCATCGCGCCACTTGAGATGGCGCTCGTCCCATTCCTTCATTAGCTGTTCGGATGCTTCTTGAAGATTCACGAATTCCCCCCACTAGCTAAAGAAGTGACCACGACAACAAGGTTACCCAGAGTCACACTCGAAGTATACGCTAAATGTTGGTAGATGTAAAGACTTCCGGCAGGACTCTCAGTCCCTGCATCACTTTCGTACGCGGTGCTCCGACAGATGACCAACTGTCCCGGTTTGGTTGTCCCTACTGAGGGCTGGTGGCGGTCGTTGCCGCCACAGTCGTTTTGTTCTGAGCACATGCGGTACGTGGTCGAAGAGAGCTTCTCCACCTCGGATGCCTATCTTCACGGCTTGGCTGGCGCGGCAGGCATCGAACCTGCGACCGCTCCGGTAACAGCGGAGTGCTCTACCTGCTGAGCTACGCGCCAATTGGCGGATGAGGTAGGATTCGAACCCACGGAGCTGTTACGCTCGGCTGTTTTCAAGACAGCTGCCTTCAACCAGACTCGGCCACTCATCCTTGGCGGATGGAGCAGGATTCGAACCTGCGACGGTGTGACCCGTTGCGGCTTAGCAAGCCGGTGCCTTACCTCTCGGCCATCCATCCTTAGTGGTGAGCAGGGTAGGATTCGAACCTACAGGAGACCCAGTCTCAACGAGGTTACAGCCCGCCGCGACGCACCGTCTTCGCCGCCCGCTCAATTGGTGGAGGCGGCCGGAATCGAACCGGCGTCCTCGGGTTGCCCATCAGGCCCTAGCCCAAGTCGATACCATTATCGCCCCCATTTGGCAGCGGCCCCCGATTCTTCCTGCCGCTACCGTGCGAACCCCTGAATCGTCTCGACCCTGCTGGGGGTCAGGTCCGCGCCCGTCCCGAGACTTCAAGCCAAGCCAAAGGCCGCAGCCGACGACTTGGCGCCCGGGGGCCGACTCACGTTGCGACGGTACCAGCTACGCCGTCGTGGTCGGCAGGTTCAAGGCATCATGGCATCCTTACTGCACTTGGGGCAGAGGAGATGCCCGAGCCATTCACAGATAATGTCACTCGACAGTTCGTCGCCGCCATACATGGCCCCGAGAACGTTTAGGCATTCCTCTTCGTCATCCTCGGCGAACAGAACCCCGCAGTTAGGGCACATCACGGTGTAGTCAACGAATCCCGGATGATCGTCCGCGAACACCCGCAGCGCCGCCACGAAGTTTCCGCCAAGGTGCCGGAGCGGCCCCATGTCGTTGCACATCTCCAGCATCCGCAGTTCCAGCGGCTTCAGCACGTGGTCGTCGGGTACGGCGCGGATGTCAGTCACCATGCGACGAAACCGGCCCACGCCGCCGCGCATGCCCATCCCGCAGCCGCATCGAGGTTGTGCCGCCACAGACTCAAGGCGGCGTTCAGTGCGAAGACGACTACGGCGATGGTGGCGATGGTAGTCATTCGAGACTCCCGGAGGTCGGGTACACGACGGCACTGGCCAGCCCCTGCAACGTCTCCTCAAACCGACGCTCCGGCGACCACGAGTACATCTCTGAGCCGTGGTCGACGTACCCCCTGTGGAACCTGGCCCGCGCCGTCTTCAGAATTATGCCGTAGTGGTCGTCGATGAGGTTGTGCAGGTTGTCCAGTGCCTGTTCGGCCAGCGACTCGAATAGGAACTCCTGCACCGGGAACGGGACGCTAAAGCTTTGGAGTGCGTCCAAAGTCGGGTCCAAAGTGTCCAGTGTTTTGTCCACCTCGCCGTAGTCAATGTCCGTGACCGCGCCGCACTCGGGGCACTGATCACGGTCGTCCGGGCTGTCATTCTGTTCGCGCAACACGTCAGAATCAGATAGGTTGTGCGAATGAATTGACGTGGGCGCTTCGCACTCAGACAGCCAATGCAGGAATCCCACCACACCCCCAGTGGATAGCGTTTGGGGCAGACACCATCAGTACGCCGTTTGTGCCCACGGTCCCCAGCCCTCTTTGAGCCAGAGCTTGCAGGCTTCCCGTAGGTTGTACTCGGCGGTGTAGAGCAGGCCCCAGAAGCGAAAGGCAACATGCTCGCGCCACATCTGCATCAGGCCTCTGAAGAAGCCGCCGTTCTCCTCTCCAGCACGCTCACGTCCACTCGACTCGCGCATAATGACCTGGCTCAGCTTCGACCACGACGATGCCGGCCACCCAACCCAGCGGGCCAGCGGCAGCCACCGGATACCGTTCGAGGTGCCACCCGGGTGCAGCATCTTATCTCGGCCAGCATGGGACTTCTTCTGCCAATCCTTCGCCTGGGAGCGCCACGTCCTTAGCGCCTTTTCCCAAGTCGCTTTGAGATGAGCACCACGAGGGACCGCCCGCACTTGTGTTGGCATGAGGGCGCGGAAGCACGCCCGGACGCGGCAGAGGCTGCGCCTCGCGCGGTGCGCAGCCCCCTTCGCCTTGAGGGCCCTGACCATCAGCTCAGAGCTGGCGAGCTCAGGGTTCGGCGTCACGGTGGGACTCGCGCTTGGCGACCCAGATGGCAACGGCTCCGAGGAACCCGCCGCGTTGGGGCCTATCACGATAATCACCATGACGAGGAACAACAGGACGAGAACGAGGACAACGCCAATTAGTCGAACCTTCACCTTGGACCTCCCTGGTCTTTTGCTGAATGCTCTATGTTACCTTATTTTGCGCCTCTTGTATAGGCCCCGCACCTTTCTTCTATCTGCTCAATAGACACGGGGTAGTATTTGCGTCCGTCCCACTCGGTGTCCACCCCTACATCAAACCGCATGCGCAGGCGTGAATCGAGGTGTTCTGGCAGCGGCTTACCGTGCGAGTGGCCATGCAGCATCACGGTGTTCGGCCGCCAGGAAAGCCACGGATAGTGACAAACATAGTAGTGGCACTTATTGTGCCGAAAGTCTAGCGCCAGCGGATCGTGCCTCACCTTCGGATCGTGATTCCCCTTCACCCAGTGCACCGTACATGCGCTTTCCAGCGCAGCGGCGTATGCCCTGAACGTCTCTGGACGGAAGGCGAAGTCTCCTAGAACATACAGCTCGTCCGAAGGCCGAACCGTCTCTAGGGCATTCGCCAGAAGCGTACTGTTCATCTCGCCGACAGAATGGAACTCGTGGCGCTGCTTCTGCAGCCATTCGGCCCAGTGGTCGAGGTGGAAGTCTGCGATAAGCAGGATGGTCACTTCTTGCTCCTCGGCACACCACCCATACCGTACAACATTACCGCAAGCTGAACTCTCCAACTCTCAGGGCGATCACTCTGCGCTAGCTCCTTCACTCGCAGCCTGCCGTCGGCGATCTCTGCAAGAATCCTGATGTGCATCTCCGTGACCATGTTTCTCCCTTACTGTCCGTACACATTGTGAGACATATGTCACACCAACGCTCACCGCTGTCGGTGGTGTGCAAGAGCCCCTCGCGTCCACAACTCTCGCAACATCCAGGGCGGCATAACCACAAGTCGTAGGCCCGCTGCACCTCTTTGCGTGTGCGGCAGATACGAACGTTGCCTTCTTCAGCCACGGTGAGCTCGTAGGCTACACCACTCGAGAGATGACCTTGGCTGTTCTGCTCCCCCAGGATGCGGATGGCCCAGCAGGCCCGGATGTAGGCGGCATCAACCTCCAGGATCTCCCCCTGCGTCCATTTACGCGTAGATCGGTAGAACAACAGAAAGTCGTTCCCTGGGATGATCGGCGCCCAACCCTGCTCGAAGAGATACTCCGCTTCCACGTTCATGTCTGCTACGCGCTGAATGTAGTCGCCAGGAAACGGCTCCGTGAGAGGGCCTGCAACGTAGATCAGTGGCCGGTCCTTCATGGGGCACACTCCTGGTAGACGCCCATCCATCCTATGATGTCGACCATCGAGTCGTGATGTCCTGGCTGGCCGGCAAGACGGCTGACCTTCACCAGCTCAAGTAGCATGGGCACGTCGAACGGCTGAAGGAACTGATCTTCCGGCAGCAGGCCGCGCTTGTGCAGGTAGCCGTTCATCATCTCGGCGGTGGCCGCCATATCGAAGCGTGGGTCGCCGTAGTCCTTGTTGCGCACCCCGCAGACGGCGTTGACCGCCTCTTCTGCCAAGGCTTCAACGCGGGACCTCAGTGTGGTATTGGACCACTCGTCGGGGTACTGCACCTCGTCACAGATCTCATTCGCCGTCAGCCTTGACGCTGTATCGGCATTCGGCGACGGAAGCACGTAGTTCCCGCTCTCGTCGTAGTAGCTCACTAGCTGCTTGTCAACGAGAGCTGTTCGCACTCCTCTTGGTTCTCCTCCCACTGTTTCCTCCCTGTAGAGATTGTCCTTTGTGCTTTCTTACGACCCCGAGCGCGGACGCCCCCGGGGGGTGGTGGAAAGTCCGTTCCCCAGCGTTTGTTCCAGCGACCCCAGTCATAAAGGGGCATCCACACATGGTCGGGGTATGAAGCTGCGGGCACTTAGCTCTTCTCCGAGGCTTCCATTACCCCGCCACGACCCTAATCGTTCCGAGCGCACGCAGCAGCGGGGTTTCCATGCCGCCCGCTGTCTTCGTGAGGCGCGTGAGGATGCGGTACTTGCCGATCGCCACCGGGTCAACCAGATCAGCGAGCCTCGCCTTGCCGTAGTTCTGGCCGTCGACGGCGGTCAGCGCAGCGGTGACGAAGGACTCCGACTCGTCGACTAACACCGTGCCGAGCGCTACCATCGCGGCCTGTGCCGTCCATTCGGAGGGCACGTAGGTGAAGCCCGGCGTTTCGCATTCGATTTGCCAGATGACGTACTCGTCGGTGCCCAAGATGTAGGTCGCGTCACTCATGATTCGGTTCTCCTGACTGCGGCCTGCCAGCCGCTCGGGTTCATGTCTGCTTGCCAGCCGCTCACGCGCAGCCGCGCGTGCCAGCCGCTGGGCATGAGGGTGATGACAAAGGCAAGGTCCTGGCCGATGAGGGCCATCTTGGTGCCGGTGACGCTAACGGCGGAGATGCCATCGGTTGTGAGCGAACCCTCCCAAACGGCTTGCGTGACGAACGCGACAGCCGCTACGGCGCTAATCGCCTCGCAGGCGAACGAGCCTTCCCAGACGGCTTCCGTCTTCGATGCTGCGATAGTGACCGCCGAGACGCCTGCGCATGAGAGGGCGGCCTCCCATGTGGCCTGCGTGGCGGTCCCCACGACGGCAACGGCCGAGCCCCCCGCGCAGGTGAAAGCGCCTTCCCAGGTGGCCTGTGTGGAGGCACCGACGACGGCAACGGCGGAGCTTCCCCCGCAGGTGAACGCGCCTTCCCATACCGCTTGCGTCGACGTTGCGACAACCGTGATCGCACTCACGCCCAGGCAGGTGAACGCCCCCTCATAGGTGACAGGTGCGCCGGTCTTCCTGCCGACAGCGGCAACGGCACTGATACCTCCGCACGAGAAGCTTGCTTCCCAGATGGCCTGCGTAGCGCCTGCCGCAACGGCGGCGGCGCTGATCGCCCCACACGTGAAGCTTGCTTCCCAGATTGCCTCTGTCTTCGCGCCGACAACGGCGACCGAACTGACGGCCCCGCAAGCGAAACTCGCCTCCCACACGGCCTGCGCTGGAGTGGCAGCGACAGCGACAGCGCTGATAGCCGCCACCGTGAATGAGGCTTCCCACGTGGCCTGTGTGGCGATACCGACAACAACGGTTGTCGATACGCCCTCGACCGCAAACGCGCCATCCCACACAGCGTGTGTGACGGTAGCGGCAGCAGCTACGGCGCTGACTGCCTCGCAAGAGAATGAACCGTCCCACGTGTTGACGCCGATCTTGCCGCCGACAATGGCTACTGCCGTAATCCCCAAACAGGTGAAGGCACCCTCCCACGTTGCCTGCGTGGGCGTGGGTACAATCGTGACCGCTGAAACAGCTTCGCACGAGAGCGAACCCTCCCAGATGGCATGCGTGAGCCCACCAACGACGCTGACGGCAGAGACGCCTTCCGTTGTGAGAGACCCTTCCCAAACGGCCGATGTCACCGCTCCTGTGGCGGCAACGGACGACACGCCCCCACAAGCGAACGAACCCTCCCACGTTACAACGCCGATCTTGCCGCCAATGACCGCTGCTGCGGTGATGCATTCAACCGCGAACGATCCCTCCCACACGGCCTGCGCGGGCGTAGCCACGACAGCAACGGCACTCACGCCTGCGCAAGTGAACGCGCCTTCCCAAACGGCCTGGGATGGAGTAGCAGAGACCGCGACGGCGGAAATAGCCCCTACCGTGAGGGATGCCTCCCAAGCGGCATGCGTGACGATGGCGGTAGCAGCGACGGCGCTGACACCGGCAACCGTGAACACACCTTCCCACACGGCTTGCAGTGGTGTAGCGACAGCGGCTACTGCACTTATCGCCCCACATGCCAGGGAGCCTTCCCAAACTGCCTGCGTGGGCGTCGGCGCAACCGCGACAGTAGTCACGCCCTCGCAAGTGAACGAGCCCTCCCTGATGCCTATGTCTGCGGCGTGAGAGAAGAGTAGGGAGAGTGCGCCCTTGAATGCGGATACGGCTGTCTTAGTTCCGACAACGACGGCGGCACTGCTGGCCTCGCATGAGAAGGAGCCCTCCCAGACGGCATGGAGGGGGCTCGCGGTAGCGGCCACAGCACTGACGCCGTCGCAGGCGAAGCTACCTTCCCAGATGGCGTGGGCCAGACCAGCCGTGACAGCGGTGGAAGTCGTACCCTCAACGCTGAAGCTCGCTTCCCAGACTGCTTGGGCAGCAGTTCCTACGGCAGCGACGGCAGAGATTCCCGCGCAGGTGAATGAACCCTCCCACGTCGTAGCTCCCGCCGCCGATGTGAAGTCGACCTCGTCGCCGTATGTCGTCCCGTCGGAGGTGGTCGCGTATGACCTGACGTGGTAGTCGGTGCCCGCGCTAAGGCCCGTCAGGTCGCTGGGGTAAGTGACGGTAGGCAGGACCGCCGCCGCGCTGACGCCGTCGCAGGAGAAGGAGCCTTCCCACGTCATAATCTCGGTGATCGCGAGAACGACGTGCGCCAGGTCGTCGTTGCCGGACGTGCAGCCTCTGGCGCGGGAGCCGGTGGTCGGCGTCGTCTCGTAAGCCGTTCCGAAGGCGTAGGCATAGCTGCCAGAGAGTGTCTGCGCCAGCGTCATGCCAGTGCTGGCCGCCGGGGCCGTGCTGGAGCCGGTATAGAGTCCCGCGAGGACGATGGCGGTGGCCGCGCCGGGGTTGATGGTCTGCGCGGCCCCGGCGGCGTTCTCTTGCTGCAGGACCGGAGTTACCGCGTTCCGCAGGTCGTAGTCGCCGCCGAGCAGGAAGCCGACCGCGTACATCGGGTTCGCGTTGTTCGTGCGCGTGACGACGACGCTCTGCGCGCCAGAGGGGACCGACGCGCCGAGAAGCCACGCCGTGACGCGGCCCGGCTCGGTCACGGTATCGGCAGCGGAGCCACCCGTGATCTTCGTCAGCGTCTGGCCGCCGTAGGTGACGGCCGTAGCCTGCTCCGTCGCCGACACGCTCTGCATCGTGAACACGACAACGCCCTTGGGGGCGTCGCCCGCGATGCCGAGGGCGAACGTGAACGACGCCTGGCTGACGCTGCCGGTCGTGCCGGTGTGCGACTCAGCCGAGCGAATGAGGCTAACGGTCATAGCTTAGTCGTTCGTGTGTGAGTCGGCGATGGTCGGCGCGCCGCCGGTGTTCCAGCAGACGCCGCGGTCAATGATGTCCAGGCCGCTGGCGTTCTCGAGGGTGCCGCCGCTCGAAGCCGTGGTGGTAGTGATGGCGGTGATGGCCGTGGTGGCGAGGGTGGGGCCAGATGACGGCGGCGCGATAGCGACAACGGCGAACGCCTGCTCCGTCGTAGCCTTCGTCGACGTGATAGCCCCGGTCGCGCCTGTCGCATAGGTGGCATGTGCCGACTGGTAGTACCAATAGGAGTTAGCCGACTGGTCTCCGATCCACGTCGGGTTACCGTTCGTGGCTGAGAAAGTGACCGGGCCTGACCCGGCCTCGGTGCAGACCAGTAGGAGGTCGCCCGTCACTGCCGGGGTGAATCCCGCCACGGAGACGTAGTTGCTGGTGGTGGGAACATAGGCCGACGCGACGTACTCGACGGCCCCCGGAGTACTGACCGCGTAGAGCACTCCGGCGAGATTCAGCGCCGCCGAGTTTCCTACCGTGAAGGCGGAGGCTGCAACGTCGGCTGCGTCGGCTGTCTTCGTGTAGGTCTTGATGCGCTTGGCCGTGGTCCCCGAAGAGTCAATCAGCGTGAAGCCGCTAGGCGTCCCGCTCGGATCAGACGCCTCGGACATGACGAAGAACACCATCAAATCGCCAACGGCCAGACCGGACGGTTTCGCGAGGCTCAGCGGATTGGCGGTCCCGAAGTTGTAGGTGAAGGAACGGTAGGCGCTCATGGACTGTAGGGGGAACCGTTGATGGTGATGCCGCTGAACGTATGCGGCCCGCTCAAGTTGGAGGGATTGACGAGGACGCTGTTCGCGGTCCCGGTCGGGTCGGTGATCGTGTAGCCATCCACGGTGAAACCCTCGACCGTGTTAGCGCTCCAGAAGTCGAGCGCCGAGTGCGTGTTCTGGGTGCCCGCGCCAGACTCTACCGTGAAGGTACAGTTCAGCACATCGTAGCTGCCCAGCGGGTTGCCGCCGAGCAACTCCTCAAGGACGATGCCGAAGCCGTCATGATTGCCCGATGCATTCAGAATGGTGGTCAGGTTCTCAAACTTGCAGTAGCCGCCGCCGCCGCCCAGTGGCAGGGCGAAGTTGGTGATGTAGCCAGCCGCGTCATAGGGGTTGTAGATGGTGCAGTCCTTTACGAGGCCGTTGGCGGGCTGGTCGACTTCAATGCCAACGTCCCATGAGTTGTAACCGACGCAGTTGGTGACCTCGCATGCCCCGAGGTGCCCTGCCTGCCCGAGGTGGTAGTTCTCCTGCACGTCGAAGGTAGTCGGGGCGGCGTTCAGGGTGTCGTGGTAGCAGCCACGGACGTACACACGGTCGATGTTTACGTTAGACCCGGTTGGTGCCCAGATGGCAAAGCCGGAGACGCCGCCGTAAGCACGACAGTTCTCAATCAGCACATCGCTGATGTGCGCGGTGCCGGAAGCCGCAACGCTGAAGTCGAAGACGTGCGCCTGCGTGTAGACCGGAACGTTGCTGAGGATGCAGTCCTTGATCGTCAGGTTCTCAATACTGCAACCGGAGTTTGGATCGGAAAGGAAGCACGAGAAATTAGTGCTGCCGAGATTCTGGGCATCCACCGCGAAGCCCTGCACTGTCGTCATCCGGTAAGTGACGCCGGAGCCTGATGCCCACGTCAGGAAGCGCGGCGTGGAGTTAGTCAGCTTGATGTTCGCGCCAGAACCTAGGAGGGTGAGCGGGCTCAGGTTGCCGGATGGCAGGGCGATGGGGCTGGCCATGGCATATGTGGCGGCGGGGAAGTAGACGGTGCCGCCGCCAGTGGCGGTGACGGCATCTACGGCCGCTTGTATGTGGGAGGAGTCATCGGTTGTACCGTCTGCGTGCGCCCCAAACTCCATCACGCTCCTGCCCAGCGACCCCTTGCCGCCAACGACAGAAAATCGGTTTAGTGCGCGGCCTATGTCAATCACCGTGCCCACCTCCGTATGTGTGTAGGCGGAGGCAGCACTGACGGCCGCCTGAATCGCAGGACTGTCGTTGGTCACGCCGTCGCCCTTCGCCCCGTAGTCCTTGACGTTGAAAACCGAAGCGGGTAACGTCGGGGTAGGGGTAGGCGTTGGTGTTGGCGCAGGAGTGGGCGTTGCCGTAGGCTGCGGGTTCGGATGCGGCTGCTTGGGTTTGCGTCCGGCCATAGAGGTAGCGGAAAACACGACCAAGAGAGTCGCAACCACCAGCCATATGATTGTGAAGAGACATCGTTTGTTCACGAGTCAATCTGACATCGAGGTGAAGCGAACGACGGCCCCCGCTGTAGCACTCTGGACGTGCGCCTTGTCGTCGGCAGTCGTGCCGGTGACGGTCACGGGGAACGTGGTAGGAGTCCCCGCCCCGACGTAGACGCCTACGGTAGACGAGGTTGCCTCGCCCATGGACACAATGCAGGCCGATGAACAGTAGACCACGAGATACTTGGTCCCCGAGGCCATGGCGCTCGCCATCGGATAGTCGGTGTTGGCGGCCGTGCAGGTGACCTGTTCCGCGACCGTCTTCGTCTTGAGCAACCGGCAGGCGCTGACGCCCCCCAACTTCATCACCTGCCGGTGTATGTTGGTAGTTACCTCTTCGGTCTCGCTGTACTTGCCCGAGTTGCCCTCATCGAGCTGGACGTTTGCAGCCATCAGGCCACGCTTACGTCAAAGTCACCAGCCGCGATCTTGTAGGTGTCGCCGTTGCCGATGGCGACGCCGGTATGAGTGTTTCCCGCGAAGTAATCGAAGGCTCCCGAGGCGGTCGAGACCAAGCCAGCGGCCACGATGGTGCCCCAGCTCGACGAGGCCGCCGAGAAGGCGATCTCCGCCGTGTTGTCGACGTTGCCAGCCGCGTCGGCAGTGTCCCATGCGGCGTTCATCGTAATGGCCTTGCGGGCGTAGTCGCCAGCCGCGCACTCCGTACCACCGACACCCGACTGGTGGTTGGGGGCAGTCGTGAAGGCTGCCATGTAGGCGGTCGCCGGAGCCGCGTAGGAGCGGTCGGTGCAACAGAAGTGGTCGAGTATTTTGGCCTTCCAGAAGTCGGAGATGCCAGCATCCGCCGCCTGGTCGAGAGCCAGCTTGAGGGCCGCCGCACTGAATCGGAAGGTATCGCCGTTGCCCACAGTTCTGGAGTTGTCGAGCGCCTTGCCCCACATTATTGCGTCGCTGGCGTTCTGGAGAGACGCCCCGACAATGGGAGCCGACCAGTCGTTAGCGGTAGCCGTCCACGTGGGCACGTAGATGTTGCTCACCATCTTGCCGTAGGGCGAGCCGTCTACGGCAGCGTTCCACGAGGCCAGGGCCATCGTGATAGACGCACCGCCAGCGGTGTAGCCGGTGCCAGTGAGCTGCGTGCCGCCGGTGCCAGCGTCGTAGTCTGGACTGGTAGTCCAGAGCTTGACTTTCCACGGGCCGGTGAGCGTGTAAGCGCCCGCCGAGCCGCGCATCAGGTGGTTGACCATGGCCGCAGCCATGAGATTGCTTGGTCCAGCCATTTCAGTCTCCTATCTTTTGAGTTGATGCCCTCCTAGAGCAGTTTGGTGGCGACGTAGACCAACACGATCGCGAGAATCACAATGACGATAAGACGTTCGATGGACATGGTACTCCCTTCTTCTCTTTCGTTTGTGAATCCACGACTGTCTCCGCGGGCCTGCTGAGGTCGATGTAACTCACTTCGTCGACACCACGCTCGCGGCTGACGAAGTACAAGCACTGCTCAGGGCTGGATGCCGGGTTCTTGAGGTTCGGTGTGAGGTTGTTCGCGCCGACCACGTCCCCGTTGCAGAACGCCGCTCCATCGCCGTAGGTGAGGCGCGTCGTCTGGTGCCAGTGGTGGAACAGCCAGTAGCGGAACTCGTTGCCGCGCCCCAGCTCCGACGTGTGCTTGGCCCACATGCGGTAGACGCCGTACCACGGAATCCCCATCGCTCCCATGATTTCGTTCCCGTGCGTCGAGATGAACGGCTGCCCGGCGACCTCGAAGCGGATGCGACCGTGCGTGGCGATCTCGCTGTCTTTGATCGGGAGGTTCTGCCCGTAGGCGAGTAGGTAGTGCCAGAAGAGCCACTCCCAGTTGAACGTCGACTCCTGAGCCCCCGACGACTTGCCGCCGACCTTGCCGTGGTTGCCCAGCACCTTGCGCCGTCGCCACACCTTGATTTCCGGCAGAGCCTCGATAATGGCCCGCTCTATGCCAATGAACATCTGAGCGCCAAACACAGTCTGCTCGGCGGCGTTGAGGCAGAGTTGCACGTCCTGACCGGCGAAGATTCCCCAGCCCTCTCCCTCGTCCCCCCCGTAGTTGAACCATCCGACAGTGATTCGGTATGAGCGCATGAGGTTGCGGATGGATGCCACCACGGCACGCACGTATTCCCTTGCGCACCACTGCTCGGCAATCTCGCGGTTATAGATGTTCCCGCCGGTGTCCTTGGCCTGCACCTTCTGTCCGTACTGCCAGTCCGACAGGTCGAAGATGACCTCGCGCTCGGGCAGATGCTTGTTCTGACGCTCGGGGGCGCGATAGTCTGGTGCGGGGAATGGCAAGGCCGCAGCGGCCACCGTCTCCGCCAGCATGTCCTCCAGCCCGGAGGATTTGGCGCGAGCCGCCTTGTAGAGGGCATCAAGCGCCTTGGCCTTCGCCTCGAGCTTCATTTCCTTCGTCTCGCGCTCTAGGCGTCCATCGGTTGTCTCGGGCGGAGCCACATCCGGCGTGTGCTTGCGCCCCCAGTGCTCCGCCGGGTACTGCAGGTTGTGTTCAGAACAGAGCCTTTCTACAGCATCGATGTGGTTGTTGCAGATCTTCACGCCTCGGTGTCGTAACTGCTTGCAGAGATCCCTGGCCGATTTGGCAGCGTTGTACGCCTCGACCATTGTCCCACGCTCAGTGGTTATCCGTCTGTACAGAATCTACCTCCCTGTATCATGCCCTATTCGACGTTGTGGGTTTGCTGAGAAGCCCGAAGAAATCGCAGGAGAAGAGAATCAGAGAAATGCTGGGGGAAGGGGATAGACCCCGAATTACACACACGCCTCAGTATAGGTGATGTCTACGAAAAAGTAAAGAGTTCCGTCACACTCATTCCCCGTTCCTCCTTACGGGGCGGTCACGCGTAGCGCCTTGCCGCCTCCAGAAGCTCCTTGTAAGGGAACCCGGTGCCGGGATCGGTGTGCCCTCCGGCGATGTGGAAGACGCGGCTGCACTGCCGGTGCGTGGTGATGCCCCTCTCGTTGGCGTGGAGTTGCTCGTCGGTTAGGGCGCGGATCGGGATCCCGAGCTTCTTTGACTTCCGCGCAATCACCCAGGCCGTCCGGTCGAGCGTGCCAGCAGCCAACCTCTTCCACTCAGCCTCGGTCCAGTTTGCCTTGCCCATCTGCTCGATGTGCTCGCCGGACGTGTTCACGTAGGGTGCTCCCCACGGAACCTCATCGTCGTCGAGGTAGCTTTGGATCGAGTTGTTGTCGACACCGAGGTTCGTGCTCCCGCCGGACTGCTGCATCTCGAAGTAGCGGCCCACGTCCTCGGCGGCGGTGAGGAAGGCAGCCACCTCCATGTCGTGCAGGACGATCTGGTGAACCACCGAGAGCTGGCGAGTCCCACTGTGATGTATGGCATCGTAGTCGTGCCGAATGGCGTACTTGGGCGCGGGGTTGAACATCGCCCAGAGGGCGTTCTTCTCGGTAGTGCCGTGCCCGGTCTTGTGCTTAGAGACGCGGTAGGCGAGGGTCTTGGCGTTGCCGCCCCAGGTCGCATTCCTCCAGGTGACCGGCGGGATGTCGAGCTTTTCCCTGACAGCGTAGACGCGCATGTCGGCTTTCAGAACGATGATATTCATAGTGCCTCCTACAGACTTGAGATGAGCTTTTCCAGGGCTGTCACGGCCGTTCTGAGCGTCGCGAGGATGGCCCGCAGTGCAGCCTTGAGCCCGGTCGGGGCGGGCGTCGGTGTGGGGGTCGGTGTCGGAGTGGGCACCGGAACAGGCGCAGCCTGCACCACCGCCCACGCCTCGAAGTCGCCGTTCTGGATACGGGCGAAGCTGGCGTCGGTCATGTAGAAGTGGCCCTTGTCTCCATACTCAACAGTCCACGAGTTGACCCAATCAATGCCGCCCACATCGCCGTTGCCATAGACGCAGTGGCCTCCGCGGACGGTGCCGTCGATGAGAACGAAACCCCCAGAATCCGGGTTGTCCATGCTGGAGTACCAGTCCATCCCCGCGACGATGGGACCGTGATGCTCGATCCAGTCCTTGATCTGTGCTGAGCTCGTAAGTCGCGAATACGCCGTGATGTAACCGGCCTTCTGCGCCGCCTTCAGCCCCTCGCGGACTTCAGCGCCGCCGTTGGGCAGGTCGCCGTGACCGGCAATCTTCAGGAAGAACGGTACGATGTCGGCGTTGGTGAAACCGGGATCGGTGTGCGTCTCGTCGTCGCAGTCGAGCGCACCCAGCGTGCCAGCCGCGACGCAGGTGCCGTTGTCGCCTTGGTCTAGGATGCGCGGCACCGACCACTTGAGCGGTACGGCCACGCCTTCGGTGATGAGTTGCTCGAGGCGGAACATCGGCCAATCGCGCTTGTCTTTGACGAACGGCTTGCGGCCAAGGCTATGGGCGTTGGACATGGTACCTCCTACTTGCCGAGCTGAATGATGATCGAGGCGACGGCGACGATAGTCATGACGATCGAGATGACCCACGGCTGTATCTTGTCTGTGGCCTTCTCCTTCTCCGACCCCGCCGCCGTGTGCGTGGCCAAGCTCTGCTCTGTCGAAGCCTCACGTTCCTTGAGGTCGCTGAGAGACCGAAGGAGGCCCTCGATGACCGTATCGAACTTCTCGCCCAACTGCCGCAACTGGTCGTTCGTGGCGTTTTCTGACTTATCGATCCGCTTCTCGAACGACGTTGTGTTCGCTCCGACGGCCTCCTTGGCCGCAGAGAGAGCCGCCGCGAGGCTGTCCAACGAATCCTGTTTCTGCTCGACTCGACTGTTCTCGACGAGGTGCATCTCGCGCTTTATGGCGGTGATCTTCTCATCCACCAGTTCCTTGAGGTGCCCGATCTCACGTGCCAGCGCCACGTTGGTAAGTGCGGTCGGATCTGGCACAGGCTTGCTGTCGCCCAGCGGGCCAACTGTCATACGTCCGTCGTCAGACATTCCTCATCTCCTCATAGCCAATTCCTCCACGGGTCCGGGTTGCTTGGGTTTAGGTTCGGATCCACGAACGGTGCCGGGGCGACGCCCGACAGCGGCGTCCCGCCGGTGATCGCCCACGGGTAGCCGACCGTCGCCGTGCCCGTCAGGGTCGTCCAGTTCCAACTCACTTCGGTCACGTACAGGTCATTGGCGCCGTCGAGGCTGGGCACGCTCAGCCGGTCGCCCGGCAGCACCTGCCAACCGCCACGCTCGCGGCCGTTCGTGTCTGTCATGGTGGAGGGAACGGGCAGGCTGCCGCTCCACTCGCTGGCGACGATGCGCGCATGCACGCGCTGCGCGACGCTGGCGGCATGGGCATCGGTGAACATCTGGCCGGCAAACTCGGTGATGACCCCCACGGACGCGCTGTAGTCGGTCGGCGGCGTGGCCGGGTACCAGACGTCACGCGGCGTCCCATTGGGGATCAAGGCATTGCCGTCCGACAGGTAGGTCATGCGAATCCAGTCGGGGCACGCCTCGGGGTCGTGGTCGAGGCCCGCCACCGACTCGCCGGCTGCGTCGCCGTAGCTCCAGCAGGAGTTGCGCGCCGGGTCTGCCGCCAGCGGCTTCTTGTAGTAGTTGAAGCGGTCGTCGCCATCCTCGTCGAGGTCGAACCAGTACTCGAGTTCGCCAGAGTACAGACCCGCGAGGTCGGTCATGCCGCTGCGAATGCCGGTCATCGATCGCACGACCAGCTGATTGTTGCCGTCGCCGAGAGAGATGACCTCGCCAGCGGTCACGGTGGCGAGGCCCGGCTTCGTCGCCATTTCGCAGAGTACGTCGGAGAGGTACACCGTGCGGTCGACGGTCACGCCGTCCACGCGGCAGCGCACAATGACGGACCCCACCCAGACCCAGGGGTCGCTGACCACCTCGTTGATAGGGCCAGCCACAGCGTTGTGCCAGAGACGCATGCTGATGGTGGTATAGGTGTAGGGTCCGGGCGGAATGTTGCCGGGCGGAATGTCGAAAAACGCATTGTGCCAGGACGTTTGGGTGGTCGTCTCTCCGGGTGAGTTCAGATGGAAAGCAAGACTCTCCCATGGTGACTCCAGAGCGAAGAACTCCAAGACCCACGGGCCGGGCGCGCCGTTTGCCGTCAGCACGGGCAGATTGCACATGTACGTGACATCGAGCCCGACGATCTTGCATCCCGTATTGAGGCCGCCGAGCAGCCAGTAATTGAGGTTGAAGCTCGATCCTGATGCAAAGGCCTCGTTGTTGTTGGCGAGGATGAAGAGGCGGCCCTCCGTGTCGGACGTGTACTTGGCCGCTTCTGCGTCCGACGCGATAAGCTCGGCAGAACCCTCTTCGTACACCTGCGCAGTAGTACTCCACTGTGCCGTGTCGGAGTCGTTCCACACCCAAGCGAAGGCCCCGTACCGGTCACTCCACGCCCAGAGACCCGAGCACTCGACGGTAATCGCGTCTTTGACCGGAGAGAGCACGCCGCCGAAGGGGTCGCTGCAGATGCGCCCGCCGAAGTCGGGAGCGCCGTTCGCCGTGAGCTTCACGCGCGCCTTGTGCTGGAGCTGGTTACGAGCCTTCGCCGCCACGTCGGGTGGCACCGTGAACGAGAGGCTGCCGTCACCGCCGGGCATCCCCTTGGTGCGCTCGCCGATGACGGCGCTGCCCGCGAGGTCTGCCCAGCCGAGGGCGTCGGAGCCGACCAGGAGGGAAAGGGTGGGCACGTTATCAGTCATGGTGCGTCCCTCCGTTGTGAAGTCCCGCTCGGCCCCGTAAACGGTCCCTACGTCGGTGGTCGTGTAGGCGCGGACGTGATAGACGGTGTCAGAGCGCAGGTCGGTCAGGGTCGACGTGAACCTTCTCAAGTCGGTCATGATGGCGTATACGTCCCCGTGATGCAGTAGGCAAAGGTACGTTGGTTCATAACTCCCCAAGTTGCACTTGGTCCATCGGCGTAGACATCGTCGTTCCAGTTGCCTTCACCTGAGCCTGTGGGGCCACGATATGCGTGGAGCGTCTCTAGCCCGGGGGTAGCGACGTCACAGATGAAACCCAACCAGTAGAACCCTTGGGCGAGATGCACTGGCTCCGCGAAGGGCAAGTCGAACCACGCCCCCACTGCTTGCCCACCTGGGATGGCAACCTCGATACCTGTGGCCAGCAGATCAACGGGCTCGGCCCAGTGGTCGGAGTAGATCACAGCCTTGACATTGCTCCCGAGCACGTTAGTACTGAGGAAGGCGCTGAGCTTGGTAACGTCCCCCCCATAGTGCTCACGGACCGGGAACCTGCCGCACATCTTCCCGTCCGTCCACGTGCCATAGAGGATTCGTTCTTCACCAAAGTAGCCAAATGGCCCATCCCACGGCGAGAGAAAAGGAACGCCATTGATGGTTACGTTGGTCATGTTCACGATGGAGTCCTGCGTTTCATTTAGAACTATGATCACGCCTACAGACTCGTAGGTATGGTCAATGATCTCATAGTTGAGGATATTGATGGTGCCAGCGGTTACGGTAGAAGGGATGTTGACTGCATGACGGTATAATCCCTCGACGTTTTCAATAGTGTATTTCATGTCCTCAAAGTTGACAGTTGTAAGTTGTGGCCCACCCTGATCGCCTACGACCTCAAACATCGACTGACCACCATTGCTGATCTGAGCGATATTCGATATACTTGAGCTTCTGCGAAAAGTCATATAGGGGTTTGCCGGGCGCAGAGGTGCAACGAAATTCGTATAGAAGTAGGCGTTCCAATTCGGGTTGTTCATGATACAATTGTCGACGAGACCTTCAGAACACTGGTCCATCTCAATGCCCACGTCACCGGAGCGGTTGCCGTAGCAGTTGGTGATCTCGGCTCTACCGACACGCGCGTACTGGCCAATTTGGTAGTTGGAGCTCGACCCCACGTTGGTCATGGTGACCATAGTGTCGTGCCAGCATTCACGGATGTAGACACGGTCCATGGTTATCGACGAGTTGGCATTACCACTACCCCAAATCCTTATGCCGGCAGTTCCGCCCTCACAACGGCAGTTCTGCACGAGTACGTCCTCGATGTGGTTCCACACGCTATCGACTTCAAGGCGACCGGCCTCGTGCCCGACGTAGACATTGATAGGACTCTGATTCCATGCCCGCTCCGGGTCTGTGAGCATGTTGATCACGCGGACATCCCTGATTGTAAGATTCTCGATGTTGATGTAGTGCGTCCATTTGTGTAGGCCCGCAGCATACATATCGAACCCGAAGACGGACTCCAGACCACTTTCCGAGTGATTGTTTTGGGCATCGACGGTGAAACCCTTGAAGAAAAAGTTCTTGAAGGTGAGTGGGTTCGTATAAATGTCCCAGGCCATGGGCTTGTTCCAACTGAAGAAGCGCGGTCGCGTGTTCGAGAGCTTTATAATCGTGTTGTAGCCAGAGAAGGTCATCGTACGAACGTTTTCTGCCGGCAACTTTATGGATTCGTCGATCAAGTAGGTGCCCGACTCTGGAAAATACACGGTTCCGCCCCCTGCGGCAAAACATGCGTCGACGGCACCTTGAACCGCCGCCGAGGACTCGATGACGCCGATAGGGTCAGCGCCATAGTCGACAACGTTGAAAACGTATGTATCAACAGTGTGGCTGTCGGCAATCGTCGGTGACGACGAGGTTGACCAGCAAACGCCGCACGCGATGATTTCCCTGTCAGGAGCGTCGGGGGCTATGAGACCTCCGCTGCGCGCCGAGTGTGCCTGGATTTTGGTGATGGCCGTGGTCGTGACAGAGGATGTCATGGCTACCTCACTCGCTCGGGAACTGTTCCCAGCGCGGCGTGGCGCTGTCGGTTACACGCAGGTACGTGGTTGGCTCCGAAGTCGCCTGTTCGGCAAGCACGACAAGTTTGCCCCTGAGAACGCGCAGCGGCGCAGTACCGCCATAGGCTTCGTTCAGCTTCGCCACGTCCTCGACGTACATCGCGCCGTCTGCCCAAAGCACCCTATGCGCGTGACCGCTCGTCACCTGCCAGCCGATCAGTCCGTGCGAGACGGGCAGGAAGGCGACGTAGTTGACGGCCGCGTACTGGCCCACGCCGCCGCCCGTGATGGTGACGCGCAGCAGGTCGGCCCCGGCCCCGCGCACAACCCGATTCGGCAGGGAAATGACGCCGAGTGGCAGCAGATGCAGGGCCGTGGTCGGAATCAAGACGGGGCCGCTGAAAGGGGTCTGAATGGTGTCGACGTTGGCGGTCGTACCCGCACAGTTGGCGAGCACGAGGTATTCTCCGGGGGCGAGATCAGTCACATCAACGTTGGTGTACGCGGCGGCGGTGTGGGACCAGATGGTGTTGCCCGCGCCCGCTGGATAGCCCTCCGCGGAGGCGAACGCCGCGCCCGCAGACCACGTCGCGGCCACGAGCGGCTTCACGAAGTCGCCGATGACAGCCATCTCGTCGTCGGTATGACCGACGTAGCAGGCGGACAGTCCAAGCGCGCCCGCGTCCAGCAGCAGGTCCAGCGGCGTGGCGAACTGGCCAGTCTGGGAGGTGAGGGGGATCAAGCCTGGAGCGTAGAGGCCAGCAGCGGAGTGCAGCGTCTCGACGGCACCGTAGACATAGGGGTCGCAGACGAAGGTGAAGGTAACGAGTGTAGCAAAGCGGAGCTGCTCCATGGTCGTGAATGGCTTGCTCACAATGCCCTCTACGCGATAAGCGATGAACATACCAGGTCTACTGGAGCCGTTGGGGCAGACCGTCACGGTAGACGTATTAGAATCATTAGGAAACACATCAATAAGGGCGGAAACGTAAGCAGCAAGCGCATCAGCACTGGAGGCTCGTACGAGTACCGTAAGAGGCCCCATAGAGCGCGGGGCTGACGACGATGGTCCAAACTGCGGCAAGTCGAGGACTGGAGAAGTAGTAGTACTCCACGTCGACCCGCTACCACCAAGACTAAGTTCTTCGTCCTCCTTCAAACTATACGGTGCAGTCAGCAGGTCAACAGTCAACATCCCCTTGGTGATTGAAAAGACAGTACTCATCGGGTCTTGCCCCCCCTGGTGCGATGATCGACACGATTTTGGTGCTGTTTCTGTATCTCTATTTGCGCAGCGATCTCAGTACTGTTGAGGTAGACCTTGACATAGGTATCGCCTGCTGCCGTCTCGCTGCCTCGTCCGTCACCGATGGCGACACTCCCTGCACTAGCTGTAGATTGGCTTACGCCCGCTATGGAGAGGTCGTTGCCGATACCAAGCGCACTAGCGGCGTTGACCATCCCGTTGGCAGCGCCTATTATGTTCGTCCAGCCCGCAGTTCCGAAGTTCCCAGCGTCGACTTCAGAGACACCTCGCATAACGTCAAGGACAGATAGGAGTGCGTCGGCGAGAAGCTTCAACCGGTCGATCGCAGTCATGACGGAGTCTGGAATAACGATACCACTAAGATCCGCAACAAACGTAGCAGCCATAGTCTTTATGATCGCCCCAAGCCTCGCAAAAGCTCCTGCCGGTGGCTCGAACAGACGAGGATCAACTTCAGTCATCGACTTCAGTAGATCAAGGGCGCTCCCGGCAACACCAAGCACCTCACCCAGCGGCCCAGCAGTTGCCGCAGTTGACGCAAGGCCCGTCTTTGATGCCTCGCTACTAAAGACCTTGTTGACTTCCTCTTGGACGATCTGTGCTATTTGTACGGCTGCTTGTGCAAGCGTTCGAGCCTTCTGAGCAACAGCAGCCGTCATCGCCGGGACCGCCGTGGTCGTGAGCATGGTCAGCGTATCGGAGATGCCGGTGATGAGCCCGAGCATATCGGCGACCGGACCGGCCAGCGGCCCCGCATCTTCGAGTGCGGCAAGAGATTCGCCGCCAGCGGTTACCAAGGCCCACTTCGGCTTCTTCTTCGTACCCGTATTGACCTTCGTACTCGTAGCTTTAGGGAACGCCTTGATGAGCTCTTCGGAGACAGCCTTCGCAACATCAGCCGCCGCCTTGGCCATATCTCGCGCCTTGGTGAGCAGCTCGGGAGTCATAGCCACAGTTTGGGCCGTAATCGCGGTGAGCAGCTCGCTCATGTTCGTGACGACACCAAGAACATCCCCGATGGGACCAGCCAATGCGCCAGCGCCCTCGAGATTGGCGGCCGCTTCGCCGCGCGCGGTAATCTTCTTCCACTTCGGCTTCCTCTTAGTGCCCTTGTTGACCCGCGTCGTTGTTGTCGCCGGGAAGACCTTGATGAGCTCTGCGGCTACGGCCTTCGCCATCTCTGCCGCCGCCTTCGCCAACGCCCGCGCTTTCGCCAGGGCGTCCGCAGACGCAGCTGGGATAACGGCCGTTGAGATCGTGGTGAGCAGTTCCGAGATGCCGCTCACGAAGTCGAGCAAGTCTCCGATGGGGCCACCCGCCTCGCCCGCCTGTGAGAGCTTGGTCCCCTTCTTGCCCATCTTCGGGTCGACCGCCTCTTGCTTCTTCGTCTTCGGACGGCCCTTTGTCCACGGGAACGCCTTGTTGATTTCCTGGGCGATGACGATGGCGACCTTGGCGGCCTGGCGCACGATTGCCTTGATCTTGGCTTTCCATTGACTGGAAAGCGCGGGCACCGTGACCTTGTCCAAATTGTTCAGCGCCTCGCCGATGCTGCTGATGAAGTCGATGAGCGTCTGGATGGAGCCGCTGGCATCAGCCGCATTCGAGAGCCTAGCGAGCTTCTTCTTTCCGAGGCCGCCGGTGGCCTTGCCAATAGCTCCCGCCACAGAATTGGCGGCTTTGGTAGCGACAGCAACGGTCTTGCCAACAGGATTGGCGTTGGTCGTCCTACCAGTGGCATCATCAGCGGAGAGTCCTGCCTGCCGCATGATCTGGGCGGCGCGGACAGGATGGTCCAGCGGGATGACGGCCTCGGGACCTTCTTCGGCGATCTGGGCGACGTGAGGCGTCCTGAAGACGCCGCCCAAGGCGTGCTTCGCCCGGACTATGGTCTCCCGTGTCGTAAGCGTGATCGTCTTGCTCTGGACACCCCGAAGCGAGGCGATGACCTGATTGATGGCCGCCTGTGCCTGACTCGTGTTGGCGGTGATCTTGGGGTTGGCTTTCTCACCGTTCAACTTCACCAGGAGCGCATGTGCCTTCTTGATCGCCGCCTCAAGGAGTTGCTTCTGCGCCTCGATCTTCGGCGAGGTCTTTTTGTTGTTGAGCTTGGTCAGGTCCCCCCTAAGCGTTTTGAGATTGCTCTGCGCGGCCTGGATCTTTGCCTCAAGGAGAATCTTCCAGTTCTTGCCCGTCAAGGTCTTGAGGGCCGCCTTCATATCGGCGATCTTCTTCTCGAGTCCCAGCTCTTGATGGATGATCACCGACGTCTGGTGCGGCTTCTTCGTGAGTGCGTCGAGTTGCGTCTGCGCCTTCTTCACACCAGTCTGCAGGTCGGATATCTGCGCCTTGACCATGATGACGTGATCGTGATGCACGAGCTTGTCGAGCGAGCCGCTCAGCTTGTCGATGACACCCGCCGCCTGGTCCGCCGCAGCGCGGGCTGCCTCGGCAGTGTCGGCGGCGGCGTTGGCGATCGCCGGTGTCTTGTTGGCGGCCATGCGCGCGTTCTGCTCGGCGAACTTGGCCTTGTTGTCCAACTCGTCGAAACGGATCTTGGCGGCCGCGATCAGGTCCTCCTGCGCCTCCTCCGCCTTCGCGGCGCGCAGCTTCGCCGCCGCAGCGTGGACGGCCGCGACAATCGTCTCGGAACTGACGTCAACGTTCTTCGGCTGCCAGACGAGCGTTCCGGCCTTCACTACGTAATGACCGCCGAGCGCCTTGTCCATCTGTGCCTGGAACGCGGAGGCGTCCGGACTCTTGAGACGCGCGGTCACACCCTTGTAGTCAGCGGCGCTGGACTTGGCGCCGCTGAAGGCTTTGCTCAGGCGATACAGACTGTAGATCGCCAGTCCTATGCCAGCGATAGCCGCAATGGTGATGCCAATTGGCCCTAGGATGCCGAGTATGGCCGATCCAACGGCGGCAAAGCCGGCACGTGCCCCGCCCGCTGCGCGGCTGACCCTGTTCAGCGCTCCCTCTGTCTTTGAGAGACCAGCTATGGCAGCTGTCTCACCGGCTACCTCGGTGGCTCCCATTGTCGGTATGAGTGCCCTTGTCGGAAGACCCGAGGCAGCCGTAGCAGCGGCCACCGAAGCCAGACTTTGCGGTGCAAAGGCGGCTCCACCTATGAACGCTGCTTTGATAGCGCCGGAAGCGACGGCAAAGGTCTTCATCGCCAGACCGGCCTTGCTAAGTGCTATGGCCAATGTGCCAATCGAGCTCACCAGAGTTCCAAGCACCCAAATGGCTGGACCAACAATAGCCGCTATGAGGCCCATTTTGACAAGAAAGCTCTTCTGCGGGCCGGAAAGACTGGAGAAGGCTTTCCCGATGCCTGCCAGCTTCTGCATAATCGCCGTAACACCTGGCAGAAGTATGGTACCCAAATCCTTCAGACCGACAAGAAATGCGGCCCAAGCCATCTGTAGCTTACCAACATCAGTCGCGGCCCAGATCTTGAAGGTGCCCGCAGCTTCACCTGAGGAGTTTTTTACCTCGTCAAAGGTCTTCTTCAGCCGTGCGCCGGTACCACCCAATAGCCCCCAAACGGCACGCAGGGACCGGATGTTCGGAATGATTGTCTTCAGTATCTCATCGGCCTTCTTGGGGCCAGCTTTGTCTGAAAGACGGACGATCTCCTTGAGGGCGGGTACGATACCCTGGCTCGCGAGAATCTTACGCAGATCGTAGTAGGAGCTACCCATAGACGCCAGATAGTCGGCTCCCGCCTTCGTGCCCTTCGTCAGACCGAGCATGAGGTTGTTGATGGACGTCACCGCTTCCGGCGTCTTGATGCCCTTGGCGGTCATGACGGCGATGGAGGCAGCGACATCAGCGAACTCGACGCCCAGATGGGCGGCGTTGGCGGCAACGTCACCAATGCGCGCAGCGAACTCGGCAGGCTCTGCCTTACCAGTGCGGATGGCTGCCGTCAGGATGTCCATAGCGCGGGCGGCAGTAAGCCCCGTGCCCTCGTAGGCTGCCAGGGCTGTGGTCAGGCTGTCGGCAACGACCTGCGTCTCGCCCATGCCCATGGCCGCGCCCTTAGCAGACGCCTGGAGGATCTTCATGGCGCCCGCGCCCTTGAAGCCCGTCGACGTCACGAAGTAGAGAGCGTCCGCAAGCTCTGCGGGTCCCCGACCTGTAGTTTGCGCCAGGGAGTCCATCCCCTTACGGTAGATGGCCATATCCTTGGTGCTCTGCCGGTTGATACCGGCGACCTTCATCATGCTACTCTCGTACTTGTAGGCATAGATGACGGACGCCGCCCCTGCTGCGATGAGAGGAAGGCTGACCCAGCGCGTCAGCGAACCACCGATACTCTGCATGGTACGGCCCGCGCGTTGCCAAGAGCGACCCTGCGAGTCAAGGGCCTTTGACAATCGGCTGGCATTGCCGGCGGCGCTGTTCAGCGCCGCGCTGAGGGACTTATCACGTCCGACAAGTATGACATCTACAGTGTTCTGTGCCAAGGCAGACCGTTACTCCCTTACTTTGTCTGTTTAGCTCGTTTGTCCATGTACCTGACGATACCCAGCCAATCGTTCGGACTCAGATCAAGTATGTCGGGAAGCCTCCATCCGAAGGATTCGCAGACTGCGAGTCGATCGTCGAAGGGAGGGAGGATGGGGTCGTCGGGTCCGCACTCTTTGATTCCGGCGTGCTTTCGTCTACCTCTCCTAAAGGGTGCTTCTCCGCTTCAGCCGCCTCCTCTTCTGCAGCCGCCTTCTCAAGCGCCTCCACCAACACCTTCTCCACAGCCACAACAAGATTGTCGTAGGTGTCGGGTTCGGTGCACTCCTCCAGGAGGGTGACGAACTTGAGGCCCGGGCGGCGCTTGCGTTCTGCCATCCACACAAACCCTAGAATCCACCGAGGGTCGATGTTGAGCAGACCAGTCGGAATGTCATCGGGGCCGTCAACAGCCTCCGAGATGGTCTTTAGGATCTCCGTGAGGGCGTACTGGGGATTGACCTTGACCGCGTCGCGGAACGCAAGTTGCCATGCGAACGGCCAATCGCCAATCTGGATGTCCATTCTGATTTCAGTCATGTGATGTCCTCCCTGTGCTTGGTAGATTAGATCGTATGCTAACGGTAGCCACCCGTAAGGATCTTCTTGGTACGGTGGATCTTCCTGCCGCCACCGAAGCCGCCGCCGCCGCGCTTAGCAACGGCGCGACCACCAACGAACGGTGGCGCGGACTCGATGCCCAACTCTGTGCTGGTGACGTTGACAAGAATTCCGTGCTTCTCACACACATCGGCAATGCCTCGCGTCAGGGTGTCGCCGATGTAGCCACGAATATGGTATGCCACGTTCCAAATGAAGTAGCCGCGTGGCAGGCGGGGCTTGTAGTAGATTCTGTGCCCACGGAAGAGGGCACGGCCTGCCAGAAGGTATGGTGCCATGACCTGTACCTTCTTGTGGCCCGGGTTCAGGAAGCGCCCCATACCAGCACCGAGGCGGTGCCAGTAGGAGAGACCACCAAACTCCTGAATGTAGATGTGCGGGGTCATAGCGCCGCCTGCACCCACCCGGGCCGAGTTGTAGGTGGCCTTGTGCTTCACCGAAGCCTTGATGGCGCCGGGCGGTGGCTGCCCGGCGCCATCCTTCGAAGATTGGTAAGGTCCCGGAGCGTGGGCGACCACATTGGTGTGCGCATAGGCGGCGATGTTCTCGTAGACTGCTCGCATGTCTTTGACACCCCCCGCACTTGCGCGGAGGGCTACTGCGAGCTGGTCAAGCGCCTCGCCATTGATACCAACGAAGTGGCCACCTACTGCCATTTACGCAGTCAGGTCGTAAGTAATGGTGCCGCTCGCCGTGAACTCGACGGACAGCTTGTTTTCGCCGTCGTTCGAGAGGCCCAACTCGAGGGTGCTCACGACGAAGTTGCCAGTGACACTGAGGCCAGTGGCGAACGTGATCGTTAGGGTCGAGCTGGTGCCCAGCGAGCACTTCGCGGCCGGGCCAGAGGCACCACCGTCGTGCATAAACTCGATGGTGACGTTATCATGCGTGCGCATGCCCGTATCGATGGGCGCAGGCCAGATGGATCCAGCCGCATGGAAATCCTGCATCTTGACGTTCTCTTTGACGCCAGAGACGCTCAGAACAAACGCCTTGAGATCAGTACCGTTGAAGGTGATATCGACGATATCCTTCCAAGAGTAAAGAGCCATGTAAACATCCTTTCAGTGATTTTGTTTGTAACCGTCGAGTGCTGTTGACAAAAGGGCACCGCAGCAAGATGCCAGAAGCCGTCAGGCGCGGCCGGGAAACACGACGCGCCAGCCTCAGGAGAGCGGGGTGATAGTCGTCAGGTACGAGATGCTCGTGCCAGCGCCGCCGTTGTAGATCCAGGAGGTCGAGATGTAGCGGTTGACCAGCCCGGAGAGCGTGATGCACCGCCCGCTGATTGCGGTCGTGTTGGCGAAGCTACCGCTCGCGTGCGCGACGAAGGTGATGTGGTCAGAGCTATGCCGCACTACGACAGTAGCCGAGGTGGCGCCACCAAGCACGATGGCACCAACCTGAAGGTAAGCACGCGCACCATCCGCTGAGGAAGCCCCAATATCGGCATAGGCCGCATCAGTGTTGCCAGCAGTCGTACGCGTAGCATACGGAGTAGTGATGTAGCCGGGATCCACAGCACCGCGTGACGTGATGCCGGGAGTCAGCTTGTGTACATCGTCGCTCGAGATACCGACTTCGATCTCTGAGACATTGGCAGCCTGGAACGACCAGCAGCGGTTGCTGACCACGTTGCCTTCCAGGAAGACAGTCACAACCTTGTCGGTAGTTGATAGGGCGTTGACCCTGCTAAGGGCGATGTCGGCAAGAACGGGCGTGGTGGTCAGTGAATCCATCCAACCGCCCAAGGTCAACTCGCCCTTATACGAGCCGAGCCAGAAGTTGTAATCCCAGACCTGCCCACAGGCATGATGGACAGCCACATCAGCGGAGACCTTCATGCCGAGGGTGTCGATACCATCGGCGATGTTGACCCCATCGAACATCACATGAGTTACGTCTTTCAGTGAAGAGAGGCCCATTTACTTTTCACCTCCTCGACTTACCTGGTCGTTACTTTTGCGAGGGGTCTTGACGGGCTCCGGAACAGGCGTGACCTCGTCCTCACCAATCTCCTCAATCCCGTTGGCAAGCCAGCTGGGGACAATATCGGGGTATGGAGGCGAAATCACCAGCTCCTCATCGCTGGGCTTGATCCAGTCGACCTCGTCCAGCTTCCCGGCCTTGGCATTGCGATAGCCCACGACGGTGGCCGGGTACACCGTGCCGGGGGGGATTCTGTACTGCTTAGCCATACGCACCTCTTAGTTGGCCGGGATGAAAGTCGCCTTGACGCGAATTGTGAAGCGGAGCTCACAGATGCGCGCGAAGGGTTCGTCGTTGATGGTCTGGGTCATCTTCAGGCGGATGATGCGAGCATCTCCTACGCCTAGCTCCCCCTCTGTCACGAGCGTGGTGGTGTTAGACTCGCGCAGCTGGTCGTAGATCTCCTCGAGAATGGCAAGCGTGCGGTCACGGACGATCTTGATGACTTCGGGCTCGGTTTTCGTGGGAGGGATTGCACCCGCAGAGATACAGTAGCAATCAACTTGGTACAGCTCGTCGATGCGCTGTTGCGGTGTGCCCGTGAGGTATTGATACTCGTCGTCGATGGGCTCGACTCCGAGCACGATGTGCTCCGGGCCCAGCAGAGCAGCGTCAGCAATCGGTGCGGTGAAAACCGCGACACCCTGCAAACCTTGACGCTCCTGTAGCAGCTCCGAGAAGTTGTCCAGGAACGCGCCTATTGTGCTGACACTACCCATCAGGCAACTCCCATGCGGCGCTTGCCGTACATACGGATGATCTTCCGCACGTCAGGGATACGGTGCCAAGAGCCGCGGAAGCCGTCGCCGGCAGCGAACGAGAGAGTCACGTCGCCCATCTCTGTGCGTTCAGCGGTGTAGGGGCTCACCTGCTTGGGCAACTCTGTCACAAGGATCTCGAGCACTGCCTTGCGCACAAGCGCGGGCGTAACTCTGTAGCCATGCCAATAGCTGACCAGACAGTTCTTGACGCCCATACCCCAAACACCATTTCGTCGCTCCAGCAAACCGCTGTCAGACGGAGCCATGCCATTGGTGTAGTCAGTGGGACTGAGATCCGGGGCCGTGAGGGTCGTGTAGTCAATGCTGGCGGCCGTAACCAGTAGCGGCAGGGGGTGCCGCAGTAGCAAGCTGTAGGTGTTGTCACCGTTATGCGCTTCGTTCTTTGCAAGGCGAGGGAAGAACGCCACGTTGCAGACCATCGGGCTCTCTAGCCACTCGCGGATCTCAAACTCCGCGTCCAGGATATCTGAGCTCGGATATTCAGGTGCGCTTGCCATGAGTCCAGTGTTGTGGAAGGCCCGTGCGGTCGGAACGTCGAAGAGCCTGTCCACAAGCCCAATCTTGACCGTGTCCCCGGCAGTCGTCTGCGCCGGCAGGTCGATCTGCGTCACCGTGGCGAACGGCTGCCAGTAGTCGAAGATGGTCTCGTTCCCATCCAGCGCAATCGTAGCCGAACAGGCATCACCGTTATCATCGGTACCCGTCAGGACCACGTTCCCCGTGAGCGTCGCCCCAGCCTTGGTGCCAGTGACGGACAGGCAACGCGGGACAGCGGGGTTTGTGGTCGCCGTGGTGATGACCTGCGGCGCGGCCAGCAGGGTGATGGCAGCGTGTACGGAAGCGGACAGGTCATTCATGATTACGCCTCAACCGACCCTTCACACACGATGTTGGCGTGGTCAGCGGCGGTAGTGGTCGCAACCAGAGCCGTGTTGGCCGTCAGGCTTATGGGGCCGAGGGGTTTGTAGGTGAAGGTCTGGTTGGCACCGAGGTAGATGGGTCCAAGAATGGTACTTCCACCGGCCCCGTCTTTCAGGGTGAAGGAGTTGGCCGCCCCCTCGTTCGAGAAGATGACCTGTCGTATCATCAGCCGCTTGCCGGCACCCGGGGATGCTAGAACTGATTGGTCGGTGAGTGCAGCTGCTACACTTGCGGCGCTGCCACGGAACTTCGTCCATACGTCGCTCATTTAGCCCTCCTAGGGCGTGGCGGGTTTACTTACTGATACTTGCGGGGCCGTCCGGGACCACGACGCGGCTCGAGCTTTTCTACGTGCTCGGCTGCGTTCTGGGGCGGGGCCGCTTCAGCGGTCTGGACGCCGCTGCGGTCGATCTCAACCTCTTCGACCTTCTCCTCGACTACTTCTTCGACCTTCTCTTCTTCCACGGCCTCGGCGTAACCGTTCTTGATGTAGTCTCTTGCCGACGCATCGCCGACGTCGACGATTGCGTTGAAGCGTGTTTGCTGCCCGTCGCAGGTACCAGTGACAGTGCGGAGCATGCGGATCTTCATTGAATGGCCTCCCCTTCTTGGGATAAGAGAGCGGAGGTGGGCCAGAGTGACCCACCTCCGCCAAGTCGACGAAATATCAGAGCTTCTCGTCAGTCCAGACGTCGTTCATCTTGATGTACAGCTTGCCAGCGCCGTCGACGCAACTGACATACAGTGAGCCGTCGGCCCACAGCGTGTCTGCTCCAATGGCGGTCACGATCTCACCGTCGTTGGTTGCAGAACCAGCGGCGAGAATGCACGGAAGACCGTTGGCGTCCTCGCCGATGATGAGGTAGTTACCACCTTGGGCGCGCGCGATCTTGGATTGATAACCTTTGGCCATAAGACTGCTAGCCTCCTTTCAGGGCTTGCAGGTTGAAACACAAGGGGGTCTGGGCCGGGAGGGGGAAACCCAGACCCCCAGCTTGGCATGGCAACGCTAAAAGCGCCCCTCCACGCCAGGATCACGCAGTATTAGGCGTGAAGCGTGATAGCCTTCACCTTCGCCGTGTCGAACAGATCAGCGTCGATGAACTGCGCGAAACGCACGGTCGTCTCGAACGAGGTGAAAGCGACAGAGTCGTCCCTCTCGATTCGGACGCCGCCAATGCGACGCACATAGTAAGAGCTGACGTCACCGAAGGTGACCGGCTTCAGGCCAGCGGTGCAGGCCGGATAAGCCGCGTCCTCGTACATCGCCTTACCGAGGATCGTGTCGGGGACACCAGCCGCTACGGCCGGGTTGAACAGGTAGTGACCCTCGCCGTCCTTCATCATGAAGACCTTAGCGAAGGCGGTGGAACCCAGGACCCACTTGCCGCGCATGCGGGCACCGGGCATCACCGACAGGTACAGGCCGATCAGCTCGTCAGCCGTGAAGTCGGTGGCAGAAGCAGCCGTGAGACCCGACGCTGCCCTGACGGGCAGGCCGTCCGGCATGGTCGTGCCGGTGCCGGCTGCGAGCTGAGTCGCGACCTTAGTGGCCAGAGCACGCGACGCGACCTCAGCGACGGCCATCCAGACGTTGATCTCGGAGTCGCGGATGAGCTCCTCGGTCAGCACCATGTAACCGTCCTGGCGGTACGAATCCAGCTGCGGCTGACTGAACACCGGGTTGGTGATCGTAGCCGGTGAACGCTCGGCCGTCTGAGTAGCGGACGCGTCAGTGACCAGCATCGGCCAGAGCAGCGTACGACCGTGGTTGGTGTCGATGTAGCTCGGACCCGCCGCGAGCACGCCAGACTCGGCATTCTCATGGAAGATCAGGTTGGTCATGAGCTGGCTGGTGTAGGTGTACCCAGCCTTGACCGTTGAGCCCGTGTCCTTGAACCACTCTTCGTTCGCGCGGACGAGCGGGATCTCGATGGAACGAGACTTCGGACCGTCCTGGGTGGGTGGCGCGGCCCACGCACGCATAGCTTCGAGCATGGGGTTGTGCGGCTGAACGGCATGCATGATCTCGATGCCAGAACGGGCCTCTTCGACCTCGCGGTCGCGCTGGGCCTCGATGAGCGCACTATCGAGCTGCTCGCGCAGCGCGACTACGTCAGCGAGGGCATTGTCACGAGTCTCTTCAGGCTGAGACTCGTCGCGGGCCACATTGCCCGCCGCACGGTAAAGCTCGTGCAGTTTGGTGAGCTCGGAAGCAGTCATTGCTGCATCCTCCTTGTAGAATGTACTAGAATTGATCTCAGAACGTGGAAAGGGTCTTCCGAACCCGCGTCCGGCTGGCGAGTGGCTCCGCGTCATCGGCGGTCGGCTCGTCAGTGGTATCATCCGATTCGTTGAGTGTATCCGCACGCTCTTCAGCGGCGGGCGGCTCGTGGGTATCAGCAGCGTCGAGTGTCGGTTCATCGGCCAACGGCTCGGCGGGCTCATCGTGTGTAAGCTCAGGGAGCTGCTTGCGCAGCTGTTCCATGAGGGCAGTTGTAAGCGCCTCTGAGTCACAAAGAACCTCGGGCGTAACGCGTAGCACGAACTCTTGCAGTGTATTCACAATCGGATCCGCCTCGGAGCGTTCTTGCGAATCCTCTGGATGCGCTTCAGAAAGTTCCGTGCAGGGGGTGGTGGTTCTCCCCTCGTCACCTTCGACGGCGACGTAGAAGGACTGTATCTCTACCTCGAACGGAGTTCCAAGCGTGATGGAATCGTCATCCGCACGTTGGTAGGACAGTTGATAGAGGCGGTAATTCTCATCGTATGCCTCATAGACAGCCCAATCCAGTCCGCAATCCATGACCCAGTTCGAAAGACCGAGGTCGTTCTTGATGGCCTCAGAGACGGCATCACGCAGATCGTTGAACGAGGCCTGAGTTACAGCTGCTCCCGAGGGGTCAGCGGCGGGTGCGGCCCGTTCCGACCCGGTATCAACAGGAATACCGCCAGGCACCCAAAGCTGTCGCAACTTTGCGTCGCGTTCTGAATCATCAGCGATCTGCTCGAGATACTTGTGCACCTCTGACACCGACCTTTGGCACCATTCCGCGAAGCGCGCGATCGCCACAGCATAGCCAATCGGGTCATCAGCGGAATTGACAGATACATCGGTGCTTTCGTAGGCAGGGTAGGTCACGGGAGATACGTCGAAGAGGCGTGCCTCCTTGATGTCGAAGAGCGGCAGCATCTCGCCAGCATCCTCATCCGGCTCGGTACGCGCCTCCTTGACGATCTTGAACGCGAAGGACGACTGGGTGACATCACCGCGCTCGATGGAGGTGTAGAGGTCCTTGGCAACCTGTGTATCTGGCAAGTCGATCTCGTAGGCAAGACCAGTCTCGTCCTCCGAGAGCCTCAGCGTGCCAGCCTTGTTGCGGCCCAGCACGAAGTTGGGTTCGTGGTTGAAGAGGGCTCGAACGTCAGATTCCTTGATGGTCTTCTTGAATGTTCCAGAGCTGATCTTTTCGCGGAACATTCCCATGATGATGGTCTCGACGTCGAAGACCGCAGCGTGACCGATCAGTGTCGCACCGCTCCCGGCGTCACCGCGCATTTCGAAACCAGTAGGCAGGGTGCGGCGTTGTACGTCTAGTCTCACAGGGTCTCCTTTTCCTTTGTGATTCAGGGCCGGGCTTACGGCTGAGGTGTTTCTGGAGGAGCCTTCGGCGGTTCCGGAGGAACCTTCTCGGGCACCAGCAGCGAGCCGTCTGGCCCAATGGGGGCGTATGTGCTATTCATGTAGTGCTCGTTACCGCCGTCATACGGGTTGAGGTCCTCTCGTGCGCGGATCTCATTCGGGGAGAGCGCACCGTTGTTGAGTAGGGCTGTGTAGAGAGCAGAGCGGGCCGCGGAGTCGCCACGCTTCAGACCCTCGAGGCTGAACTTGACGCGCCAATCGAAGTTCGCGTCCCGAGCGTTCGACAGCGCCCACTCACGCACGAGCGGTCGTAATGCTGATTCGAGGCGGTTGACCCAAGGACTTAGGGTGATGGTGGCAAACTGCATGTACTGTTGTTCGATGTTGCTGTAGGTGGCTTTGGAGAGATCGCCCAGAAGGTGCGGCGGAATGCGGAACCAGCGGGCAACCTCAGCAACGTTGAACTCTTTGGTCTGGAGGAACTGCGCGTCCTCATTACTCATGGTCAGTGTGGTCACGGTCTTCGCGCCGCCCAACACGGCGGTCTTGTGGGAATTCTGTCCGGAGTGCAGCTTGTCCATGCGGCTGGCAATGCTCTCGGCAACCGTGTCGTCAATGGGCTCGTCGGACGTCACAAGCACTCTGGGGGTAGCGGCGTTGGCCCACAGCAGATGGCCGTGCCTCTCCACAGCCAAAGCGCCGCCCAACATCTGGCGCGCATAGCTGACAACGGACATCCCTCTCATCTCACCGGGCAGGGTAAGGCCCTTGACCATCAGGAAGTCGTCGTTCGGGTATGTCTCGCTGCCCTTCGTGAACCAGCGCCTGCTTTTGGAATCCCGATCCACTTCTACAGCGCGGGGATCCTGCAGCCACAGCTCTTGCGTGGTGCCCGCCTTATCACGAACCCGGTAGGCGAAGAGGTTACCTTCTAGAAGCAGACCCACCATGCCACTACTGATGAAGGTCATCCAGTCATCCTCGGAGTTGACATCCTCGGTCCACTTCGGATTCGGGCGGGGGTAACGAGCGTTGGGGTAGCGGGCAATGGTGTAAACTGGCAGTGTGCCGAGCACCTCTGAAATAGTATTCACGGCGGCGAATACCGCCGAGACACCCAGAGCCGTCTCGTCACCGACAGCGACGCCCGCGTCTGTCATAGCGCCGCCACCCGACCAAAACATGCCGGGATCCTGCGCCGGATGCGAGTCCGCCGTCTTGAACCAGTTCAGCGTGGGCCATGCCCGCTTGAACAGTGTCAACGCTTAGCCTCGATAAGCTGAGCGACGACCATAGCGGCCAGGCCGCCACCGATGTACGCAGCTGGTAGGCCAAGCAGGTACATGCCGTAGCAGAGAGCCGCAATTCCCGCGACCTCCACTACGTATGCCACAATGTTACGAAGCCTCTGCATTCGCATCCTCGCCTGGTATGTAAAGGGTCATGCCACCCTTCTTTGGCACATCTTCTGTGAACGTGGCCCGTTCCAGCGCCACAACAGCTGCCACGATGCCGTCCATCTTGTCCTCGGCCTTGGACTTATCCGGTCGGATATTCCCCGAGGCGTCCGTCCGCACGATAGCGTTGTCCGCCATCCACGCTAACACCGGATGGCCGCCGTGGTTGATCTTGGATTCGGCAAGCAACCGCTCGAAAAGCTTGGAGGGCTCGCTCATGGTCTGCGGGCTCTGGCGGCAGACACTCACCATGACCCCCTCATCCTCTAGCTGGCCGGACATCTGCTTCATGCGCCAGGGGTCGTAACCGAGATCCTTCATATCGAAGTACTCGTTGTCATCCAGGATGTCCTGTTTGATCTTTTCGTGGCTGGTGATGTCGCCCGGGTGCACCTCGATGAAGTCCTGATCTGCCCAGCGCCGGAACTGCGCCTCGGACTTCGGCCGCTTCCCCAGTGCCGCTTCCGGCAGGTAGAGCTTGACGACGAGGTCGTAACCATTGCCACGCGGGTCATCCGGGAGCCACGGGAACAGCTTGGCATAGGCGGCGAAGTCGTCTGACTCGCCGAGGTCCACGCCCGCGTAGCACTCACGGCCCGCGAACTCCTTGCGCAGGGCCTCCTCCGTGAGCGGCAACATGCCACCGCACTGCTTCCAGTGCAGCATGTTGATCCACTTCCGCTCCCCGGCAACCCATTGATTGAGTCGCAGGCGGCGGAAGTTCAGCTCGGCGCTGGGGATACCCTTGGCCTTGGCCGCACTGGACCGGAACTTCTCGATGTCGATGACGCCGGTACGGAGGGCGGGGTTAGCGTCAATCCAAACTTGCTCGTCCCAGATGTTGGCTTCATCGGCAGCAGCATAGATGGTGGCGTGGAAGCTCGCAATGGCGTCCGTGCCATCGATGATACGCCGCGCCTGCTCATGCCACTCCCAGCAGACCCCCATACGAGAGCCGCCCGCCGTGGTGATGATGCACAGCAAGGGTTGGTCGCGGGTCGCCATACCTTCGTCAATGACCGCCAGCAAATCACCATTCCGATGACGGTGAAGCTCGTCGACAACGGCGGCCGAGGGGTTGATGCCATCGTTGTAGTTGGCGTCAGCAGAGAGGGCTTGGAAGAAGGACTCGGTGCTGGGCACGTAGATACGCCTGTCGCGGTCGTACAGATATTCCTTGCCGCGCTTATCCGTCACCATCTTCAGCAGACGCGGCGACTTACGAATCATGCTGGAGAGAATGCGGTAGGTCATGGCGGCCTGCTCGCGTGTAGCGGCTGCAGAGTAGACCTCCGCGCCATACTCGCCCTCGTCGAAGAGCATCTTGGCGAGTACACCAGCAATCATTGTCGTCTTACCGTTCTTCTTGGGCACCTCGAGATAGGTCGTGTTGTACCGCCGCTTGCCGTCAGGACGCAACGTGCCGAAGACCTCTCGCAGCCATTTCTCCTGCCAGGGGTCGGGAACGAAGACTGCGTTGGCGTACACGCCGGCGACATGATGCAGTCGGAGCCGGAAGAAGTTGACCGCTCGCTGCCCCGGGTCCACCTTACTCTGAGGCATCAAGGTCGGAGTCATCGTCTGGCGCTTCGGGCTCTAGGAACCCGATACGCTTGCGCGTGCCGGGAGAGAGGCCGAACTCCATGCGATACCGCTGCATCTGAGCGCGGTATTGGTTGAGGGTGGCCGTCACCGGGTGTCTGACTTCCTGATCCTGTGCGCCCTTGATGGTGTATCCATCCCGGGAGATGATGCGCTCGCACTCGCGTAGGCGGGCGTGGCACATGCACATGTCGATGGCTGCTGTGACGTCGCAACGCGAGAGCTCACCGCGATCGATGAGGTCCTCTACAGTCAGGAGCCACTCCTGGGCAGCGTCGAGTTGTATCTGATGATCACCGCCTAGCAGCGCGCGCCAATCCGGTTCTTTTGGCCGGCACGGCGGCTGCTTCTGTTCCTTTGGAGCTTTCGTATCCACGTTATCACCGCGTACCACGCTCAGTTTCGCGTTCGGAAGGGGACCTCTGGCTCCCATAGCGTGTCCTTTCCACTCGTGACGTTCACAGTTTCGTACAGGTTTCTGGACGCCATTGGTACTTCAGAATGTATCCGTTTGGAGGCACTTTCCGTAACCATAGCCTCGGGACGGTCCATTTCCGGAAACTTTGCGAACCGCAAATCACGGCCCCTGGCGCGGGCGCCAGCCCCCGGCTTTGTTGTGATTTAGTGCCCCCCCACACTCCAAACCCCTGTTTTGAGTGTTTGGAGCGGCGCAACACACCAAACCCCGCGCCGAGTTTGCACTCTTGCGAGCGTGCAAAGCCACAATACCCGGGGTTTGCACGCAAATTGTTGATTTGCTTTCATTCCCTGTTTTGCTTTCATTCCCTGTTTTGCTTACAAACCCGGGGGCAGGGGCAGGCACAAGGCAGGGGCACGAGGCAGGCACAAGGCAGGGGCAGGGGGCAGGGGGCAGGGGCAGGAGCAGGAGCAGGAGCAGGAGCAAACCCCGGGAACATGCCCGCAAACGTATCGAATCGGGCGGCCCGGGCGGCCGCAAGTTCGAGCCTACAAACACAAAACACCTGCAAATATACCCCTATTTGAAAACAGCCCGAAAAGTGGTCTATTTGCAGGGACAAAACACAAAGTACCTGCAAACAATACCTATAGGGGTATCCGGGCGGCCCGGTAGTCTCCAATCGGGCAGCCCACGCCTAGCAGCGCAAACAAGGGTTTACACACTCTAATGCTGATAAAGCGTATGCAGGACGCTAGCGGGGTAAAACGGCGCGCGTACCCCTCCAAGGTGTACCCCTATTCGACTCCGCTAGAATGGCCGCCCTGCCCCGTTTGTGTAGCTCCCACGGTGTGCGCAGGGGTATACAGTCTGCCGGGCTTCGTCGCGCCGAGCGAGGTCAGACCACAAAGCCTTGCGTGGTCAATCTGTCGACGCTATGCGATCAAAGCCCGGGCTGCCCAATTCGAGACTATGGCGCCGCTTTGTAAACGGGAGTTGACATAGCTTCCAAGGTGTGCGCTTAATGCTTTCAGCCGCCCCGTGGGGGCAGCCCGACTTGCAGGAGCGCGGAGTTTACAGGATGACCAAAGCCCGTGGCGCGAAGGATTCGCGCCGCGCGGGAGTTTGCTTAGGCCCGCGCGTGAACCTACTCGAATCGGCAGTTCGAGACATAGAGTCTGTCACGCCGATAGCTCCGCTCGACTAAGCAAACCCCGAGCACACAAACGGCAAAGCCCGACGTTGTTACGTTCAGACACTCGGGGGCCGGGAGTACAGAAGGGATTCAAGAAAAGTCGTGCGCCGTCGTGCCCGGGGTTCACTTGTGCCCGTGCACGTCGCAACGCACGACATAGCGCGCGCCTACCGTCACGGGCCGCGCGGCGGCCACTTGAAAACCCTTCCAAGTTGGCTACCGCGCAAACCCCGAACGGGGCCGCGCGCGACACTCGGGCTTCGGCAGTCCATACCCGCGAA